AAAAAAAAAAAAATAAAATTGTATAGTATTGGTTACGGTACTATACACCCGCCCACGTATCCTTGGCTTTCGCCTCACACTTTGCCACCACAGCTAAATGACTACTTGGTTTATCCTGCTCATTTATATAGCGCAACGACCTTTGCGCCCCTGTATTATCCCGCAATTACGCTGGTTCGGTTATTACGAAAGGGTTGGTTAGCGGAGCCAACTCGCATGATGTTATCGCTCCATGCTCAAAGCGGGGAATTACTTACTATTGGGTGATATTCTACATATTAATGACCCCGTTACCCACGGAGGTCAAATATACTCATATCATTTTTTTAACATTGTACTTGGACGAATTTGAGATGTAAGTTTTGATAAAAGATCTGAAGTTGACTGTTTGGGTTTTAAGTCCTTAGATAATTCCTGAATTAATGCCCAGCCGTATTCACAACTACTATATCTATCCTTACGCATACCCGGCTTTTCTTTAACCTTAACCAAACCATTTGAAGTATCATGCGTAAGATTAATTAATTCATCTATCAAAAATGTTGTCTGAATATACGGAAGTTTCAATTTAGCTTGCTGAATCTCAGTAAGCTTAGAATATCCTTTAATTTTTGATAATTTATCTTCAATTAAACTATCGCTAATTAATAAATTGATATATCCGTTTTGAAATCCCGCCCTTAACGATAAACACATATCATTATTACTTCGGGCATTTGCTTTAATGGCATATATTACCTTTGGAGCGTTTTTAACCTTACACCTGTCTTCTAAATCGGGATTATTCATTACATTTAATGCTCCATATGTTTCATTGTATACAGGGTCATATCTATCTGATCCCATAATATAATCTAAGACAGCTTGTCCAATTCCGTTTGCATCAATTGCAATATAATCACAATCGTATTGATAGAACCTTCGCAAAGTTTCCAATCCGAGTTCTTCGGTTGTTAAACCTTCACACGTATCAATATTGACTAGATTATCTATATAATCATTGGTGCTTGTTGGAATTGCAGAATGAATTATAAAAGCACTAGCATCATTATCATGTTTTTTTGAAGCCAATAATGCTATATCCAATGATAATATTCTTAATTCATCATTTTGTTTAGGTGGAACTTTTGTATTAGTATCTCTGTAGTAGTCTAACCCTCTCAAGCTATCAGCAATAATTCGTCTATCGTTCAATGTCTTAAAATCAAATAATGCGTCTTCAGCGGAACCATAAAACAATCCCTCGCGTTCCATCATAAATGTTATATCCGAAAAAGTTGCCTCTGACATTTCATTCTCAATCTGCTGCTTCATTAATAACCCTTCTTTGATACTCAAAGTATAAGGGAGATCGCAGACGAAATAGTTAAGTCTCGGATCTAGCATATTCGCAGTATATGCTTTTACTTTTTCAAACATTTCCGACGCAGAGAAAAAAGCAGAACTAAGATAGAATATTTTATTCATCTCTTGTAAATGAGCGTATTCCGGTTTGCTTAAATATCCGGGCTGTCTAGGAGTACCATTCATGGGAGCTAGGATCGTATCAACTATTTTCTGGGGAACAAGTCTGCTTTCGTCTATAAGTAGTATATTACTTCTAGCTCCACGGCTTGATTCTCCTGCAACTACGACTCTAATATATGAACCATTCTTGAAATATACAAAACAGTCATTTTGACCAGTACTTGTTTTACTTATTTCATTACGAAGTAATGCAGAATGTTGCATAAAATCATCAGTAATCTTAAGAATGATTTCTTTACCCTGCTTAAAAGTATAGGAGCAAGCAACAATTTTAGTACCGGGATACAGTATGCATCTACAAACTCCAAACAAAGCTACTAAATAGGTTTTACCAAGCGATCTTGCAGCTATAAAATAAAATGCATCAAAATGCATCATTGCCCATATTAGTATTTTTTGGAATAGTTTTAGTTTAATATTTAAGAATTCTTCACAAAATCTTTGTGGATTGGCCCGATAATAAGCGCAACGTTCGGCTATGGTATTCATTATCTGATCCGTTTTGTCTTGAATGATTTCTTGATCAGTAAGTTTTTTATCCTTAGCCATTTCAATCACCGCCTTCGGTACCAAATAATCTTTCGTATACCTCGTCAGCGGAACCTTCATCAGAATACTCTGGCTTATTTACCGTATATTTTGCTATTTCTTCTTCATATTCTTTCGTAAATACGTTGGCTTTTAATCCTAAAGCTTTAGAAAGCCATCCTGTAAACCAAACCCTTATGTACTTTCCTATACCATCAACATCTTGAAATTCTGGTGACGCTTCAGGAATTGGTTTATCTTCTTCCCAACGCTCTATCAGTTGACCAAAGGTTAAACTATCTGTAGCAGCATTTGAAATATTCTGCCGGGGTTGTAAATTGGCTCCAGCCATTAATTTATCTAATGAGTCATCGAGTTTAGTTGTATCTAAACCATTCTTCTCAGCTTTCCAAATGTCTAATAATTTATGACAAATGCGCACCACGTATGTTTGTTGAGATTTTGAATCGACTTGAGTTCTTGCACACCAATCATCATATTGATCTTGTAAATACAGATATTCTTCATTGGTAAAACCATTGCCAAATAACTTGATTATTTCCTTGCGAGGTTTACGTTTAGATAATTGCAGAGTTTCATCATTATCTTCTGAACCGAAATCAGAGTCCTTCCAACGAAGATTTTTATATTGTTCTAGCGATTTAACCATTGTAAGCATATGTTGATATGCGGTGCTCCGGTTTTTCTCACCCATCTTTTCGGATACGGATTTTAATGCGCTCTGATATAAAGGCTCTAAAAAAGGAAGATCGAGTTTGTGAAAAACATCAATTGTTTTTTCACGATTATCTACATAGACCTTTTCTGTTTTGTCGTAATCACAAGCTTCAGCAATTAGACATTTTTTACATACGGGATATAATCCGCTGGCATATCTATTATCATTATAAAAAGCATCTGTAGAATGAAATTCATTACATTTATGACAATAATATACATTGCCATCTATTATCCTGTTATAATCACGAGCCAGATCTAAATAAGCGTTGCGTACATTTGCTACACCAAGTTTTCTAATTTCTGACTCGCTTTTTGGTTGAATAAGCCTAGCCATATTTTCTCCTTTTAATCGTCAAAAATAAAAGAGATAGAAGAGTGCAAGCGAGTAACCACATCACAAGGCTCATGACTTCCATGCGTCTTCTATATCATCTACAACGCGCTTTCTCCAAGGTACGATCTTGGAACCTCACGATTAACAGTCGTGTGCTCTACCAATTGAGCTAAGAAAGCATAACTGGGCTCCTCGCCCATTTACCGTGTATCCTTTACTTATCACGGTCGTTTCTAAAGCAAATGCTGTCTAAAAGAATCGAACTTTTAACCTGCTGATTACAAATCAGCTGCTCTGCCAATTGAGCCAAGACAGCAAAAAGGGATAGAGCGTCCTCTATCCCTACAATAATCCGTCGATCAAATATACTCATAAGTACTTCCTACATCTCGGATACTGAGAGAGTTTTCGTTATAAGCTGTATTGATGCCCTATAGGCAAAATTTGACACAAAAGTCCACAAAACAATATATTAATTACACGAGAAAATATTTCGGAAAGGAGGTAGCTATGTACATTATGCTCATAGCCCCTTCGATTTGCGGATGTATTTGTTATCTTGCACACATAGTGCTTAAATGGCATACAATCAACGTTATCTGCAAGTGTCCTAAATTGTCAGATAAAAAAGTCGAAAATATTGCCAAAATGATCAAATCATTCGGATTTCGGAGAATAACCACCTAAAGGTATATTTTCTCCTTTTAGTCACAGAGAGGCGTAGCAATACGTCTCTCTAATTTAACATTACTGGGTATAAAGCTTTAATGCCTTTATCCTCTACGATACAAACCATCTGAGAGGGCTTGCTATATAAACGTTTTTGTATTTCGTAGTTTCCGCAAGCACCTACAAAGCTGCCACTACGTATCAGTTTTACATCGTTTATATCATCATATGTACAATGATGAAGATGTCCAAATAAAACTCCAGTAGGCTTGTGTCCTAAAAACATACATAATTTATTTAAGCCATTTTCAGAGTACGCATCATAATCTCCATGACAAAGTATAAATTCATTCCCTCGAACTACAATGCTTCCAATTGTAGCGTCATATTTTCTATCTATGAACCCGATATTAGTTAAATGTTCAAGTTTTGCAGCCATATACCAAGTAATGAGGTCGTCTAAACGCTCATCTCTTAAACAAGAATCTTTCAATCCAATCCTCGAATGATTCCCGGGTACATCGGCAATATATACATTTTCAAAATGACAACTAAGTTCATATGCAAATGCCGAAATTGCTTCAGCTGCCATCTGAACTTGTTGTATTACATTTTCTCTGTTTTCCAATTGAACCGTGGGATGAATATTTCCAGAGATTTCGTCTCCAAGTAGACAGAGATATATGTTCTGTGAATGATGTAATCTTTGAATTCTGATAATTTCAACAATATAATCACAAAGTCTCTTCTTAGCTATATCAGAATTATAGATGCCAAAATTTGTCATCACATCCATGCCTAAATGAAGATCAGATAAACATGCAATTATATCATTACCGTTATCTTCAAGCTTAATAGACTGTGGCTTAAAAGTATTTATGCCATTAGTTCTAATAAGCTGCTCAAGTATTGCGAAATTCTCTTCGGCTCGTGCATTTTCACGACTTATTTTTCGAAGAGCAAGTCTTTCATCGCTAAGCTTTTGCTTTTCTTTTCGAATATTATCCATTTGCTCAGCAAAGAGAGTAGGAGTATTAGTAAGTCTCTTAGATTCCGTATAGCTCTTTATAAATGCACCGCCAAATGGCTTAGCATTTGCCTTACGTAAACAATCTGTTGAAATAGGAAGACTATATTTATTTCTTATTTCTTCCCAATCTAAATCTAAATCTCCGTTAACTTTATCTTGTATATCTTTAATACAGGCTTCATACTGATCAACGGTAAGCCCCATTTTTTGAATCTCTTCTATAAAATCCAATGGATAGTCCTCCTTTTATATCTCATATATATAACGAAACTGCGCCATGATCCACAGGACGTAAACCACGACGCAGGCAAGAAATAATCGCTATTAAATTACAAAATCTCATCTAATTTACAATCAATGCCAATTATCTTATCTACCACTCCGAGTTCTTTGGCTTCATCAGCATACATCCATAATTCGCTGGTATATACTGAATCATAATATTCATCCGACATGAGAGTATGATTCATAACGTTTTGTTTAAAACGTTCTTCCATCTTGTCATAGAAATCTATGGTATTCTTGAATTTGCTTGTACTATTAGATATTTCAAGTTCTCCTTCATGTTGAAGGAAAGTCGAATTTTCAAAAGCAATCCTTTCTGGACATGCCACATATATGTGATATGCAGCCGAAGCCACCATATCAAAAGCTACAGCCACAATTGGTGTTTCAGAACTTTCTATCAGAGAGCAGAACTGTCCTGCAATAAATGCGTCACCACCAATTGAATTAATGTATAACTTTATTTTTTGACGTTTCTTTTTAGGAATATCAATATCCTCACGATTCCATTTGAGGATATATAACATACAATTCTCAATTAAAGAATCATTTATCTCGTCGTTTATAACTATAATTCTATTTTCTAAATTTTCCTCGAATAATTGATCATATGGAGATGTATTATCATTCGTTAAATATACAGAAGACATAATGATACCTCATACTATTTTGAAAAACTCTTTACTTCTTTCACAACTCTTGTTTGTACATACTTTGATATTTGTATTTTCAATCTGTTTTAAAATGTGTCCACAAAACGGGCATCTTTTTGGTGCAGACCAAGATTTATTTTCAAAAGACTGACGAGATCCTTGATCTATATTATGTATTCGAACTATCTCCATCCTTTTAATCCTTTCACAATATGTTGTGGTGTTTTAATTATTGTGTTCTACATCCATATATACGAACGTTAGTCATTTTCAAAAAACAGTCTCTAAAGCTAGTATTTATGCGGTTTCCGAAAAATTGGCTTTCGAACGCTTTTCCGCTCTATTTTTCTTCATCCTATACCTAGCTTTTGCTCGATCTATCTCTTCGGCATGTTCCTTACAACAATACAGGGAAGAGTGATCGTGTTCACCTTTAACCTTAAAAAGCTTTCCACAGTAATGACAAAACTGCCATCCTTTATCTTTTTTTGTATACGCTATATATTGATTACCAAAGGATTTCTCCAATGTAACCGCTATAGCAGTAGGAGAATCTTCATGAAGTTCTACTTTATATCCAGATTGACCAATAATATGATTTAGCTGTAAAAGTCCTTGTTGACTTAAATAATATATTAAACGATGCTTTTCGCGTACCGGCATATGGAGATTTGCCAACTTGAATATTTCCGAATCTCTAAAATTTACCCAGCCCGAACTATACGGATATAGTTTAGCCAGCACATAAAAAGTAAACAGAAGCTTCTTCTGGTTATTATCTTCGGCTTTGTTTATAATTGCGAGCTCTGCTACCGTAATATTAATCTGCTCTAATTCTCTTAAAGGTAACAGCTCACCCTTTAATCCTTTTTTACACATACGATATGTGAAATCAGCAAATTCCCATTCCTCATATAAAACCACCGAAAAATTAAATTCTGCCATTTTATCAAGAATAAAACGTTGAAATTTCTTCGGCTTTTCATTTTGAAACTCAGTCATATAATATCTAATCAGATACTTGATCAAAGATTTTATATTTCTTATTTCGTCTTTATTCTTGTTATTTATGATATCTTCAATCCACTTACGTTCGTTAAATCTCACCATAGGTCATTTTCTCCAATCTTTGAACAATTACCTTGCCAACACAATCCCACATAAACTGACGGTTATAGCCATGTTTATAACAAAGGTCTAAAATAATGTCTGTACGCTCGTCAGCATCAGGGCATATCTCTAAGGCTTCGTGAGCAAAAAATCTCTTCAATTGATTTTTTCTTTTTATACTTGAATCCAAAGCAGCATTTGAATTATCCGCTTCGGACTTCATCATCTTAAGCGCATCAACATATTCGAAGCATAATCTCTTCAGCTGAGATATATGCTCATCAGATACATTAGCTTCAGATTTCAAGAATGAGTACTTAAACTTGCCTTTAGTCTTAACTTCAGTCACATACCCCTTAAATTGATTTTCTATATACCAGCAAATGCGATTCATGGCACATTTACCAATACCAAAAGGAGATTTTGCAGCATAGTACTCTAAAAGTTTCTGATCTTTCCCTAATCTATCTATGTCATTATTTAATTCATGCCACGCATCTTTCTGAGATTGAACTTTATATTTTCTGTTCTCCTTACCATAATCATCATAAACATATGTCATGAAATACGGTTTCTTTTCAGCACAAACAGATTGTAAAAATGAATCGTTATTACAAGCCTTATAATCGTACCAATATTTTGGCATCGGTTTTGCAATAATCCCTTTTAAGCGATCCACCTCATTCTGTTGATGGAGTTGTCCACAAGCTATTCGATATTCAAGTTCTTTATATTCCTTTGACCCTGGTTCAAAATGACTTTGAACTTCCATCATGGTTGTTACTCTATTTGTTATAGTGCCAACCTTGTTTCCCATACCATCACGATTTGTTTTAATAATATCTTCCTCAGTAGGCACAATTTTATCTACATTTCTTTGGATACAAATTATTGCCGGCAACTTTCTATGACATCTTAAAAGCACTCTATTGTTAGTTGAGAGTACTAAATCCCCATCGTTATCTGCCCCATTGAGACTTTGACATGTGGTATCAAAACTATTAATGATTAATATAGTCTTCATGTATTGATACCAATAATTAACCCGATCATTATTGATAACTGTAGAACGGCGAATATTATTATGAACAGTCATGGGGCTACGAAATAATAAAACCTCGTCAATTTTTTTATCTGACCAATACTTCGAATATATTTCATTGGCTCCAAGTAACCCTGTCACTTCAAGACCACAGATATGTTGCATCAGTGCAAAAGGATCACCGGAAATAACTTGATAATTTCCTTCAACGTATAATTTACCTATCTTTGCTCCATCTATCTTTTTACGAATCATCCGGTGAACAGAATCAATAATAAAAGGATCGTTCATCATTTTCGGGGACACACGGAGAGCATGTTGCCACGTATAATTCTCTATATTGCCATTTAAGCCTAAAAACTTTACGGTTTGAGCATAGTCACCACACATGGAATCCTTAAGAAACTTTACTGTAGGAGCACAAAGTTCCTCGATATCTTCATCTGTGAAATCATAAGATTGCAGATATTGGTAATTAACCATGTGTTGATCTTCAAGTTCAGCAGGAGATATCTTTGTCACCGCAAAACTATACCCACTCTTGTGATATGCTTGGATATAATCCTCAACACTGTCATAAGCATTCCATAATTTAAAAACGGATTCGGTGAGAATAAGTTCCGCATCTCTGAGATCCTTATCCTGTCCCCAAATATCCTTAACAACATAATTTCCGTCATTGTATTGCTCCGCAAATTCCTTGATAGGAAAGGCATACATCATCCCTTTAAGCCATGCATTACGAAGACATACACCGCCTGTCACATAATCCAGACCTAAATCGTCAGAAATACGACGCATATAATCAATACTACAGAGGCAAAAACCATCACTTGCATTATTTTCCAACTCCTCATCTTTTAATAATTCCATTTTTGGTTCAAGGTCGTCTCCACTATCATCAATCATAATTACATCTTCTTTAATATGCGTATGACAATCCGAAACAACAATAATGCCGTGTGGATCACCGATAGGTTGAGAAGCAGAGCAAGTAAGTGATTTATATGCTTCTAACTTTGCCGGAATAATCTTAATATCCATTTTACGACCGCAATTACATCTACGGTTAAGTTCATCCAGAATATCCACATTAGCAAATATCACAGTATTGTTTTTAAGGCCGCTAGCAGTTCCAACAAAGCGTTTAAATGTTACTCCGTTAACTTTTATACCCTCTGGTCTTAAAACCTCTCTAAACGCACGAGAAGACCCTTGAGAGACGACTACAATGAGAAGATACTTGTCAAATTCGATTTTGCTTATATCTTCTTGCAAAATATCTGCAATTAGCCTAAAAGTTTGCGACTCAAACAGAGAAACAACCTCGTTTCTCAAAAAAGCATTACGTTTAGTTATATGCAGATCCCAATTTGAATACTTTAATTTCTTCGTCTCAATTTTAAATATGTCATATTGAGGTACGTTTATACCAGCCAAGATTATCTCCTTATGATTGAATCATCCATTGTCCGGGTTTCTCTTCAATTATCAAATTGTAGCAGCAAAAGCGGAATTCACCGTCTAATTTAGCAAAAATATGCGGATCACGATCTTTGCTTTGAACACACGTTACTCTAAATTTTTCTTTTTCTTCATTCCAATCCTTTATAAATGCCTGATAGCGACCATCATTATATACGGCAAATATAGCTGAGTCAGGGCATTCATGTTTAAAAAGCATTGCAGAGCAAAATTCTCCCACATCCTCATCTGTTTCTAAGACAAGATATGCCGATTGTCCACACCCGCATTCGCATTTGGGAGCTTGTAAGAAACTACGATAGCGGTTTAATCCATACATAGGGTAGTTATTAATTATAAGATTAGATGTAACCATTGAGTAATTCCTCCCTTGTTATAACATTACCAAAATCACTTAAATCAAACGGAACGAGTTTATTATTATATATACATTTGATTGCAGAGTAGAATAAATCCTGAAGTTCATCATATTCTGCAATAACCTCAAGTCGGTTATTTACTTTGCCTAAATTCTTCTGCTTAAGATATGCATCTGTGTAGTAACTAAACGGCACACGATCTATTTCTTCCATTTTTGCTATAACATCACTAAGCATTTTACCGTATTTTTCGCCCTCATATCCGAAATCCGGCATCATTTCCTTAAGAGTATCAGTTGCGTCCTTGATGAATTCTGCTTTTTCTTTGTCGAGTAATACCTTACCCTCGTTATAACCGTCCATACGAGCGGAGAGGAGAAGGAGATCGTCATTAAACTTAGTTTCAAGTTCGCCAATTTTTGTTTTCAGATTATTATAATTATCAAGCAGATCGTTATATTGTTGTACAGTAATAACCAATGCTTTCTCGCATTTGAGAAAATATCTACGAGCAGCTTTACCTTTTTCACTTCTTGCCGCAAGAGCAATATCTTTAGCAACATCCAATGAAATTTTATAATCTACACTTGGACGACCACCTTGTGAGTTTTCGCCATTATGGCGAAAAGCCCAAAAATCAACGTTTTCTTCAAGCACCGGATTATTAATCAAATTATCATTACACCATCTTGCATAGTGCGTCGAATCATACTCTAAGAAATCATAAAGGTCTTTAGCAGATACCATGTTCTCATCATCTACCTTTAAAGCAATTTCAATAGGTGTCTTATCTTTTGCTTTTTCATCAACAGTTACATTAATAATCTCATTCATTGACATATGCTCCTTTCATAATAATTCTGTTTCGATTATAACCTTGAGTTTTAATTGTGTCAATCTAAAAGGCTAAATCAATCCATTTCTGCGGAATTTCCGTATTCCTGGCGGTTTTACGGATAATCAGTTCAATATAGGCGGCTCGTGCCTGTTCAATATCAATTGGTTCGGGCATCTCGACCTCGGTTATTGACCAGACCTTCCAATACTTCTTAATAGGGTAGAAATCCGATCCAAAGTCAATTCGGTAGTATATTTCATCTATACTTCGTTGTAATGCGCTCATAATATCTAAATTTTCTAAAATCAGCTTAATAACGGCCTTTTGATACAATTTTCGTAGCTTTTTGTTCTTAAAAATAATAAATTGAAGCTGTTTTCCGCTAATTTTAGAGGAAATATGGTACTTTTTATTAATAAGATTACATACTTTTTCCTCTATTGCCTGTATTTGATCATCAAATCCTTCGGCATAACCAATATATTTGATCCTGTCGGGCTGAGATAAAAAGGCATAAGCCGTATTATATGTAATCAGATTATCCTTTTGCAGTTTATTCAAACTCGTTTTTATATTATCAGAAACAAATTCACCGACCCTTTTTATCCATTTACGGAATTTACGCAGCTCATCCGCATCCATTTCAAATACATCATCATTATCATATAAATTTTTAAGCGTTTCTATATTCAAAATGTGCAATGTGTCACACATAAGTTTAGTCATACTCTGATTTTCTACAAATTCTTTATATATACATTGATGTATATAGGGGAGATATATATCCATATTTGCATGGTTGTTGCTACCCCGGGAATTATTTTGAGGAGCGGGATGGATTTGATCAATTATAATCTTATATCCTTCAGTGTGATAATCGAATTGTAATCGCCACTGTTTCATTTGAGCCTTTTTTGAATTGCCGCCATAAACGTTTTCTCCTAAATATTGGCAGAGTTCTTTATAATTCTTAAAGGTTTGTCCAGTTTGTACCATGTATAATCTCCTGCTAAAATGTTGAACATTTAAAACCAACATAGTATTTATTACTAAAGTAATAATATATATATTAAATAATATATGAGTAAATAATATACTTATATAACTATATATAATAATATAATATATTTATATATTATATATATTAATGTCACTTCTCAATGTTCAACATTCGCTAATAGTGCGGGTTTGCGAGGTGTCAAAATGTTGAACAATCAGAAGTAACGTATCTGAAATTATCCTATCATTCACTTTCAAATGTGTCAATCGCACCAACTCGCTCTGGATAGGGATCTGGAGAGAGGGAGAGCGGATTTTTTCTTTTTAAATTTATATAGGATAGAGCTGCGGAGAAGCGCGAAATTAGGGGGTTTGGAGCGATATTTGGGGCGATGGAGCGGATTTTAAGAAAAGGTGCGGAAAATAGGGGTTGGTGTGGAGATGAAACAGCTTCTGGCGATTTTCAAAAAATTAACTACAAATCCGCTAAAACCACGCCCCTCCACCGGCACAAAAGCCGATCATGGCTCTCCTCAAAGGTGTTGAAAATGGGCATTTTCAGCACCGTCCGAGGTCGGTGGTAATGTGTTCTCAAGCTCAGCAAGACCGAGCGACACAAAATTTATCTTTGGTTAATGCTAAACCATAAAGCATAGGAGGTATAATATGATTAACTTCAAAAACGCGAAATCTACTGTATCGGCTGATAACAAAGTAACATTCTGTGGATTAACCTATATGGTTACTGACTCAGATGCAGAAAAGCTGAAGGGCATACTGGATGGTATGGTATCCATGTACGGTAATCAGAAGTCATCACCGAAGAAGGAGAAGGAGTATACTCCGAAGGATATCACCGTTAACATGAGTGCAACCGGAAAAAAGGTTACTCTGTCGGCATACGTCAAGAAGGATGTGTGGGAGATCCTAAAGCGTCGTTTTGAGTCTGTTGGTGGACAGTATGACAAGACGGTAAAGGTCATAACTTTCAAGACTACCAAAGATGCAGCTGCATTCGCAAAAAATAATACCGTAACTGCATCAGAGCGTGAAAAGCTCTGGAATGAGTGGAAAAACAAGTAATTCTTATCCGACCGAGATGGTCAAGGGCGGTGCAACTCCGCCCTTCGGATTTGGGTTGATAGTAATCCCTTAAAACTATCGTCTTTTTTAAGGTTTCAGATAATCCAAAATCTGTACGTCATGAGGTTCTCTCATGGCTTTATTTCCTACGGTTCGCCGTAATCCAAAACGGTATCAATAAAGGCGTGATATTCGAAGGTGTTATTGAAATGCCAAGATGTCATGTACCGTACAAAAATCACATACGTCATGTCGCCGGATAAAGTAGCAGATACACCGACTGTGAAATACCGGATTTGTTTAAGGCTCACGGGTCGTGGCGGTTCAAACCACAAAACACATGATTGCTGATTGGAGTACATCACATGATTGACAGGAACAGAGTAAATAACATCGCAGGGAGACAAGCGGGTCGCCGCCCGACCAAGTGTAGAGGTCAGCAACACGTATTACAAGGGCTTAGTGAATCACCTGTAATATGTGTGTTCCGAGGATAGGAGAGAAGAAAGTGGTTGCTCTAAGAGCGGAATAGTACACGAAAATATCTTACTTGGTAAAAATACAACAAGCCGATGGACACAGGCGGTTGTCAGAATGGTCTACAAACCCACGAGATACTGTCAGACGAGAGTATCAAATACCGAACGTTTTGCTTATTGTCGGTGCTGTATGGTAGTCGGATAAGTCCGTGGCAAGTAGTAGGTCATTGAGTAGCCATTCAAGGTGTAAGCCCTTGAGCGTAGGAGTCACGGTGATGTGAGTTCTGTAACCCGTATGGGGTGGTGAGGTCGAGAGTGGCAAGTCCCAACTGTCGTAAATCCTACAATTTATAGCCGTGAACGGTTACAGCGGTTCAACTCCGCACACGGCTTTATCCATAGGTGTAGTCATCCCTATGGTGTCCGCAACTTTTCTGAACACATGGAGTGGGAGAGGATTACGGTTCTCTTTTGCTTGCTTCGGATTATTGTGGGTGTCACCGTCAACCTATCACAACAGGAGGGTAATTATGTTTATTTCTACATCTCAGTGGGGATTTCCTCACGACATCATCACTTTGTATGAGCAAGGTTTTGAGAGTGCAATCTGCGCACTATCCAGCAAGTACGACTCACGGATAGAGCGTGTTAACACTTCAAGTGGGCTAAGGAGTGTTATTCAATTCGGTACGCCTGTAGTATGTACCTATCTGATGTAGGAGGCTAATCATGTCACGTATTTATTCCGCACTCAATGAGCGCACCAATGAAACTGTCGGTCTGTACCACAACGCTGCAAAGTCGCAGTATGAGATCATCATCCGTGGTGACCGCATCACCACAATAGTATGTCACTCACTCAATGTGGCATACGCGGAGTACAACAATGCACTCCGGTGATTTTACCCTATTGCACGAGGGAAAATTTTCAACAAAACAAGAAATGTATGAATTCATCCAAGAGGAGGTAAAAGAAAATGGGAATCTTAATAACAGTATTATTGTCACTGATAACTTCGGGAGAAATCAAGGCAACCGCAAGTCTGTATCCTGAAACCGCAATAGTGACGGACGTAAACGAAACCGAGGATTGTGTGATCGTAGAATGTAGCAACGGAAACCTGTTTCAGTTTTACGGCATCGAGGATTGGGCGGAGGGAGATATCTGCTCTATGCTCATGAGTGACAACGGAACCACAGAGGTAACAGATGATCAGATCCTATCCGTGAAGTATAGCGGATATGTAGAAGGGAGATAAGGTAAATGAAACTTTTTATCAAGGCAATTTACATTTATATCACAAAAGTAGAAACACGTAGAGGTATTCGCGCAGATCTTGAGTATCTACTTGAAAACGCAGAAGGGAGATAAGGTAAATGCGTAAGACGAGATCATGGAAACATAACGGAAAAGACCGTAAGCAGTACGGTAAGAGAGATCTCGAACGCTATCAGTCCGATTTCATGACGCTTGATGAGCATTTTCTCAAGGGAGAAGAGGAGGATGAGGACGATGTATAAGGTCTGTACAAAAAGCGAAATCATCGCATCATTTGATACCGTGATCGAAGCAATCGCATATTGCGTAAAAAATCATTGGATTTATCAGGATAACGGTATAACGGAAATGCTGGAGGTACGGTAATGGGATACGCAATAATCGCCGTACTTATAACCTCAGTAGTCGCAAGGGAGACGTATAAGGAGGTTAAGGAGTGGAAGGAGTAGGTTTTATTCTTTTCTTGCTCGGTGCAGCAGGAATGGACAGTAAAGGAAATGGGTTTTATGTAGCAGCCGGGTTTATAATCCTCGGCTGTTTTTTAATGTCAAGCAAGGGAATTTTGAAAGTCATAAATAGCAGAAGGGAGTTGTAAATGGTTGAAATAGTAAAGGACTATGGGGTTATTGGTAACAGAGGGACAACTAAGTTGATGCTCCGCAAGGTAAAATGGAATGGAGACGAGCCAACCTATGACATTCGTCCGTGGTATACAGACGAGGATGGAGATGAGCGGTATCTGAATGGACTTAGGTTATCCGACACCGAATTCCACACGCTCATAGCGAAAGGAGCGTTGGAATGACGGAAACCGAATTCAAGGCATACCGCAAACAGGCAAAGCAAGCTGCAATCACTTTATATGGCAAGTCTGTTGCGGAGCGTATAGGGAAAGCAACCACGGAGGGTGAGGTCAGTCGTATCCTTACCACGGCAAGGCATAATATGCCGGATTAAAAAAATAAGTTGACAAAATTAAAAGAAAGGAGTATATATGTATAACATCATCATAAAAAACATAACAACAGGAGAGTACGACACACCGGATACTACAGATCTTCTTCACAAGGGAGATATAATCTCCATAAACGGAGAAAAGTGGCAGGTAATAGGCGGAAAGGTATTGCCAACGAGAGGACAGAAATGACTTATATAACCAAAATGTTTTATGACTTTGAAAGTCTTACATTATATTTGAATAAATACAGAATCAAACCGGATGAGATAATAAAAATATCTGAAGGAAAAGACAAGATAACGTTGTTATATACTCAAACGACAATATTTCTGGATGAATACGACTATGGCTATTAAGGTAAATGATACCAAGTGGATTGTCATTGGAGCGACACCACGAGTGTGTCCAGCAAAGGAAGATGCGATGAAGTTGGTAAATAACGTAAGATACCGCATCATAAGCACAATAATTAAAAGGAGGGTATAGTGCGATGAACGAAAAGGAACTGATATACGAATATTTAAAGGGAATATCAAATACCCTTACAGAGTTAGTCGAGCAGATAGACGGGCTCGCCAGTGTCATATATGATTCAATGGAATATGATGAGGAGGTAGAGGAATGAAACACAGAAAATTTCGTGTCGGAACAAAAAAATGGAAGAAAACCGGACATAGGATAAAAGATTGGTATCTCAATACGTATGGGACATCAGGTAAGTCAATGTGGGAACGCAACGGTAAATAAAAGTCAGATTTCATAAGGAGAAAAATATGCCTTTACAAAAAGATAAAGATATTTGGAGAGAAGATTTAACGGAAGAAGAAAGAAAAGAGGCGAAACAAAAATTAAGGGAATACCTTGATACAATAAAAAATAAATGTAATAACATTTTTATAGGAGAAAAAAAGAAATGATAACAAAGAGAAAGTATGCAGAGGAAATCGCAACAAAGATTGGTGGAGAAGTACGGGAAGTCGAGAAAAACAACAGAGTAGTGTTTACGGGAATTCAGCGAAGAGAAGAAGGAACGAATATTTCTCCCGTGGTTTATATTGATGAGTTTTACGACAAGATAACGCCGATAGATGAGGCAGCTGCAAAGGTAGATGAGATCCTGAAGGCAAATGCTCAGCTGAGTATTGATGTCAATTTCATACTGAATTTTGAAAATGTTGAGCCGAAACTTAAGGCAAAACTTGTTAATGCAAAGACGAGTGCAGAAGTATTCCGGTCTGCGGCGAATGCAGGTTTTGACGACCTTATCATTATACCCTACATTGATGCGGTTGCCGATTTTGGTGAGGGTAAGGGAACCGTTACGGTGACTAATGGTATGTTAGAAAGGTGGAATAAGACCGCTGATGAGGTCATTAACATTGCACTTAAGAATTCTGCAAGCGAAGTCAGTATTAAGTCAATGAGAAAGATTCTCATAGAAATGGAAACTCCCGAGATATTTCTTCCGCCAAATGACAATCAGATGATTGTTATAAGTAATACAAATAAAATATACGGAGCTATTAGTGTCCTGTTTGCAACGGAGAGACTAAGAGAGATGTTCCCTAACGGATACATGATCCTTCCATCATCTATTCATGAGGTAATCGCAATCCCTCTTAATGACAGCGATATGGACGGTATGGTGCAGGACGTAAATGCCGGAGAGGTAGCTCCCGAGGAGCAGTTGGGCAACAAGGCATATAAATTCGCAGCATAAGGAGGATAGAGTAATGGATTACGGAACAGCAATTCAGCAGGGAATTAACATCGCTGCGAAGGCAATTCTGCGGAATATTAACGCAGATATGGATTACTGCGAAATTTGTGAAGTGATACAATCAATAATTAAAGACGGAGGTAATGAAAATGCATAATGTAATGGCTGAGGTAAATCCTTGTTACGAACTCTCACAGAATCTCGAAGATAACATAATCGAGGAAATGAAAAAACTCCTTGACGAGTATGACTACGAGTATGAGGATTTTGCCCTCCGGAAAATTGTCAGAAGATGGGCAAGTGAAAAGGGTAGAGTAATAAATACTCTTTCAAAACACCCAAATTGGAATCCCGAAAAGTTTCAGATCCAGTTTACCTCTGATTACAAGAGAGAAATAAATCTGGATCAGATAACGCGTTTCTTTAATTGGTGCGTAGACGCATATATCAAAAAGAACGAGATAAATACATTTATAAAGCCGTTTAACATGGCAGAAGTAGCTGAAATAAAAGAGCGTTTATCTGTAATCTCTGATTGCATTCGTTCTTTGAAATATAGGGGAATAAAGGACATCAAGTTAAACGGAATTGATGCATCTGAATATGTTAAAGATAGAAATAAATTCGAGGATTATTACGAAAATCATTTTGGTGGATTAAACAGTGGATATATAAACGGAAATATTGTCTACTTTGACAAAGAAACGACTAAAATTAGGGATAAGATTATTGACCTCAGTTGTTGTATTAACGACTATCTGTCAACACACAAAGAAGATGAAAACATACATCTTTGTTCTAAAGAGCTTTGTGACATCATAAATGCCCGATTTCCCGACCATGCAAAGCCCGGTCAGAAACTTTCCAAGGTGCTGACCCAGATAGGCAAAACGCTTGGTATAGACGATGTTGTAGAGATAAGGAATATATCATTTTACGACAATAATGGAAACTTTGTTGAGAGAGAAAAAAACTACGGTTGGGCATATCAGCAGACGCAGATGGGAGATGCAATAAATCCCATGACAATCAAGCGTCATACCATTATCTCTGTCAATCCGATTGACTATCTCACAATGTCTTTCGGTCATAAGTGGGGAAGCTGTCACGGAATAGATAAAGGACGGAGAGAGGGAAACAACTATAGCGGAGAGTATTCAGCCGGAACAATCAGCTATATGCTCGATCCCTCAAGCATCATCTTCTACACCGTAGATGAAGAATATAATGGAACGAAATTCGAATTGCAGGACAAGATGCAGAGAGCTGTCTTTGCCATTGGGGGAGATAAACTCTATGAAGGCAGAGTATATCCCGATGGCAGAGATAACGGCGATCAGGGATACGCACCTCAGTTTAGGACAATTATGCAGAAGGTAATTGCTGATTGTCTTGAGGTAGATAACCTTTGGAGAATTGAAAAGGGAACTTCGGCATGTAGCAGTAATATGTCGAATATGGGCGGCTGCGCATACGACGATTGGACTTGCTGTTCCGATTCAGTGATGTCATTTTTGAAGATAGACGACACAATTAACACCGAAGATGAAATTAATATCAATGCTTCTGCAATATGTATTCAGTGTGGTTATGAGCATGATGACCACGAGAATATCAATTGCTGTGAGGGAGATAGTGTTGTCTGTGAGCGTTGCGGTGCCCGTATAAGCGAAGACGAAGCCATTTGCACCGAGGACGGAAATTGGTATTGTGATAGCGAATGTGCAGGAAATGATGACTATTATTATTGCGATGATGCTGAAGGCTATTATTATCAGCCCTATTACGATGATTATGATAACGAATATTTCCACTATGACGGAGATATGGTATGTGCCGGAGGGAATACTTACCGCAATATCAAGAATGCAGAAGCAGACGGATGGCGTTGGTGCGAAAATATCAACGAATGGTGTAGAGAAGAGGAAACATGTGTAGATGATTATACGGGAGAAAATTTTTATCCTAATGGTGACGATGTTGAAACTGAAGATGGTTGTCATTTTGCAAGTGAATACAATGCAGAAAAGGCAGGATATATCTGCGATCCCGAAACTGGTAAATGGCATAAGGATATGGAGGAAACTGCATGAGTGAAATAGCGAAATTTATCAATCTTTGTAAACTGTCACAAAAGAAAATGAAACTGCATCTTGCGGCTGTATTAAGTGATTACTATGAAATAGTCGTGTATGAAGACGGTTTTATATATGCAAAGGGAACGGACCCCGTATTACTTACCGCTCATATGGATACAGTACATACTATTTCAGTTCAAAAAGCAAAGATAAAGAAAAAGAAAGGCAAAACGATAATCAGCTCTCCACAGGGAATTGGTGGTGATGATAGATGCGGTATTTATATGATACTTAATATTTTGGAAACCACTGATTACAGACCGTCAATCTTGTTTTGTGAAGATGAAGAGATAGGTGGTATAGGCAGTAACAAGTTCTGTAAAACGGAATATGCAGAGGATCTGAAAACGCTGAAGTTTTTTGCCGAACTGGATAGAGCAAATGCAAATGATGCGGTTTTCTACGATTGCGGGAATAAGGATTTCCAAACATTTGTGTGTGAAACCACGGATTTCAAAGAAAATTTTGGTTCGTTTTCGGATATATCTCATCTATCTCCGGCAACAGATGTGGCAAGTGTAAACCTCAGTTGTGGATATTACAAACAACATACGCTTGATGAATATGTGGTATTCGAGGAAATGGAAAATGCAATACAGGCAACAATAAAGCTGATTGAAGCAGCAAATGACGTGGAACAATTTGATTATCAGGAGGTTAGATATGCAGGTTCATATAGTCCGTTTAGCGAAATGATGTATGGAATGGAAATTGATTTCAAGTATGGAGATAAAGACGAATGGGATTATGTGGACGGAGGAAATGAGTCCGAATGTTTAGCAAGTTTCTTCGTTAATCATCCCGATGTCTGCTATAACGATATTCTTGATATGCAGGCATATTATTACGATAGCCCATTAGAGAGATACGGCGGCTTTTACTACTAAGAAAGGAGTATGAATGGTAAAAGTAGAGAAAGTTAAGGGAACATCAACATATCAGTTGATTGTTGATGGCGAAGTAGTTGCAAAAGGTGACAAAAAGAAAATGACAAGAAAGGCAAATCAGGTAAACAGACAGAGAGGAGAAACGGTATGAAGAAGAATAATGATGAATTGACTTACGAGGTAGTTGAGAAGATTGGTGTTATTTCTGATAACGGGAGAAATGCAATAGAGCTGAGGCTGGTTTCATTCAATGGTGGCGATGCAAAGTATGATATTCGCCCTTGGTGGGAAGACGACAAGGGTGTTGAGAGAATGGGTAAGGGAATACGTCTTACTGAGGATGAGTTGAAGAAACTTGCGGACATAGTAGACAAGGTATTCGAGTAAAGGAGGGTCTGGCATGGCAGACTACAAGGTAATTAAGGATTTTGGAGTAATAGCTGACCACGATGGAATTCAGCTTAAACTTCAGCTGATTTCATGGTACGGAAACAAAGCCAAATATGATCTTCGTCCGTGGAAAGGCGACTACGGAATGAAGGGTATGGTCTTTGAAGAGAGTTCGTTGAAAAACTTGAAGAGTATTCTTAACGAATTCTATAAGACGCATAAATATGAACCTAAGAAGGTCGTCGAAAATCAGATTGTTCATAGTCTTACTTGTCTGCCCGCCGGTGATTGCAGTTATCAGACCACATTAAGAGAGGCTACAAAGGATGATTTAAGACAGGCAATCGAACAGATGAAAGATAAGCCAGGAAATAAAACGAGGATTTCATTGTGCGAGAAAGCCCTTAAATCGACCGGAAAGAGAGGTAGACCGAAAAAAGTTGCCGAGGTCGTAAATCAGCCTGTAACAAAGGGAGAAGAGCCTAAAAAGGAGAAGGTAATCCAGTTCCCTACTGAAAAGCCGAAAATAATTCAGCTCCCCAAAAGTAATGATACACACAGTTATGAAGAGTGTGAACAGAAACTCAATAAGGAGAGAGCCATTTTCAAGGATCAGGACTCTGCTTATGTAATAGACGGAATACTTGAACTCTGTAAAGTAGATGCGGATTTCCGCAATAATGTCATGAGAAAAGACAAGAGTTATGGCGGAGCGTTTGAGTATTTCGCAAAGAAAGCAAGAGAAGGATACTGCATCAAGTATGGTGAGATGTCGTATCTCGATAACGACTTGGCATTAGGCTTGGCTATCGACTACTTCAATGCCGATAGCGAGAAGATGGATGCTGAAGAGAAAAAGAAACGCGAGGAAGAAGCTGCTAAACGTAAGGCTGAAGCGGAAGCGAGGAAGAAAAATGCAAAGACTAACGGCAAAAAGAAAAGCAGAACTGCTTAAGAAAGTAAACACTATAAGACCTCTGACAAAGAGTCAGACAGAGTGGTGCTTAAGAAATACGGCTCGTTATATATGGTTTGATAATCATGATGCTCAACATGGATACTGCGAGAGATGCGGGCATGAGGTCACTTTTGACAAGAAAACGCAGCATGGTAAAAAGGCAATCTGCCCTCATTGTCAGCAGGAGATGAAGATAAGACATCAGTGGAGAGTGAGTTACACAGAAAATATAGACTTCAAGGCGATCGTAAAAGTAACTCAGTCCGATGAATTCATACTCCGGTATGTGCTGATTGACCAGCATGGAAGAGACAGGAAAGTTTCTGAAGTTGCCAGAGAAGTGGTCAATATGACGACTGAAACCCGAAAAGAGTTTGAGCATACAGAAGATGGATGGGTTTTAGGAAATAAACAGAAATGGTTTACAGAGAGAAATATATATACGTGGCGGAGATACTGTTGCCTGTCAGCAAATGTCTATGTTCCCGGACTCAAGGCAGAACTCAAGAAACTGAGCAGAGTACAGTATCTCGACAATCCTGTCGAGTATAACGCAAACAGTTGGTATGTGACCGCATTTGTAAGGGAACTTTATAAGAGAGCCGATCTTTATGAAAAGCTTGAAAAGATTGGAATGAAGGATATTGCGGTTAAGGATTTCGATAGGAATTGCGGTTGGAGTTACAACGAGAAGATAAAGTATACACCGACAGAAACCGCACTCCATAAGATGCTGAGTGTAAACAAAGCAAATATGCGGAGATTTATAGAGTCGAGATCCGTAAGAAAGTTATCTCTGATGCAGAAATATGCGGATATTTCTGATGAAGCAATGGATTTCATTGAGAAATATAACATTTCTGACTACGAGTATGATGAACTCACCGAACTTAAGGTCGGTAATGTAAACAAGATGCTGAGATATCTCTGCAAGGACGGAAAGAAGAATATCCGAGAGTATTGTCACTATATACAGACGATACAGAAGCTTGGATATAAGATGGACGACTCTTATCTGTATCCAAAGGATTTCCGTAAGGCAGATGATAAGGCAACGGAAGATTATGATAGGCAGCAGGATACAATCAAGATTGCTCTTACAAAAGCACAGTCGGCAATTATAAAGCAGATATCCGATGGATTAAGGCAGATGAAAGACCTTGCTGAGTTCATGGATGGTTCAAAGGGATTGCTTGTATATGTGCCGGATAATGCAAAGGATCTGATCGAAGAAGGACGAGCACTCCATAATTGTATCTCAACATACGTAGATAGGGTTGCAGAGAAGAAAACATTGGTGTTCTTCGTAAGGAAAATGGACGCACCGAATGAACCGTTTGTAGCGTTTGAATATGCAAATGGCGAGGTTATTCAGTGTAGATACGACCATAACAAGAATGTTGATGACGCAAAGATAATCAATTTTGTCGATGCGTTTTCTGCAAAACTGCGTGAGAACAAGGTGTTGGTAGCATGATATTTACTACGGAAGACGGAAGACAGTTACGAGGTATTAAGGGATATAAGGGTTTGTCGAAACACGACAGAAGTATCTGCGGCAAACCCTTTCAGTTTAAGGAAGGAGAGATATACAAAGAAGATTGTGAGCCGAGATTTAAGCATTGCGGATTTCATTTCTGCCTGTATTTAGAGGATGTAAAGAAGTTTGTTCCGGGTTGTGCAAAGATAGTTGAAGTGTATGCGATTGGAGAAACTGAAGGAAATGGAACTGAGTATTGCACGAATGAAATCTATATAGGAAAGGAGGTTATATGCTGATAGCTTACACGGATCAAAACGACTGCGATTTTGCAGTGAAATTTGATGATGAAACTAAAGAGAATGAAGTGAGAAAAGCAATACAGGTTGGAATTGATACATGGTATGAAGCAGCACATACAGATATAGAGGGAAACGAATACTTTACAAAAGAAGAAATAGAAGCATTTTATGAGTCGGGATATGCAGAACCAACATGCGAAATATTGGATAAACTGGGAATTGAATATGAAATTGTAGACGTAGAATATAACGATAACGATGAAGTTGTATGTGATGAATTGATGTAAAGAAAGGAAATAGAATATGAAAGAGTTAAAGGTTACAAGAACAATCGAAGAAGTCACAGGTTATGAGGCAGATGATGGTAGGCGGTTCAAGACAGAAGAGGAGTGCAGAAAGTACGAAAACTCAGCAAAGTATGCAATATACAATCAGTTCATAAAGTTAGGGATTTCTGAGCCGTTTAGTGAGTGTCAGATATGGGAGAACTACGGATATGGTAGCGAAGAATGGAGTTTAATCGTTGTAGATATCAAAGACGAAAACGATTTGAAGATAGCAAATATGTTTGCAGAAATGCAGGTTCCGAAAACGAGTTTTCCTGATGATTTCCGCTTCAATTCTTCTCATATAGGGAAAAGAATTCTGGTTGGTATAGGTAGTGAATATGATGCGAACTGTTATATATACGGTACTTTTGATGATCTTGTAAACAAGTTTAAGAATGATATGAACAAGTTCTTCAATCCCGAAGATAAAGCAACTGCATAAAGGAGGTCAATATGATATTCAACGGAAATTTTGAAGTGATCGAGAGAGTTGATGCAGAAGTTGTTTCAGCACCGAAGCCTATGACAGTACCAACAGTACAGACAGGTTATTCAAAGAAAACATTATTTCAGGGAAACGGCAGAACACTTCTTTGGGACGGACTTGGTGATGATGTGAGTGGTGCAAATTCAGCTTACGAAGTATGTAAGTTGGCAGGACTCGACTATAAGGTAAATGTCGAAGCTATATATACGGCAGACGGTGAAAAGATACCGAATATGGTAGCAACAAGAAGATACGATATGGTCGGGGATGTAGATGTTCCGGGAACTGTATATGGAGTTGTAACCAATAGATATAATCCGGTGCAGAACTATCAGGGATTTGAATTTATAGACACCCTGTTCCATCACGATGGTTTTGAGGTTGAAACCGCAGGACAGTTTGATAACGGAAAGATAGTTTGGGTAGAAGCTAAGTTGCCTACAAGAGATATGTCTGGTGAAAAGATAGATCCCTATCTTGTCTTTACAAACCGTCATGACGGAAAGGGAAGCGTAAGAATATTCCTTACTCCTGTCAGAGTAGTTTGTAAGAATACGCTTAATTACGCAATCAAGAAAGCACATGGCAGAACGTTTTCTGTTCAGCATACATCAAGTGCAAATATACGGCTTGAACAGGCAAAGCAGACAATGGAAAACTATTACGCTTATCTTGATGAAATGGAGAACGTGATAGATAGGCAGAAACAGATACTGATTGAGGACAAGCATCTTGATCAGATGATGAATGTGCTGTTCCCGATGAAAGACGATGCTACTCCGAGGGAAAAGGAAAGAGTCGTCGTCAATAGGTCTGAAGTAATCAATATTTACAAGAGAGCATCAGATCTTGATGGTTATGAAAGGTCGGGGTTCCGTTTCATTAATGCGGTCAGTGACTGGGCAACGCACCATACTCCGGCAAGGCAGACCGCTAATTACCGTAGCAATCTCTTCCAGAAAACTCTGGCGGGGAATGAGTTTATAGATAAAGCAGTTGAAATGGTTGACGCAATGGAACCGAGAACACAGATCGCAGTTTAAGGAGGACGGAAAAATGAATTTAGTAGAACTTCAGAGTGTGTTAGGCGACAGAATTACAGTTACTCTTCGTGATGATCTTACTCCCGAAGAAAGGCAGACAGAAAATGAGCAGAGTATTATAATCACAAATTTGGCAAAGCAGATGATAAACAACGGAGATTTGATACTGAGAACTGAGAAGTTAGCTGCACAGTCTAAGTCACTTGCACACTCAAATGCAATGAAGTTGATCGCAGGATGAGAACGATGGATTGGAACGATCAATGGATAGCGGATAATTATCTCCGCTATCCCTCCTACAAGGAGTTGAGAAATGCATATAACGAGGAATTCGACACAAATGTAAGTGTGGCGGGGATCAAAAATCACTCTCGTTACAAACTTGGGATAAAGAAACCAAGAGAAACACATAGACACTACACTGCTGAACAGATTGAATTTCTCAAAGAGAATTATCCTAAATACGGATGCCGTAAGACATTGGCGATGTTTAATACAAAATTCAACGAAACAAGAACATATAGTTCCATGAAGAATTTTGGTGCTAATTACGGATTTCTCGTAGATAAATCTGTTGCAACGACCAATAAGCTGCGTTCTGTAAGGGCAAAGGGAAGTAAAAGAGCATTAAGAGAGACAGGAGATATTCGCAAAGAGTCTGGTCGTTTGGTAATGAAAATGTCAGACGGAACTTGGGAACAAGTAGGGAGAGCAATATGGAAACAAAATTACGGTGAAATTCCAAAAGGATATAGCGTTATTCATTTGGACGGCAATGTAGAGAATTATGATATTTCCAATCTGGCAGCAGTACCTATCAAGTATGTAGGTCTACTTCAGAAATATGATATGAGAAGTGAAAACGCGGAGATTACAAAAACCGGAGTTTTATGGTGTCAATTGTATGATGCGCTTGGACTAAAGAAAGGCGATTTAAGAGATGAATACGTTTGAAATTTATTTCAGTGATCTTAACGAAGATGCACAGAGAAGGTTACTTGAAGCGGTTGGAGCGAAAACAGCAGCAGATATGAACTGGGATATAGATATATGTCCGATTGCTACGTATGACTTTGAAACAGAAACAGAATAAAAACAACATTTCATAGAAAGGAGAACAATATGAATACTAAAGTTTTTAATGTACGGATAGAGGTGTACGACGATTGCATGGAAGGTGATATTGAAGATGCTATTGGTGACGCTTTAAATAACATTCACTGCGATAGTACTTTTGAAATTACTGAAGAGGAAGAATAAAACGAATATTTCATAAGAGGTGTAGGAGAGGATGATTTATACAGGAAAACGAGTTTATGATCCATTAACAGATACTTGGAGTACAGGATATTGGGTGAAAGATAGTCAAGGGAATTGGTATCCTGTTTGGAGGGGATGATACAATAACATTTCCATAAGGAGGTAGAGAAATGCAGATGGAAATACACGACTTAATAACAGCAAGAGTTGAATACTGTGAGTTTAATAAAGAAGAAAGGCATAGCCAGTTATATCAATCACGATTGTATTACAAATTTCAGTCAGCAATGCAGGATGTGATAGATGGAAGTGTTGAACTTTTTGAAAATGTTCCAGATGAATTATTACCAAAAGATTTTGCTCATCCAGTAATTACATACGGGGGAGTCGATTCTAAAACAAATCGTACAACGGACTTTGAATTTAGATATTACTTAGATGAAACACATAAAAAGCAACTCATTGTTTGGGTAGGAACAGTAATAATTGAGGATGAGAGAATAAAATGAAATCTAGTTTTTATTAAGAAAGGAAAAAATGAAGAAGATATTTAATACAACACAGAGCGATTTAGTACAGTATAACGGAACAGAAGTTGAAGTTGGAGAAGAACTTACAGATGCAGAAAGAGATATTGAGGTTGGAAGAATGTGGCATATTACGTTCCATGATGGCAAAAAGGCAGATGCTTTTGAAGATGAATTAACCTAATAAAACCAAGATTTTATTGGGGATTTGAGAGGAGAATATTATGCCAAAAATAAAAGTAAACACACCTGAAGAGATAGATACCAAGTTAGAAAAGCTTTGGGATGAATTTGAAGATGTTCTTTTTGATGAAGATGACGATGGCGAATTGATTCTTGCAGATAATTGGTATTTGTTTGCAAAGGGAACTACTCGCACAGACATCTGGCATTGGTTTGATGATCGACATTCAAAAGGTGTTGCATGGTTATTATATGATTATCCATGCCAATAAAACAAGGTTTTGATAGGAGGTAAAGAATATGGCAAAAGCGAAACCATGCAAGATAGTATTTAATACTAAATGGGGATATTGCATAAGTCCTATTGAGTGTAAATCCATAGCAGAAGCTATCCGTATAGCAAAAGAAATAGAAATGGCATTTAGAATTTTTGTAGATGGAAAATGTGTGAAAAGCGGATGGTATTGATAAAATAATATTTTTATGAACGGAGACGAAATGTATGAAAGATTATAGTATTACATTTATAGATAGCGAAAGAAATCGCAAGGTATCTTATGATAAACCAACACGGATCGATATATTAGAATCAGGATGTATAAAAATTAGGTGTTCCGACGGGTTCTGTACTCTTATTAAAAAGGAAGAGTGGGATAAAGTAAAAATAGAAAAATGGAAATAAAAATACTATTTTACGATTAGGTTAGATAAGGCGAAAAAACCAAAATTAGTACATCTAAAAACACGGGAATTGTTGATAACAATGGATTTATGAAAATTTAGATAGGCAATTTTATAAGATAAAGGAGAATATAAAATGGACAAAATAATTATAAAAAAACAAGAAGGTAAATCAAAAGCAAGAAGAGCAACAGTAGTTGTTAAACCAGAAACGTATAAACGGATTAATGATATTTCGATTGAAACAAATCAACCAATCGAAACGATAACGAATATACTGCTTGAAGCTGCGTTAGAAAATGTAGAGATAAAATAATGCCTTGATGGAAGGAAAATAGTTATGGAGAATAAAGAAATTTATACAAGAGAAGAAGTAATAAATATATTACAGGATATGCAGAAAGAAACATGCAATTGTGTGGGATTTATAGCTGGAACGGTTACGCAGTTGTGGGTTGTTAGAGATTTAATTGGAAAGAGACTCGAAGATATGGGTAGTGAAAGTATTCCATATAAGGTTCAATAAAATAACTTTTTTATTATGAAGAAGAGGAATGATATGAGTATGACTTATGATAGACAAAGGGAAATGTTAAATAGAATGATTGATTATGAAGCGGCTAAACGGAATTGTAAGGAATTAGTACAACATCTTCTTTGGCTCGGATTTACAGATGAAGAATTATTTAATGATTTTGGTTTTTATTTTAATCTGCATGATATTGAAGATGCAAAAAAAGATATGAATGAATACGAAGAAGATTAAATGAAATAACTTTTGATAGGAGATAGATAATATGGTAAAAGCAGAATTTACTTGCAGTTGTTATGAACCACCATTTTATGAAAAAGTTTCTGTAAAAGCAAAAACATTCGATGAAGCGTGGGATAAAGCAAAGAAAAAAGCTGCCAGAAAACATAAAGCAAAGGTAAAGGATATTGATATAACATCAAGCTATTGGACAGAGGAGCGATAAAAGTTGAGTTTTATGGGAAGGAGAAACAAGGAGGCATAAATGAGTTGGTGGGCATACATAAACGGAACCATTGAAGTTCAACCGATGGGAAGAACTCAGGCAGAAAAAAGATATATCTTGGAAACGGTCTTAAATCATCTTCCGTTGGTAACCGGATCTGAAGGTGATATGAATGTATATACTATCCAGGAAAATGGAACAAATTCAAGTTGCTCCTGTGATGAATATGGAGACTGCACAAACAATTTAACTGATTCATATGGTTATCATAATCAGAAAAGAGGTTGGCTTAGGGTACAAGATAGATACATATTAGTAGTCAACGGTGCTTTTAGAGATAGAGAATTTAGTGAAACTTTCCATGAATTCATGAACTGGCTCTGCCGATTAGCTAAGCGAGTTTCGATTGAGGATATATTGGTAAGAATTTATGACTATAATAAAGAATATGTCATAAATGATAGATGTAATTATAATTCTCCTTATTCGTTGATGAACGAATGGCCAAGCTGGTGTGAGGAATCTAATGGGGAGCCTTGTTGGGCAGAGCATCTGATGTGGGATAGAGCTAAAGATAGTGATTATCCAATGTTGCTTGCTTACAAATATTTTGATGATCCTGAAAACGATGCGGAAGTTGAGCGAAGAATGGAATATTTGTATAGCAAAAAGAAAAAATGAAAGCTGAATTTTATAAGGGAGGAATAAAAATGAGCATGACATATGAAAGACAAAAGGAAATGTTAAATAAAATAATAGACCACGAATCTATTGGACGAAATTGTAAAGAAACAATTCGGCATCTTTTATACTTAGGTTTTACAGATGAGGAGTTATTTAATGATTTCAGCTTTAATTTACATGATATAGAAGATGCTGAAGAGGATATGGATTATTACGAAGAAGATTAACGGAGGTTAAATATGTTTTATGTTTATGTAAGATGGATTAAATCCGGAAGAGAAGAATTTATCAATACTTATAATTCCGAAATTGACGCAATTAAAAAGATAGCACAGAACTATAAGATAGACGGAGAATTAGGGGATTTAGGAGAACACTATTATTTCTACAAAAAGCATTAAAGGAGGTCATATGATTGCGAAAACAAATTATCATATGCTCAAGTCGTTAGACTTCAAAGCTAAACATCATGGATGGCTTGAGGAAGATGAAGTAAATACTTTACGCAAACACTTCTGCATTGGTGAACGGTCAGATATTGATTTACAGAACTTAAGAGATTTCGTGGTTTTGTATTTTTCTGGTAAGACACGGGATATGGAAATACATGATCTTATGAGCGGTATTGTTGGAGTAATTGATAATGAAAAAAACAATAGAGGATTGGAGGTATAATGCATTATCTTAAAGATAAATACGGGAAGGAACATACTGTAGAAGAATATGGATGGGATAAGGAAAATGTTACGGTTTGTATAGATAATTACAAGATTACAACTTTGAAAATGTATTATCGCTATGAAAGAACGTGGGATGATCATATGGGAAATACACCATGTGGATATTATGCAATTGTTCCTATTCCGGTTCGCTACGGTGAAAGAAAGGAGAGAAAAAGAGTTTATTTAGATTTGAGCAAATAAAAGACTTATTTGATTAGAGGTGAATATCAACGATGGAATATATAAGGAGGATAAAAATATGAATATTCAGATTATGATGACAGAGGAAATGAAAAAAATGCCGGTAGATGTGCTTGAATTCAGCAGCAATAAGCCTACAAATGCAATTAAGAGATTTGGATGTATGACAATTGAAGACGTAATAGCTAATTGGGATCGGTTTTCACACGTAAAAGGTTTAGGAGTTGCAACACAGACGCAAATACAGAATGCTATTGTAAACTTTATGATACAACGTTTGCCGGAAGATAAGCTGATTGAATGGTTTAACTATCTTATAGATAATAATAGCGCAGAAACGCTAAGGGAAGTGATTGAGGGTTTTGATAAGGTAAATGCAATCGAACAGGTGGCATAAGTAATATATCAGTTAGATTAAGAGAAAGCAGTAGTAAAGAGTCGCAGAAATGCGGCTCTTTTTTCATGGAGGGAAAAAGACATGAACTATTATGGAAACGAAGATGTAAAGAGAGTTGCTTATGTTGCACGATATGATGCTAAAGATCTTGAGAATAAGGGAACTGCAATTGGTTTTATCAAGAATATGGATAAGCTGTTTGAGTATTCAATAGAACGTTTCGAGAACTTTGAAATAGAAGTACATGACAAAGGAAAGTGCTTTAAGTCAACTATGAAAGACCATTCATTTATAGGTTATACAGATAGTTGGATGGGAATGAAAAAGAAGAAGTTTATCGGAAATAAGTATTATTGTGGATTCATAAATCGAAATGGTAAAGACGAGTACGTAATTATGAAGGAACTTCCCAGAATTGCTGATGATGATGTTTTTCATTGGAAACATAATTTTAAGTATGGAACAAACGAATTCGTTTTATCCCAGGGATTGTTTGAATATCAGATCATTGCTAAAGCAGATGGGAATGTATGCATAGATGTTAGCTATAAGAAATGTGATAACAAGCATCGTACAAAGGTGACAATATCCAGAATCAATGTATTCAATGCAAGTAATAAAGATATTCTCGATGCAATAGAAGAGTGGAAAAAGATGTTTAAGAACGAATTAACCGAAGCAGCTTAAAGGAAGAAAAAGATATGAAAACATATAAGTTATTCAGATTTAAGAGCGGAAAGCTGTTTCCGCTCTATGTTTTTGCAAATGAAGAAGTTGAGATTGGTAAGTGGTTAGACGCAAAAGTTGGAGATAAAGCAGATGAGATTCATGTAAAAAGCCGTCTTGGAGCGTTGAGTCTTCGCCCTGGTTGGCACTCAACTACATTACCGTGGACGGATTGGATTGGTAAAAGAGATTCAGACGGAAAGCTGATGCAGAGAAAAGATACAGTGTGGTGCGAATGCGAAGTCAAAGATAAAGAAGTGAAATGTGAGCAGAGATATGGATTTAGAAGTCTGAATTTTGACGGATATTACCTCTTTAAAACGAATTCAAAACAGCAAGATCCTTGGATTATTAGTACTTCCATCAAGGTTAATCGAATTTTAGATAACGCAGAAGTGGCGGAAATTTGCTTATCTAACGGAGTTCGACCACAAAAGGTTGCAGCGTAAGGAGGTCTATATGAAAGCAGCATTTACAAATGACGGAATAAAGAAAAGACTTGATAGGTTACGGAAAGCATGGAATAAGGCAATTGAGAATGTAGATAATCTTCATGTAAGAATACAGAAAGGGAATAAAAAGACAGGAGCGAATTGTTACACGGTATCATTACTTCCGGTTCTTGATTGTGTAAATTGCGGGAAGTGTCAGCATAACTGTTATGATCTTAAGAATGATATGATATATGATAGGACAATCAATGATAGGGCGAGAAATTCAGCCATTCATAAAATAGATCCTAAAAGGTTTTGGGATGAAGTTAATATGCAGGTTAAGGCAAATTTCGTTATGGAGTTAAGGATCAATGTTGGTGGTGATCTGACAGATGACGATTTTGCTTATGTGGCTGCATTGGGACGGAAGAATCCAAAAGTAATGATTTTATTTTTTACTAAGAATTATAAGGGAATTAATGAATTTCTTGATAATCATAAGTTTCCTAAAAACGTTCATCCGATTATGAGCGTCTGGAAGGGAATGAAGATAGATAATCCTCATAATCTTCCTTGTGCTCATGTATTATATGAGAACGGAGATACAACGGCTCCTGAGTATGGAGCTTATTATTGTGGCGGGAATTGTAGTGAATGTGCTTTTAAGGAAGAGGGATGTTGGGCACTTAAGAAAGGAGAACATGTTATATTCAAGGCTCATTGATTGACAAAATTAAAAGAAGAGAATATAATATTGCGAAAGGATATGAAAAAAGTATATACATCAAGAGAATTTGCATGTCTACTAAGAAATAATGGTTATTCGTATGACCGGACAAAAGGGGATCATGTAATATACATAAAAGAGGGAAAACACATCAGTTTTACTTGTAGAGATCTGAATAGAATGGTGGCACAGAGACTTATCAAAGAGTATAATCTTAAGTGTGGATGAGAATATGGTTAAAATCATAATAATCGGGATAGGAATAGCTGTTGTAGTATGTATAGTAACAGCTATTATTGAAGTGTTATTTTCTGGTAAAGAAGATAAGGATTCGTTGCGAAATTATATTGAGGGGATGAAAAAAGGAGAATAGAGATATGTTTGGGATAGTATATGCTTTAACAATTGCTATAACTAATGCTGTCGGACATACAAAAGAGTATTTAGACGACCTTGATGGGAAAAAACGGGGAATTCAGCGTAGAGAACGAAATGAAAATCCAGAAAACGTCTATTTTGACCATAAGGGCAGGATAAGGGATATACAAACTAATGAGTTGCGAGATATCCGTAGAGAAAATGGAGATTTGGTTCTTAAAGATAACAATCGCAATGTTTTGCGGAATTTAAGTGAAGAAAAAAGAGAAGCAGAATATCAAAAACGTAAGAATGAGGCTCCAAGTGGAACAAGAGCCGTATTTTATAAGAGATGGAATATGAGTGATACTCCTTTAATAAAGGATTCGGTAAGAATTACTGGTGAAGTCTATAGAGATATTCATAATAATGAATTGTATCTTACTAGATATATACATTGGAATAAGGATAATTTAAGTGAAAAAGAAGATACTTGGTATGAAAATGGGATGGTTTGTTCAAATGGATATGGAGCAGAATTTTATATTAACCCCGACACTGCTGAGATAGTGGATGTAACCGATAAATGGATAAAGAATAACAAAAATATCAATATTGATGATATACATCGTTTCATAAAACACTTTAATAGTGAACAAAAAAAGGGGGGATGGAAAAGTTTGGCTAGAGAATATGGTTCAGTGTCAGCATTATATTGCAATTCATAAAGGAGATTGAGTATGAAACAATATAAAGTAATTAATCTCAATGAAGCCTATGACATTTTGAATGAGGGTGGGGGACTTAAATGGCAAGATAGACCGTTATCTTTTACATTTGATTTAAGGCCTGAGAGACAAAAAAGTGTAAGAGAATGGAGTAAATGGTATGCTTTTCAATATGCAGCAGTTACAGATATCCCCATAATCATAGGAGTATCATATTATAAAGAAGACCTAGAAGCTGAAATTGAGACATCAAGAGCTGGTACAATAGATTTTATGACACGTTATTGTAAGAAATATTATCCGGAATTTAAGGGAAAGATATGTGTTGATATGGAAGATTGGGCAGAAAGCGATCCTTTTTACAAAGAAATACAAAGACAAAACAATGAGAGGGGTTTATTTTGATGAAAACTATACCATTATATGAATTGATTCATGACGAAAATGAAAAACCGGGATTAATACGAATTAATGAATTTGATGTGACAGAAACTGATTATGATGAAGCTTTTGGTATATATATAATGGCTAATTTAATTCATTTAGGAATTATGGAAAATGAACATATTTACTTGTTAGGAATTAATTCTAAAAATGAAATTATTGGAATCATCAATATAGCATTGGGATGTCAAGATAATGTTCCAGTGTATATGAGAAACATTGTATTGTTTTTGGTTTTAAGCGGTTCTAAAGCTTTTGTGGACTATCATAATCATCCTAATAACATTATTGAAGCAAGTTCAGATGACTTAGTGAGCGAAGCTCATATGTGTAATATAGCGAAAATATTAGAAATTGAGTATCTTGGGAGTTATATTTTGGGTCAACACGAGTTTATTAAGGTAGGAGATAAAAAATCCCGTTTAATAGAAGAATTATAATAAAAAGTAAATTTCATCGTTAATGGATATTCACAAGATGACGAAATTAAAAAAAACGAAAGGAGAAGATATGGAAGAAGATATTAAAAATATAAAGCGGGCATTGTATTTACTTATTAAAATCGTAGAACAGGAGGATCTTCTTGATGCGGATGAACGTAATGAATTATTTTATCTTAAAACAATTTTTGAGGAGGAATAAAGAATGAGCAGAGAAGAAAAAGCCATAAAGTATTTAAAAAATCTCAATGAGGGCTTTCGCAAGGGTGCTCTAATGTATTCGCTTATAGGTGACAATCCTGAAAGAGATAAGGCATTTGCTACCGCTATAGCTGCACTGGAATTTCTTGATAATGTCGGTAGCTTGTATGAGAAACTGCTATTGCAGAGAGTAGATACTTTGCAGGAAGAAATAGAGCAGGAAAGTGAGATAAGGGATGAGAGTGATTGATGCGGATAGACTTAAAGAACATATTGATAAACTACCTGCATTACCAGATGGCAACTTTGCAGGAAGCCACAGTGCATTAAAAGCACTAATCAATATGCAACCAAATATTAAATTGACAAATTCTGAGTGGATAGATTTTCTTTCTGAACAATTTGATATAAGCCGAACATCAGCTAAAGAAATGCTCCATGCAATGATGTCGGTTAAAAGAGAGGATAATTTCAAAAAGCAGTTTAGTGGCAGAAAGTGAGGGAACAGATGCAAATAGTAATTGATATTGATGAAAATGTTTTCACACGATTGTTTGATAACGGCACAGATTTTTATGATACCGACGATATATTAGCAATGGCAAAGGCAATCCGTAAAGGTATACCACTTCCTAAAGGACACGGAAAATTAAAAGATGCAGACAAAATTGCAAACGAGGTTAATGCTCTAAAAGATAATTGGAACCGTTATGGAAATAAATATGAAAGTGGGAGATATGCAAGTTATGACTATGCCGTAGATATGATTAACGATGCACCAACAATTATAGAAGCAGATAAGGAGAACGATAATGCAGATAGTAATTGATATACCCAAAGATGTTATTGAGAGTGCAAAATCAAGCCCTAATTATTATCCGGCATACCATTTTGAAAAAATATGGAGAGCTATTGCCAACGGCACACCACTTCCAAAAGGCGGCTATAAAGAGATAGCTGAACAGTGTGAGAGGTTAGCTTATTTGCTTTACCGATTAGCGGATAAAGATGATTGAGCCACAGGAAAGTGAGGATAAAAAATGAGTAACACGTACAATATGCCCCCTTTAGGGCTTTTTGGTAAAAGATGCCGGATCAAACACGTTTCTAATATGAAAGAGGGATTTGTTTATAGAATCGTAAATGACGGTATACGCTCAAATGTATGGAAAGAACTACCATTTGGGAGAATACCACATGAGAATGTCAGGCACAATTACAGCGAAGAAATACTGATAGTCGTATGTGACACTCTGATAGACGATGATTCAGAACTTGAAAGAGTACGGCTAAAAGATGTTGAGATTATGGACGAGCCACAGATAGAAAGCGAGGATCCCGCAAAGATAGATTGTAGTAAGACAAAATGCGAGAATTGCACAAATCATAATTATTGTGATTATGAAACACAAACAGAAAAGGAAGAATAAGAAATGAAAGTCAAAGAACTGATAACAAGATTGCTTGAAGAGGATATGAACGCAGAGGTTTTTGTGGCTACCACAGATGAATCAAGAAAAGATGAAGAATCTACAGAAAAGAACAATGTTTCATTTGATATCGAAGAGATAGAACATTGGGGTCACAATGCCTATATCGGATTTACAGATTGGAGAAAGTGAGTGAGGGAATGAACAAATCAACGGTGATTATAGATACCCCGGAGACTTGCTGACAAAGTTGATGGAGTATTAGATATACTTGGAAAGCCTATAGATTGTTCGTTACAGGCAGGAAGTGAGGTAAGCGAATGAAACTTGATGAAGCAATTAAACACGCAGAGGAAGTTGCGGAAGAGAAAGAAAACGAAGCGCAGGATTTAGAATATTCTAAATTGGATTGGAGACATGAAGCTAATCAATGTTCTACGTGTGCCGAAGAACACCGACAGTTAGCAGAATGGCTAAAAGACTACAAGCGGTTGTTAGAGCAAGAGCCTATTCTCGACAAGATAAGAACAGAGATAATGAGCCTTACCGACGGGGACACACCTGAGCGAATTTGGAATGTTGATGTATTAGAGATCATCGACAAGTGCAAAAGCAAGGAGGTATGATATAACAAATGATTAAGTATGATGGATATACTGAAGAAGAGATGAAAAGTTTGTCACAAAATAATCAAGACTTAGGACGAATACAAGCAAGAATGGAACAATTAAAGGACGAATTATTTATGATGAAAGTTCGATTGCAGGTAGATGATATGTTACAGAAAGGAGATTTTGAAATTTATGGATGACGAAAATCAGATACAGATACTTAAAGATGCAATAAAATCATATGAAAACGGAGAAATACTTGAAGCCAAAGACAAGGCGATAGAATTTATCAATAACATTACTGATTTTGAGGCAGAAAGTGAGGAATAATATGGGTGATAACATTTTTGAAAAAATGACAGAGGAAGAACGAACGCTTGTATGGATATACATGATTTTTAACAAAGATAAGATTATAGAAAAGACAGAGCAGTGGACTAAAGAAGCAGAAAAAGCTGGTATGACTTTAACAGAATATCTTGAATCTATCAATCCATTAAATAAGTCAGGAAGTGAGGATAAGGAATGAGCAAATACAGAGAACCAAGTGAGCCTCATGATGTTTCATTTGAGGAGTTAGTAGTCATAGATAAATTATTGGAAACTAAAAAATTAACAGATAAACAAAAAGAAGCTATCAGAAGCCTTTTGAAATATTACTGTTCAACAGATTGAGCCACAGGAAAGTGAGGGATAAATAATGACAGAACAATGGCAAGAGTTAAAAGAAACTATAATAGAATTGCGAGATAATGGTGGCACCGGTACACAGCAGGAAGTGTGCAAGTTTCTTGCTAACTTGATGGATCTTCTTGAAAAGCAAATGAGCAGTTCGGAAAATCTGAACAAATGGATTCCTGTATCAAATCCAAGTAAGGAATTACCAAAAGATAGAATATTATGGGTGACATTAGGTGGAGATATTGGATTAGTAGTAACAAAATTATATTGGGATATGACAGAATGGTCAGAAGATATTGTTGATTACGTGTTAGCATATATGGATTATGAAGAGCCAACACCCTACAAAAGTGAGAAATGAATAAAATAGGTTAAGAGCAAATGTTACCTTCCTTGCTTTAGAGAACATAGATGGGATGAATATATAGGGAAGATTATTTAGGAGAAGTATATGAACAGAGTGGAATTAGATAAGATATGCACTGCTATTGATAAAAAACTTTCGCAATATGATAGAGCACAGGATCGAGACGGAGATGGGAAAGATTGGGAAGAAGAGTTCTATAATTTCTTAAGTGATTTGTATAAAAGACTTAAGATGATTGAAAATAAAATGGAGGATTGATTATGGAAGGCAGATTAGAACATGATCTTCAGATCCAAGAAGCAAATCAAAAGAAACTTGAAGCAATGCCGGAATTTGTCTCAGAGTATTATAAATTTATGAAAGCAAATGGGATGACAGCACAGACTTGTCGGAATTATTTAAGTAAAATTCATAAGTTTTTATCATTTATAGATTTAGATGTTGCTAAAATTAAAGCGGCAGACATTAATACTGAGGTAGTATGGGAGTATTTTTCAAAAATCGAAACGATATCTGATAATAAAGGTAATGTAAAATATGCATCAGGTTCATACAAGAAAGGTATATGGACATGTTTGAATGGTTTTATGATTTTTCTGGTTTCGATGGGATACATAGATCAAAACTATCTATCAAACATCAAAAAACCAAAATCGACAGATCAGGAAAGAGTGAATGAAAAGCGGGTTTTATTAACTGAGGATGATTTCAATGCAATTTTATATTCGGTTAATAAAAACACTAATGAAATGATTTGTAAAAGAGATAAGGCTATGCTTGCTCTTATGATGTGTACCGGAATAAGAGAATCTGCTATATCTGAGATTAATATAGAAAATGTGGATCTTGAGGCTCATAAGATTATCGGTATAGCAAAAGGTAAACAGAGCATGGAATATAAATTCAACGAGAATACGGCAATAGCGATCAAAGAATGGTTAGCTGTAAGAGACGGATATGTTAAAAAGGTAAATGCTTCAAGTTTATTTCTGTCTAACCAAGGCAATCGGATGGCTGTTACCTCAATTGCTAAAATGGTGAAAAAATATACCAAAGCAGGTATAGGAAAAGCATTGTCTCCACATAAGTTAAGGGCGGGATATGTATCTATTCTTTACAACAGAACAGGAAATCTTGAATTTGTTCGCAGGGCGGTAGGTCATGCATCAGTCAGTACTACAAAGCTTTATGCAGTAACAGAGGGAAACGAAAGGGCAGAAGCTGCGGATATGATTAATTTTAACATTTAAAAACGTGGAAGGAGATGGTTAAATTGGATAATTTAGAGATGAAAATAAGGAATGGATAAAACATATTCGGTATAAGTTTGCGAAAAAATTAAAAATACAAGTATACATAACTTGACATTTTTAACCGAATATGTTTAGAATAAGGTGAAAATGGAGGTGGGGTTATGTTACGTAGTGATGATTTTTTTAGTAAACTGAACAATGATATCGCGTCAAAAAGCGATAAATCCGATTTAATAAAAAGCTATAGTGACACGTTGTATAAGACATACGATATTCCTAGAGGGCTATCTTCTGATTATTTAACACTGAAGATTCCAACAGAAGATGCCAGTGATTTTCTTTTATATGCATTGGCTATAATTTTTTTCAATGAAAAAGAAATCCAAAGCTATTTTAGTCCTCAAGAGATAAAGAAATATTCCAAAATGAAATTCAATAAGATATCCTTAGATTTTCCACTAACTTTCGATATGATCCAAATTAGGTCTAATCAATGGATAGGGAAAATTACGGCACAGGAACTGATGAGATTTAGAGATGCCCAGATTATTAATTATAATGAACGTACACAACGTACATTGGAACGTAAAATAACTCATGGGCATGAGGTATATCAAATAGCTATTAATGAAGCAGCCGTCAAGGAGATTGAAACAAGTTATGAGGAAGATGCGTACATTCCCAATACAATAACTCTAAATATTCCAGATATAGAAGGCACAGATTTTAGTTATGACTCGGAGACTCATAAATTAACAATTTATTCTCTTAAATACTTTGATATTTTGGACGGATATCATAGATATCACGCCTTATCAAAAGTGTATACCAAAAATCATGATTTTGATTATGAGATGGAATTGAGAATTGTTAATTTCACTGAAGATCATGCTAGACATTTCATATGGCAGGAAGATCAGAAAACGCAAATGTCAAAGGTGGATTCCGAATCATATAATCAGAATGATTATTCTGTATTTATTGGAGAGAGAGTTGCTGATAGCATGGCTCATGGGATAATATCTCGTAATAAAGGAATTATTGATTTTCCTGAGTTTGTTATAGCGGTAAAGTGTTTTTATAATACTGCTCAAATCAAAAGATCAGAAGCTATGAAAATTACGGAGGAAATTAAAGGTAAATTAGATCAAATGATTGAAGAAGACCCAACTATTATTGATGTAAAATGGAAGCGAAGCTTTATTTACTGTGCTGTTTGCGTAATGAAAAACTGTAATAGCAATTTAGCGGAGCAATCATATATGTTGAATGATAGTAGTAAAAACGGTATATATAATAAACAATATTGGGAAGGTCATTTTAATATGAGGAAAGCCATAGCTTTATCTGAATTATTAAAAGAGCTGAATAAAAAGGTGAGGAGGTGAATTATTATGATGTACAACGAAAAAAGAAAAGAGACTTTCATCAAAGAATTCACTATGGAAAAATCTACCGGTAAAAGAAATCAAACACCTAAACAAGTTTTAATCAATAGATTTACTGAAACAGCTCAATTCGAGATGGATCTTAATAAAGACGTATGTGAATGGACTGTGCCTGAAATATTAGATTTTTATAAATCAAGAGTTACTCGATCTCTTGAAAGTCTTATGATGATACATTCACATTTGAATATGTATACACAATGGTGCTTAACTAATGCTATGATTCCGGATTCTCAGAATCATTTCACCGAAATAGACAGAGAAATCCTTAATCAGCAATGTGTTAATTCTGCATATTTGGACAAGGGAATTGTTGACAGAGCCGGGGCAATCAAGTTAACCAAGAATCCTAAAATACTCAATGAATATGAGCGTTTCTTGATCCTTGCTTTATTTGAAGGAATAGGTGGTAAAGGATATAGTGACTTTGAAGCTTTAACGATGGATAATTTCAAAGGAGATATGGTCGAGCTGCCGGGAAGAACTATTAAAGTATCATATGAACTAATTAATTTAGCTAAGGCTTCAGCAGAAGTATATGAATACAGATTATACGGTGGTGTAGATCGAATAATGAATTATGAGACATCGGACAAAAAAATAATCAAATCAAAGCCAAATAAAAAAGAAGGAGCGTCAGCAACAGCTTTCCTGCACACCATGTCTGTAAATATAAAAAGATTAAAAGAAGAATGTGACACTCCAGCCATTTCTAGCTCTATGTTATTTGAGAGCGGCAGACTGCAAATGATTAGAGATTTTATGGTAAAAGATAATATAGATGCAGAAACAGCGATAAAAAGTTATCACGAAGAAATAAGCAATCAATACGGTCCAATATATGCAAAGGCAAGATACCTTGATAAATGGAATAAATATTTAGAGTTGACAGATTAACACTACGGTGTTAATCTTGGATATGTAAACACAATAATTAAAACCATACATAATACGAAAAAGATTTGACATATGATTTGTGAGGGATATAATAATAGAACAGACGTTCGGAGAGGTATTTGTAGAGGGAGGTAAAAAATTATGGATTTTGAGAAGTTACTTGACAGAATTGCTGAGCAGGATCGTATTCGTTATACAGTAACGGATAATGACGGACTATCGAATCATGTGGCTATGAGTATTGTTAGTGTAACAATGTTTGGTGATTCTGTAGAATTAATGGGAGAGGGAGAGTTGAGATTAGAATTTCCGATAAATTCGGTTATAAGTATAGAATATACGGATAAAAATACAATTCTAATCACCAGAGATTCAGGAATAATATGTCTATATTTGGACGAAACGAGTCCAGACATTCGATAATAAATTGACATAATTAAAATATGATATTATAATCAGGGGTATAATAAAACAAACAAGCAAATATATAAACGAAAGGAGTTTTTATGAGGTTTTTATTTGTAGGGCAGTTAGAATTTAACACTAAAGAAGATGCCAAAGTACCCGCGGTAAGAAAGATAGGAGATAGCGGACTTGGTATCAATGCTACTGTAATAGTATCAAAGAATAATCGTGCTTATGTCGAAGCTGTGGGCTGGCAGAACGACATAATTAAGACAAAGGATACTGACGGAAATAATATTGATATTGATTGGGATGATCGTTTTGATGACGATGTTATTAAGTCAGTAGTAAATTATCGTAAGAATGTAATAACAGATGGAGACGACAGACAGGAATTTATCACTCCATATGATTTTTGCGAGTATATCAAGGATCATATAGATGAGTTGAAGGATAAGAGATTCGCAGTTACCGGACAGACACAGGAGAATTTCTACAACGGTAAAGAGTCAAAAAGATTTCAGATTAATAATCTTTATGTAGTAGATAAGGACGATGAGCGTAAGAATAAGCTGGAACTGACCACAGTAATTTACTGGAATAAGGAGAGTATAGATACAACAGATTTCAAGGAAGAGAAGAAGATCTATATCAATGCGTATACACAGGAATATCTGTCTGGAAGAGATCTTGGATCTGATGGCGGAGAGAATAGATATATTCCTATTCAGCTTATCCTTGATTGTTCAAGAATTGATTTTGAAAACGACCAACACCTCAAGATGCTTAAGTATAATCTGATGAATCTTGGTCTTTCATATAAGGACGGAAAAATTGTTAACAATCTTAAGGGCAAGAAATACTACTCCAATGAAATTGTGATTTCATACTTCAATGGAGCACAAGATATGGGGGATGCGGAGAACATCACCTACGATATGTTGACAGATCTTCAGAAGATGAAGGTGGATTGCGGTCTTGCCAAGGTCGAAGATTTTGCTGCAAAGGGCAGATCATATGGTAATCGCATAGTAGAATGGAGAATTACAAATTTCCCGAATACCACCGGGACATATCAGGACGGCATGGTTGAAGTAGATGATACTCCAGATGAATTCGAGGAAAAGATATTCTGTCCTACAGCATCAGATGATGATCCTCCATTTGATATGAACGAACCAGAGGATGAGGAAGAGAAGCCTAAAAAGAGTAAGACAAAGGCAAAAAAAGAACCTGAACCCGAACCCGAGGATGAGGTTGATGACGATGATGACGACGATGATGACGATTTAGCGGATCTTTTTGGATAACTATTAACCATTTCGAAGTTGGGCGGCTCGCAGAAGAGTCGCCCTTGGCAGGAAGGAGAAAAGCCAATGGGAAAGTTTGGTAAGAAAAACGTAATTAGCCTTAATCCCCTTGATCTCAACATATGTTTAGCCGGGATTGGAGGAATAGGAAAAACAACCATCAGTAAAGAGATTTGCGAAAAACTCGTAGGCGAAGATGGTTACATTCATTTTAATATAGGACGAGAGGGTGGAGTTGATGCTATCTCTAATATTATATCTGAGCCTATAGAGGATTGGAGCAAACTCGTAGAAGTAGTAGGAGATATAGTAGATAACAAAGACGAGGATTATCCGCAACTTAAAGTAGTTATTTGGGATAGCTTGGATGAATTAATTCGTCTCGGAGAAATCGAAACTATTAGACAATACAATAAGAAAAATCCCGATAAGAGAGCTGAAACAATTCTGTCAGCATGGGGTGGTTTTGGCAAGGGACAGGATTATTGTATTAACATGATCCTTGATAAAATGTGGGAACTTCGAAATGTTGGAGTACATTCATTTATTATATCTCACACAAAGAGATCTGATATCATCGATCCTGTTACACAGGAAACTTATTCGCAGCTTACAGCAGATGCTCAGCAGAGATATTTTAACGCTATTCGTAACAAGATGGATATTATAGCTGTAGGTTACGTTGATCGAGAGATCATCAAAGAGAATACAGGGCGTAAAAATATTGTTACGAAGAAGGATATCACGGTTAACAAGGTTATGTCGGAATCTCGTGTTATTACGTTTAGAGACGATAGCTTTAGCATTGATAGCAAATCGAGATTTGCTGATATCGTCGATAGAATTCCGTTTGATGCAGATGCGTTTATCAAGGCTATTCAGGATGCTATAAAGGCAGAGCAGGCAAAAAGCGGGGTATCATATAAAGAAGCTGAAAAAGTTCAGAAAGCCAAGGATAAGGAAAAGGCTAAAGCTGCTTCTGAGTATTCTAAAAATGCAAAGGAACTCAAGATTGATGAAGAACGTAACGAGGAATTAATAGAGGATATCAAGATTAAGTTTAATGGTTTATCTGAAGACGCTGCTACAGAAGTCAAAGAACTTATGAAAGAACTTGGAGTCAAGAATTTCAAGAATCCAGATGAAGTGCCTACTAAGCATCTTGAGCAGATAGCAGATAAGATAAACGAGTTAGTTGAGGAATAAATAAGATGTGGTTCGTTTTAGTTCGCGAAAGAGACATATATATGTGGGAAGCGGTATTCGCTTCCCGCAGCTTTACTCTATGTCAGATAGTAGGATTTTTTTATTCGTTCAGATATATAGTAGATATCCGGTTTCAGCCACAGCGATTATATAGGTGATTTTATGGGTAGGATAGTAAAAATATGGGATATGGGAACTAAAGGCGACATGAATGACGCTTATAAGGCTCCGAATGGAAGATATTATAGTTCCAAAGCAGCTTACGAAGAAATAGTGAAAAATAGTGAAAATCGTAAGAAGTGCATTGATTTTATGATGGAGATCCTGGGGTATGAATCTCAAATGAAGCCGAATACCTATATTTTTAAGTTACTCAAAGAATTAGAACCGTTCGGCTATGACGTTATATATGAGACTATGATGAAGGTATCTAAAGATATAGCATGGGCATTAAATACAAAGCAGTTTATAAATGAAACTGCGGAGATCAAGTATATTTTTGCTATTATCAATAATAATGTAATGGATATCTATAAAGAGAAACAGCATATGCAAGAATTATTTAAGCAGCAAGCCAAAGTTATTGAATTTAAGGCGGCACAACATAGTGATGAAGACTATGACATTGGCAGTCATAAACGAAAAGGACATGATGTGTCTGGATTGTTAGGGGATAGCGAATGAATCTACAAGAAACGTTGAAGAAGATAAATAATGGTCGAGAAAAGGTTGAAGCATGTTTTGTATTTGCTTGCTGGTCTAATCCCGATTTATTTGCAGATTATAAAGAAATTAATGTCGGTAAAGACGAAACATTACAAGATAAAGATGCACAATTCTACTGGATGCTCGGCAGAGGAATGTGGGAACAGGGAGTTAGGAAGTTTGACCATATATCTATTGAAGCTTTTTTGACTAATAATAAAAAGGTTAAGAAGAAGTTTGAAGAGTACGGTGGATATCAGACAATAAAGGATTTGCAGGATCTTGTTGATCCAGAGAATGTAGAGGGCTATTACGATAAGATTGCTCGTATGAATTCTTTATCTGAAATGGCAAAGAAGTCTGAGGAATTATTTACTCATGTAGAGAGGTTTGATAACGCTACAAACGATGATGTTTATGATGTTTTCGAGTTACTGAATAGTTCAGTATCTCTCAAAATGGGGCATCAAGCGCAAATAGAACAACTTCGTATCACCGACGAGTTCATTAAGAACAATATGTCTGGTGAGAATGTAGGGTTGAGTTACGGAGAAAATGCTCCTTTGCTCAATTACACTACACTTGGTGCTCCATTAGGGGATGTCTTCTTGTTTAGCGGGCATTCCGGGACAGGAAAATCGAGTTGGATCTTTGAGAATATGGTAATACCGATACAGAAGGAGAATAAAGTTGCTATTATCAGCAACGAAATGGATATCAAGGTTTATCAAAATATGCTGTTATCCCATGTTCTTACAAGAGATTTAGATACATGGTCATTGACCCGTAAGAAGATTAAATTGGGCAAGTATACAGATGAAGAAATGGTCAAGATCAAGGAAGCACAGAAGATTGGTGACGAAAAATACGGTAACATTCAGTTTATCAAAATATTTGATAATGATACTAACCTTATAGAGAGATTTATTAAGAAACTCGCTCATTCTGGGGTGCGTTATATTGTATGGGATACAATGAAAGGTGATGATGCAGTAGACGGAGATGCTTGGTATCAGTTACTAATGAATTCTCGTAAGATATTCAATTTAGTTTCAAAGTTGAATATTGCCCTGACTTGTACTTTTCAGCTTGCTCTGTATACAACAAATCAAAGATATCTTGATGCAAGCTGCCTTAGTTCAAGCAAACAGATTAAAGAGGTGGTCAGTGAACTTATTATGATGCGCAAGCTTTGGGCAGACGAGTATTCCGGTGGAAAGTACGATTGTCATCCTTATAAATATAAAAAGGATAACAAGAAGATAAAAGAAGAGATCACGCTTGATCCCAATAAGACATATTATGTTTGTTTTATAAACAAAACAAGAAATGATGAGGGAGATCGACAGATTCTATACGAATGGAAGAGCGCATGGAACCGTTGGTATGAGATAGGATATTGTAATATTTTAAATGATCACGTAAATACTCGCAGATGATTGACAAAATTAAAATGGCAAGATATGATATAAATATGGCTACGGAATTCCTTTCATATACTCACTTTCTTAATTCCCTTCCATACGTAAAATACCTACACCGTAGCCATTTTTTATATAATGAGGAATAGCAGAAATGATAAATTTTGATAAATATGCAACAACGCGAACAAGTGAAGAAGTATGGGATATAATGAAGCCTTATGCAGTGGAAGAATATGGAAATCCGTCTGCCTTATATCCTTTTGCAGATAAATCACGTAAAGCTATTATGGAGTCTAAAGAGAAAATAGCTGCATTAGTCCATTGTCATCCAGACGAAATATATTTTGTTGCATCTGGAAGTATTGCAGATAACTGGATTATTCGTTCTATGTGTAGAAGAGGTACAGTTGGTATTACTTCTGCTATTGAGCATCACGCTGTGTTAAACACGTTTAATATGTTGAAGGATAAACATGATGTTCGAGTTATAGAACTTCCGGTAGATATCAATGGATTAATTGACATTTCAGAACTTGATCAGCACGTTTCTGTGGCTAATCTTGTATCTATTATGTATGTCAATAATGAAATAGGGAGCATACAAGACATTGAACAGATAGGGCATATATGCAGAAAAGCCGATGTTCCTTTTCATACGGATGCTGTTCAGGCTTTTGGAAAATTACCTATTAATGTCGATTCTCAATGCATCGATTTTCTATCTTGCGTCGGTCATAAGTTTCATGGTCCACAAGGAATTGGTTTCGTATATATAAGAGAAAAATATAAAGATTCTATGGCTCAACTGACTTATGGCGGATCTCAACAACGAGGAATAATAGCAGGAACAGAGAACGTATCTGGAATTGTCGGGCTTGCATATGCAGCTGAAAAGTCATACAGAGAACAAGAAGAACGAGAAAAACAGATACACGAAATTCATTGGAATCTAAAGTCTCAGTTGAAATTAGCGTTGCCGGAGATAACATTCAATAATGGCGGACAAACAAGTATGGAGAGCTGTGTGAATGTTTGTTTTCAGAATTATAATGTAACCGGCGAACAGCTATTAGCTTATCTTGGACAGTTTGATATATGTGTATCATCTGGATCTGCTTGTAATTCACAATCACATGAACCATCACATGTTTTGCAAGCCATAGGGTTAAGTGAGGAAGCAGCCAATGCATCATTGAGATTTACGTTTGATGAGGAAAATACAGTAGAAGAAGTCGAACAATTAGTAAAAACACTGGTTGAAGGAGTAGAAATGATTGGTGACTGATGGAGGATTGATTTATGGACGTAGTGGAGTTACAAGAGAAGATAATCGCTCGTCCTGAGTATATAAGAGATTTGTTTGAGGTAATGGGTTTTGAACATATTAAGGATAAAGGAGAATACTATTCCTTTCAAAACATTGGAGGTGATAATCCGTCAGCTATAGCCATTTATAAAGATAATTTGCATTATGAGAATTTCTCACATGGATCTAAAGGGAATCTATTTACCTTAGTTATGGAGACAAAGCATTGTAATTTCCCAGATAGTATCAGATATGTGGCAAAAGTATTAAATATACAGGTATCTCATGTAAAAGTAATATGGCCTTTTGGTGGTTTCTATCGGGAATTAATCAAGGATTCACCAAATACAATGTCTGATATGCCGCATTATCATGAACAGGATCTACCTCCAGCAAACTCGTTGAGTTACAAATTTTTTCGTGATGGTGTATCTTATCAGATTCAGAATAGGATGGGGGTTAGATATTCACATGAAGATGATGCAGTATTGATACCCATATATGATATCAATCATATGTTGGTAGGATGTAAGGGACGAAATAATGATCCTAATGCAGATGATAGTCACAGATGGTTTATGTACATTCCATATAAAAAAAGTAATGTAGTGTATGGATTAGATGTTAACTATACGAATATAATTAAACATAATCGAATATTCATCTTCGAAGCGGAGAAATCAGTGATGCAAGGCATGTCATTTGATATGAATTGTGGAGTAGCAATAGGCGGTCACAACTTAAGCGTGACACAATTAAAGTATATTAGAATGTTAAATGTGGAAATAACGGTAGCATTTGACCAAGATTTAATTGAAGAAGAGGTAGCTTATGAAACCAAAAAGCTGCTCATTGAAGATCAGAGATACCGAAACAAAGTTTTTTATATATACGACAGAACAGGAGAGTATTTACCGAGGGGATCAAAAATGAGTCCTACGGATTTAGGAAAAGAATGTTTTTTGAATTTAGTAAAGAATTGTAGATATGAGGTGACATAATGTTAGACATTACAAAATGTGATGGTAAAGGATGTGAAAAGCGTGTCAATTGTTACAGGTTTACATCAAAACCAGAAAGATTACAGTCGTATTCGGCATTTTTCGAAACGATAAAAGATGGTAAATGCGACTATTATTGGGAGGATAAAAATGGCAGCGAGAGAAATAGCACCAGAATTACAGAAACTGTTTGATGAAGGAGAGGAAGTATATAGTATATCCCGGTTGAATTGTATAAACCAATGTGAATATCAAGCGTATTTATCTTATATAGCATGTCTTCCGAAAAAGACAGGTGTATGGAGTGCATTAGGTTCGTCCATACATGATGCTCTTGAGAAATGTGTTAAGGGCGAAGCCGAAGAATCTATTCTTAAAGATGCAATTAATAAGGAATTAGAGAATTTGGATATCCTTGGGATAGATTTTCCGTTAGATCGGAATGGTAATCCGACATTGCGCAATAATTGGATAGTTAATATGAGTAAGTTTGCTCAAGAATTTAAGACTCCAAAGGGGAAGTTCGAGACAGAAAAGCTTATTCTACTTCATTGGAAAGATAATATATGGATTCAAGGATATATAGATCTTATTAGATATGATAAGAATGGTGTATATATCGTCGATTGGAAAACCAGTTCCAATTATGATAAGAAGCATTTGGTTGAAGCTGGCAGACAGCTTGTGCTATATGCGTTAGCCATGCAGGAAGAAGGGTATACGGTCAACAGAGTAAGTTGGTGTATGCTTAAATACTGTAAAACTACATGGATACAGAAAAACGGTAAACCCAAAGATAAGATCAGCGAATGGAGAAATTATATCAAGGATCTGCGTAGTGTATTAGAAAAGAAATTGTCGGATATGGGATATGACGAAGTGGATACAGATGCTTTGTTATTCCAAGCGGAACAGGATAATTCAATGGAATGTTTACCGAAAGAACTCAGATCTCAATTCAAAACCGTTCCTTATGTAAGAGATTATGAGCTGACGGATGAAGTAATAGAAGAATGCAAACAGTATATCAATGATAGTATTGAGAAGTATCATAAATGTGGTAACGTAGAAAAGAACTTCCATCCATGTGATATCAATAAGGAATCATTTTTTTGCAGCTCTTTATGCGATTTCAGTACCTCTTGTAAATATTGGAAAGAATACTGTGATCAACTTAAATATAAAGAGAATTCCGAGGATGAAGATGATCTTTTTTGATACATAGTTGACACAATTAAAATACAATGTTACAATTACGAGGTAGACAGATGAAAAATATATATAGAGTATTGCTATTACTTGTTTTGATTGGTTTTATGTTCCCAGTACAAATTAGAGCAGAGGAACCAAATGTTACAGAAGACATCATAGCTGGCGCAGAAGTAGTAATGAGAGAGAACTTTGAAATACTGGCATATAAGGAAATGATGCGTATTAGCACTTTACTCATTACAGATCCTGTTCAGTATATGATTGAATATAACAGAATAAATGAAGCATATAAAAACTATTTGGATAGCACGGATACTATATATGACATTTATTCCGAAGAAGATATCAAATATCTTCAACAGTGTGTGGAAACCGAGACACATGGATGCCAAGTATTTATTGATAAAGTAAATGTAGCAAATGTAATCATAAATCGGGCAAAAGATGAAACAGATAAGTTTCCGAATACAATAAAAGAGGTTGTTATAAGTCCAGGGCAATTCTCTTATAATAAAAAGAATATTGATCCGTTAACAATAGCTGCCTGTGAATACGCGTATCTGTGTGGTGATACAACGGAAGGTGCATTGTACTTTAAGAGTAGTAGAAAAACATCGACTTTCAACGGAGCAACGTATTTATTTACGGATTCAACTGGACATCATTATTATAGATAACGGAGTTTGAGATGCAAAGATTAATTATATTAACTGAAGATTGTAGCATAGACACAATAATTAAAATTGGAGAAAAGTATTGGAAAAACCTATTTATTAATAATACAAAAATGTATTACACAAAGCTCGGCAAGTTTTATGTAACTAAATTCAACCCCGATGTAGAGCTTTACGAGGATTATATACAACAAAACAATAAACCATTTATACAAACTATTACGAAAGAACTATTGTTGATTTTGGTCGGTCAATTGTCGGGGTTGAATTTATTAGAGGGACAGGATTATGAAAAAATCGAGGATATTGGAGTGATATTCAGACCATTATCAGACGAGAAAATAAGCGAGGTACTTAAACTTGTTGAGTAAACAGGAATGGGAGAAAAAGATTCAAAAATTGGGTTTTGATGCGAAACTTGATGAACACTCTGTTTTGATACTAAAAACAGGCGATAGAGAAGAAGCTATTAGATATAGAGATGCATTAAAGGAGTTCCCTTATAGTTGGGGAATACAGGTGAAAAGAAATGGACAAGAAGAAGTTTTGTCAGATACTGAAGAAATTGGAGAATGCGAGGAGATTTGAAGAAGCTATCTGGGGATTATGCAATAACTATTCTCATGATAATCACACAGACATAAGCGTATTCGGTCTTGGCATGGGATTAGATGTGGATGTTGTGGATCTCTTACAAGAAATTATGCAAGATAAAGCCGAAGATATCGGATATTTCTGCTATGAACTTGATTTTGGGAAAGAGTATAAACCCGGATGTATTACTGAAGATGGTAATGAAATAGACTTCAGTACAGCAGAAAAGTTGTATGACTATCTCACGAGGGATGATAAATGAAAAGACTATTTTATTGGGTGGCTCTGAAATGGGTTTTAAGAGACAAAGATGAACTTAAGCTAACTGGAAAGCAAAAATCTCAGATAGAGGGTTTATTGAGGAAGATCGAGGTGTAGAAATGAGCTGGTATACGACTATGTATTGTGGAATTATGAAAGATAATAAGATCAAACCGTGGGGACCATATGATGCTAATGGACATCTGAAGCCTATATATACGGAGTCGCGTTCTTTCACCACGGAAATAGGTAATCTTTTTTATCACATCACAGAGGAAAATTTAACTGACGAACTGAAAGAAGAATTCAAATATGAATGCGGTCTAGATCCTGATATCGGTTACGGACAAATTAGTCCTTATTTTGGGTATTTGCCCGCTAAAGACATTCCTTCAAGTAATTATATCAAGAGAGGATATTGCAAGATTAAGGACATTAATGAATATCTCAATGGTGAATATTTTGAGGGCTTTTACGACGTATTAGATCCGGCAGAATACGCTATGAAGTTGGAGAATGAGCTGAAATTTGGCACTCCTAAACCTAAAAAGGATGAATACGGAGAGGAATACTGTGAGCCAAGCTGCTCTGAATATGCATACTTCTCATGGGCAGATTGGAATTCTCAGGAATATGACGCTCATCGCATGAAAGAAATGATTGGAGTATTAGAGGATTATCACATGAAAGACGATGGTTGGGAGTATGTAATCATTAAGACGGAGGGATGATATGAAAAATATAATGATGGTTATAGGTGGACTTGTAGGAGTAACAGTATTTACTTGGGCATTTGTCGTTTTTATGTGGATGCTTATTACTCATATCTTCGGGATGGATTATTCCTTATATCAAGCAACCGGTGTTTGGATGTGTCTATGGACTATCAAGATTGTAATGCAGTCAAATGTAGAATTTCGCTTTGAAAGGGGTATGTAATGGCAGATAGAAAATTAGCGCATATAGAGAAAATAGCATGGGTCAAGCCAATCGAGGGAGCGGACAGTATAGAGAAGATCGGTGTACTTGGTTGGGTATTATTTGCTCATATTGGAGATTTCCACGAGGGCGATCTTTGTGCTTTCTTTGAAATAGATAGCAAGCTTCCCGAAAAGGATTGGTGTAAATTTCTTGAACCTAAGCATTATAAGGTGAAGACCTATAAGCTTGGTAAGTTAGGGGTCATATCACAGGGATTGGCTATTCCGATCTCAAATATACCAGAGCTTGCTAATAAGGAATGGCATGAAGGTGATGATATCACAGAGCTTCTTAAAGTTACTTATTCCGTTGCCGAAGATAACATTCGTAAAGCAAAAAATAATCCGAATGCAAAATATAATGCTATGGCTGCAAGGCATCAAAGGCTTGCTAAGCAGAAGTGGTTTAGATGGTTGATGAAGAGAGAATGGGGCAAAAAGTTACTCTTCTTTGTATTTGGTAGAAAAGATAAGCCGTTAGGATTTCCTACAAAATTTGAGTTTGTACATAAGACCGACGAAAATCGTGTAGAAGCACTTGATCAAGAATGGCTATTTGGTTATAAAGAGCCTCTTATTCAGACAACTAAATGCGATGGAACTTCCGGTACATTTATCCTTGAAAGGTTAAAGCGTGGCAAATATGAGTTCTACGTATGTTCTCGTAATGTGCGACAGCTCACTCCCGATCAGAAGACCTATCACGATGATAATGTTTATTGGAATGCGGAATTCAAATTCCATATCAGAGATTTCTTACAAGATATGCTCGAAAAGAATCCAGATTGGAATTATGTAGCTATTCAAGGTGAAATATGTGGTCCAAGCATACAGGGTAATCCGCATAAGTTGAATGAATTAAGATTTTTTGGATTTAATTTCATTGATTCCGTAGAGGGTAGATGGAATTCTGTAGATGCTAAAGCACTTTGTGAGCAATATGGGATAGAATGGGTTCCGATTATCAATGAAGAATATTATCTACCGGAAGATATGGAAACCTTGAAGCTTCAAGCAGATGGGGAATGTGAGATACCTGGATCTTCTGGATTAAGAGAGGGATATGTATACAGAGGAATAAAGAATCCTAATGTCAGTTTTAAGAACGTAAGCAGACAATATTTAATGAAACACGATATATAAAAAGGAGTCAATCAAATGTGGATTAGTAAAAAGAAGTATGAAGAACTTGTAAAGGAACGTAACTTGTATAAGGCTACTGTCGATCAGTATAACGAACAGTATGACAGAGTGAGGGATGCAATAAATCAGAATTGTGAAACCATAGAGGATCTGTTAGATGCGAACGGTAGAATGTCTGCTCAGGTTGACGATTATCATGACACTCTGAAGGATGCATTGGATATGCTTGATAACGTAATCAATATTACGTTTGAGGGTAATCGAGGTTTTGAAATGGTCGTCTTTCAGAAGTATGGCTGCGCTCCACAGATTTACCACAAGGGTAAGCTGGTGAAAGCCAAGATGAGAGATCAGATGAAATTAGTTTTTTATAATGGTGGAGCAGGCCTTCAGAAAACAGAAAATATCTAATTGTTTGTAGCCACACCTTTTTCTTTATTCTCCCTTTCTCTCAGGGTGTGGCAAATAGGGCATTCGCCAAGCGGTAAGGCACAGCACTTTGACTGCTGTATTCACTGGTTCAAATCCAGTATGCCCTGTGTCGTCTTAGCCATAAGGCGATTACCTCCATTGTGATAGTGGGTACACAGATTCACTTCTATCTATGCAAATAATTCCCCCTTTTCACTGTGTACCCACATATATAGAAAGGCAAGGGTAAAGATTATGAATGAAATATTGAGTTTTGTAAATAAAAATAAACATATATACATTTTAGGATTTTTGTTTTATACGGTTCTTAATGTATGGAGCGGTTATCCTTGGTGGTATTTTCTCATCGGATTAGTGATTGTAATTATGCTTTTGTCAGGAATATTACTCATTTTATCTGACGAGCATGAGAAAGATGATTTTGATGATTGGATGTGTGTATGAACAAAATTGATGTAGGTGATTTTATTAAAGTGAAAAATCATTTGATGGCAGTAATAGCCGAAGACGAAGAGTTTATGTATGTACTGATCAATGATAGTCATACGTGTCAGAGAATGATCAAGGAGAAAATGAAGGGTAATGCAGAAGTAGTGAAGAAAGCAGCGTGCAAGTCGATTATCCGGGCATTTTATGATGATATGACTTATGTGCGGTAAGGAGTAGAAGATGATAGTTATTGATGGAGTAGAACTGTATGAAGAGAGAGATTTACCTAAGTTGGTAGCAGACAAAGTGATGTTTAAGCCGAGACTAAAAGATGTTGATGGACGTATGTATACGATCCAAGAATATTTTCCACATCATATTTTGATGAAAGATTGTGAATTTGGAACAAGAAGATGTTTTAAGTATTCAGAAGTATTTTGGAGAATGAATTAATATGAAGAAACTTGATATAGAATCAACATTGATCAAGAAAGGTTATCAGAGATTTAGCCCATCTCCATTCGACGGAGAATGTGTCATGAAATGTTATCAAACAGCGGTTAGAAATAATAATGGAGATAGACAGTATTTCATAACATGGAAAAAATGGGATTTTAGTCAATATAAAAATGGTAACCATTCTGAATTAGAAAAACCAAGATATGAAGCATATACACAACTTACCACTAAAGACGGGAATGTTATAGATATCACATTTCTTAATGGTTGGGAACCGGAAAAAGCTGAAGAATTTATGGAGAAATTGTTTAATACTGGATGGTTTAGGGATTATGACAGGAGAGATGGCGAATGAAGTATATGGGCAGTAAGTCAAGAATAGCTAAACATCTGGTGCCGATTATTCAACGAGAAATTGATGATAATAATATCCATTATTATTTAGAACCGTTTTGCGGAAGCTGTAGCATAATAGATAAGATATGCTGTGATAGGAAGTTCGCCTATGATATTAACAAGTATCTGATTTATCTATTAATTCACGTTAAGTCAGGTGGTGAATTACCCGAAATGATTGATAAGGGTCTATATGATGAATTAAGGGCAGCGTGGTATGAAGACAATAAAGAGCAGAAATATCCAGATTGGTTGATAGGAGCAGGAATGTTCTTAGCCAGTTATAACGGAAGAGGATATAGCGGTGGATATGCAAAACCGGGATATGAGCAAACTACTAAAGGACGAAGATATAGAGATTACTATCAAGAAGCAAAGGACAATTTGATAGATCAAATTCAAAAACCTTTATTTCGAGATATTATGTTCGGGATTAGCAATTATAAGAATTTGGATCATTTGGACAATTATGTGATTTATTGTGATCCACCTTATAAGGGCAAAAAGCAGTATGAATATTCCAAAGGATTTGATTATGACGAATTCTGGGATAAGATGCGAGAATGGTCGAAGAATAATATAGTTCTTATATCGGAACTTGAAGCACCAGATGATTTTGAGTGCATCTGGCAACAAGAGGTTAGCAGAAGTATAAAAGCCACTGATAAGAGTAAAGCTACAGAAAAATTATATAGGTATATTGACAAAATTAAAACACAATGATATGATTTGTAAGGATGATTCAAAACTTTTGCTAATATGATAGCAATTATGCGTCAAAATCGCAGAAAATTGACATTTTGATAGCAATTGCCGAAATGGACGCGACGATCTCGTAAGACCAACGGCAGAGATATAGAAACAGAGACACCAACAAATGCGAAGCGTTTGGTGCGGTAGGCAAAATGGCTCCATAGTCTAATAGGTAAGGACACAGCCCTTTCAAGGCTGGGATGCCGGGTTCGAGTCCCGCTGGAGTCAGCGGAGTGGGAGAGCAAATGTGACACCGGACTCAGTGACGAAAGTCAGGCCAACAATGGTGGGATGTGCGCTTTGAGGGGGACGCTTAAACCTCTATGTGAAAGGTAATAAAATTCGATTTTTATTAGGGGTAAATTTATGGCAATAATTCAGAGAGATGACAATTATTCAACAGTGATAGCAGATCCGTTTAGTGATATAAAAAATAGAGTAAATAAACAGATTGACATAATTAAAAGATGCTTTAAGAAATACAAGTGGAAAAACACTCGGAAGAAAAAGGGGGAGATCGAAGAAATCGATGATGCAATAAGTAAGATACACGAATTGTTTGATATCGCGTGGGAATACAATCAAAGTGAAGAATCAAGAACGGAATTGTCTCAAAAATGTACAACATATCTTACGGATGTTTGGCAAACAATTGGGGCTATAAGAGAGGAAATGATTGAAGATTAAGAGGGGTATACATATGAATGATATTACTTATAAGGTAGATGAAAAAAGTGGAACGGTCGTTTGTAAACTGTCTAACTGTGAAAATATAGCTTTAAACAGGATACTAACATATTGTGATGATTATGCTATACGATTTAGTGATTTCCTAATTCGAGATACTTATATCGGAGTTGCACGTTGTATGCCCGGGGATTCATTCGATGTGGAATACGGCAAGAAACTTGCTTTGACTAGAGCAAAAATAAAGAGGGGAAAAGCCATTAATAGGATAATAAATAAATACCTTAAAAAGTGCCGTCGAGATCTTGATATTTTAGAGAAATATGGTATCCATAAGATTCCTGAGATAGAAGAGAGGTAAGGCATGTTTGAACAGATGATTTCGTTATCAACAATAGATAGTGCTAATAAGTTTCATAAGGGTATAACAAAGATAAATTGCGACATTGATCTTGTTACGCAGAATTTCCGTTATACGGTGGATGCAAAGTCAATTATGGGTATATTTAGTCTGGACTTGTCGCAACCGGTGATTTTAAGAGCATATACAGAAGATCCTGTTATAGTAGCAAGGATTAGAAAGGTTCTTGAAGGAATTTGACATGCTTAAGCCAGCACAGTTTTATACAGATGAATTACAACATTTATTTAGAAAAACATGGTTTGATGACAAATACTTGTTTTATCACAATGGCTGCTACTATGAAGAATTCCTACCGGAAGAAAGCACCGTCAATGATCATCAGTTTGTTTCAGTAGCTCGCTGTGACGTAATTGGATTCATTGGTTATTCTGTAGATAGAGCGGCTAATGTTGTATTTGATCTCAATATTATTAATTTCACTGATGATAAGATAACTTTCAGCAAAGATGTTATGCAAGCAATTGATGATATATTTTGTAAATTCAACTTCAATAAGATTGAATTTAATGTGTATATAGGTAATCCGGCAGAGAAGATGTACGACAAGTTTATTAACAAATGCGGTGGTCGTATAGTTGGAACATATACAAAGCATTGTAAACTGGCTGATGGTCGATTGTATGATCTGAAGATGTACGAATTATTCAAAGACGGGTATTTGAGGAACAGAAAAGATTTTCTTAAATTAGATTGACGCAATTAAAACAGGAGGACATGTTTACTATGTATTTAACAATTATAACGACAGTATTGGTGATTACACAAATTATTCGAGTGACACAGAATGCTATCAGTCTTTATAGGCAGGAACGAGATATTAAGAGACAGCTGAGTTGGTTAAAGGATCGGGATATTACGCAGGAAGATTTTGATATACAGAGAGAGGTTTTTAGGTTGTTGAGAGACAAATTAATGAACGAAGACGATTAAAAGGATGTTGGGTAACTTCACGCAGATAGCAGAGGAAACTTTACGTAGCGACCTAAAACTATTTCCAGAGTGGAGCGTGAACATAATAGCCGGTAGCGAATATGGTCGTCGATGGGATTTTGCGGCTATTAAATGTGCAGGAGTGTTGGAATTGGAATACAAAGCGGACTTAAAATTCGTTGAGAAGATTCTCATGAGGGTTCGAGTCCCTTCTCCTGCATTGTAATAAAAGGAGGAGATATGTTTATTAAGGAAAAAACTAACTGGGAACGAGATAGTATGTTTAAGGCGACATCTAATGGAAAAGTAATGGCATTAGCAATCACTGCAAACCATCCTCTTTTCAAGGATTTACTAAATATGATCAATGAATATCAGAGGGAATTTGGTTTGCAGGAAGTAACAGAACATATACCTTCGGACGAAGATATTGGCGATGAAGAATAGGAGTTATAAAAGTGAGTAAATTTCAAATTAACAATGTTGTACAATTCACAGAGAATCATAAATGGTGTGGATGTTTTGGATTCGTAGATGAAATTAAAGAGTGCGGAGATGATATACGCTATATGATCGGTGTTCCAATACCAGAACAAGGCACCGCATTTATTTTTTCAATGGAGAGTGAAAATGATTTTGAGTACATCGGGACTCCGGTAATGGTTTCCCAAAGAACTGTAAAAGATTGATTTCATCTGGAGGGTATTATGGTTCAAATATTGAAAGGATTTAATATCGTATGTTTGAAACAAAAAAGGTAAGACAATTAAAAGAAGATATATGTTTTTGGAGACAGAAAACTAACGAATTGGAAAATAAGATATTATCAATAAATGAACAAAACAAAGAATTAGAAAAGCAAATCTCTCAAAAAGATGATGAGATTATGAATTTACAACATGTTAACAAAGAAAACGAGATTATGAAACGATACTATAAATTAGACGAAGATCCTTCTCCGGAGGTACAAGCAAAAGTCCTTGCTGATTTACGAATTCATAATATAGAATACGAAAATCTTTTAAACAAAATAGAAGAGTGTAAAAGAGCAATGCAGATAGCACGTACAAATTATTCAATATACCCATATTATTATACTCTGAGATAATATAATGAGAACATGGAATTATAAATAAAAAGTTGATTCTATTGGAGAAAAAAATGGAAGAACGAAGATTCGAAGTATTACATGGAAATAATCTACTCGCATCAAATATGCGATTAGAAGATGCCCTGCTTTTTATCAATGCAATTTTTGATAAGTATTATATGGAACATTCAATGGTTATAAGCATAAAAGAAATGGATAGAACAGAGCAACAATAAAAGGATTATTCTATTGATTGGAGGATGTAAAATGAAAAAATGGCGAGATCAAAGTATGAAATTTGAACTGGATGATAAAACTCTGACAATGAAAATTTCTATAGCAGAGTTAAAAAGGTTGTTTCACACAAGCCCGGAAAACTTTAATGGTGTTGGAAGATATGCAACGGTAATAAAAGGCAAAGAACAGGAGTTTGTAGAAAAGATTATAAACATTCTTCGTGATGATGCCCCTTACGAAGCTGATGATTTGGTATGGAGTCAGATGTTTACTTATGCTTTTCAAGAAATAATTGAGGGTGCATATGATGAATTCTTAAAATATCATGATGAATAATATTTTAATTGGAGAATGAAATGACAAGAGAAGAATTAGAACAGGGGAGATATAGACGTAACCCGGATAGAGTATACGGATATTTCTGGTCTTTCTGTGAACAGAATAGCTGTTGTGAGGATTGTGATAAGATTATTCGTTTTGGGTGCAGCGTCAAAAGAATAATAGAAGAATGTCAGACAAAGCGGATCTTGAGGATATGCAAATAAAAAGATATTTTTATTGGAGGACAATAATCAATGGCGAGATTAGTAAAAAATAATAGTGATGTACCAATATTAAATGAAGTTTGGACAATAACATTTTATGACCATAAACCTCTCGATTTTACATCTAAAGATGATTTGGAAAAATATCTAAATCATGAATTATCAAAGGAACATGGGTATATGGAATATGAAAGAGTTCCTAATGGTGTGGAACATACCGTATATTATAATATTGAATATGGCGATTAAATAAAATAAAACTTTCATAGGAGAAAATATGACTGTTCGTGAGCTGATAAATAAATTAATGGATATGAATTTGGACGATCCAGTATATATAACAAAAATTGTAGATCATACTAGCAGCAAGTGCGTTGGATTTGTGAATGACAATCCTATTGAGTTGGCTACAGAAAAAATAATTGACGTTGATATTCATGGGGTATTTGGCACATTGCTAAATTGTATTACGGTTGTTGAAGAGGAGGAAAAATCAGAATGAAATTAAGAGACATTATAAAAACACAGAATCAAATTTTAGATGATGGTAATTCTATAGAAAACAACATAATTACTGGAAGTGATATTGTTTGTATTGGACATTTCGGAAATGTGGTGAGTCTTGATATTTGGACAAAGTCATGTAGCTTATATCATGATTATAATAATACGGATAATATTGGCTGGCAAATTAAAGCCTTAGTGGAATTATTTGATTTGACGGATGAAGATGGATTTGTTCTGAGTGAATTCAAAAATATTCCTTGTAGAATTGTGCTGGAAGGTTCTGGTGGATGGGGAAGTAAAGTCATTGGTTTCGGACATTTTATGAAAGACAAATTCGTATATAAAGATGACTTTGCGAAGATCACAGAATAATTAGAGGTAACGTATGATTAAAGAAAATATCTAAGTGAGGGGGCATACATGTTAGAGAGTTGGGGCGGTGATGGTTTTTATGATTCTGTCACGGAAAACGAAATGCAGAGAATAGGATTTAATACTTGTGAATCATATTGCCGAGAATACTGTTGGCTTCATGGATATGGATATTGTGATAAATGCGCTTACGACAAGGAACGCGCAAAAAGACGTGATGCAGAAAGTAAGGATAAGAAATGACAGAGATCGAAGATTTTATTAAAAAGAATTTTGTACCTGTTGAGGATAAACCTGGATTCGTTTGGTTTAGTAAAAGAAATTTTCAAATAATTAGTATAGAAACCTTAGTAAAATGTCTAGAAGATGCTTGGACGAGAGGATTATATCACTTACCTGTGTTTGGCAGAAAGTGGGAATGAGGAATGAAATAAACTTTTTATGAGAGGAAAATATGAAGACAATAAATGGATTAAATCAACTACGTCATTGGTGTGCAACGCAAGGATTGATATATGTGCAATGGTATCCATATAGACACTGTTCAGGATATTGTATAGTAAATCCATCAGAAGAGGCTCTTGAAAAGTTCTATGAAAATGTTAGAGCATCAGATCCGCAGCATGAATCATTTGTATTAATTCTCGGACAGTTTGAAACTTATGAAAACTTAAATATGAAAACAATAGATGAATATATAAAAGAGATGATTTTACCCAAATTATTATAAAAGTACAATTTGATAGGAGGAATGATGTGCAATGTTTGAGAAACAATTACCAAAAACGGCAGAATATCTAAATCATATGGAAAAAATTTTTTCTGAATTTGTTTCTGACTATGAAAAATTTGAACAAGCTACTGATGAAGAAAAAGCAATTTATATGAATCCGATGTTACATTTTGCTGAAACAATTTACATGGAAAACTCAGCGTGGGCAGAAGATATAGCTAAATATCTATGCGTCCTTTGTGACATAAAAAAAATAAATGTGAAAATAAATGTAGAATGATGAAGGATTAAGTTCCAATAAAAACGATATTTCATCTGGAGGAGTTATGAATATATCAAGGCATGCTCAGGAGCGGTATGCAGAGCGCATAATGGATAAAGATGATGTTCAAGATATGAATCTTTTTATATCCAATCATATACAAAAGATTACAGAAGACATCAATAAGATGATTGAATACGGAGAATTGCTTTACGAAGGACGTTCGATAAAGAAAGAATGGCATAATTCGATTGTTAGGATATATATGAGAGATAACTGGATTGTCGTTGTAGACCGGGATAAACAGAACGTAATCACTCTCTTTACTGTGGATCTTGGTGTCGGACAGGAGATGAATGATTTATATATATCTAAGATTAAAGAACAGTTGTCCAATGCTAAAGTGGTATTCTCAGAGAAATGTAATGAAATAGATAAACAGAAAGAAGTATATGAGAGTTTAATAGCTGAGAATACTGATATGATTACCGAATATAACAGAGTCGTGAATTCGTTGGTAGAACAGAATAATGGATATCAGAATTTACTTAAAGAGTTAGATACGAATAAAGATATTGCGGAACAGGAAGTCAGAAGAATAATCGGTATATTAACAACGAGGAGTGTGTTTTAGTATGTATGAACTGAATGTAGAAAAATATCCGTGGTTGATCACTAAGTATGATGATGAATGGATTGAAGATGAAGGACACGTAGAACTTGCAAATCTTCCAGACGGGTGGCTTATATCATTTGGAGAGCTGCTGTGTGAGGATCTAGATAATGTAATAAAACGCGATAATCTTACACATTTTCGGATAGAAGAGGCTAAGGAGAAATTTGGTGCGGTTCGCATTTATTCATCTGGTGGCAATGATGAAACAGAACGCATTATAGATGATTATTCTGTTCTTTCAGGAAATATCTGTATAAGATGTGGAAAGCCGGATGTACATATGACAGGAGCGGGTTGGTATTATCCATGCTGCGAGGACTGTTGGGATAGCTCTATACCATACGACAAAGCTATTGCTGATGATGACAACAAAATGGCTACTTCGCATACAATACGCGGATTCTCAGAAGGCGATCATGAAGACATTGTATATGATCTGACCGAGCTTGCTGAAAGAATTAGAAACCACTGGAAGGAGATAAAGTTGAGAGATGGGATTTCAGATATGTTACATACCGTTGAAGAACTTTTTGAAGAGGGTGAAAAACGAGATAAATATATACAGGATGTAGAGGAATTAAAGCAAAAGTGGATTAAAGAGAATGGATTGGAGTAAATCATGTCGAACTATACTGTATATCATTTACATTCTGATTTAAGTAATGGAGTCACTTCGATTGATTCAGTTACAAAGCCAGATCAATATATAGAAAAAGCCAAAGAGTGCGGCATGACCGCACTTGCTTTTTCTGAACATGGTTCAATTTTTTCATGGGTGAAAAAAAAAGAGCACATTGAAACTGCTGGCATGAAATATATTCATGCTGAAGAGTTTTATATTACAAAGAATTTGGACGAGAAAATCCGAGATAATAGACATTGTGTCCTTATTGCTAAAAATTATGATGGAGTATTAGAGTTAAATAGACTTTCCTCGCTTTCTTTTAATAGAGAGGATGGTCATTATTACTATGTGCCGAGAATTACCGTAGACGAGCTTTGTCACACTTCTGATAATATTATCGTGACAACGGCATGTTTAGGTGGTGTTTTGCTTGGTAATGACAAAGATATGCGAAAGGCGATCTTGGATTTTGTTATTAAGAATAAGCATAGATGCTTTCTTGAAATTCAGCATCATATGGTAGAAGAACAGATTAAATACAATCGTAATCTTTATAAAGTGTCACAAAAATATGATATACCCTTAATTTGTGGCACTGATACTCATGCTCTCAATAATGAACATATGGAAGCACGTAGTATACTTCAGAAAGCTAAAAATATTAGTTTTCCAGAAGAAGATAACTGGGATCTGACGTTTAAGACCTATGATGAATTAGTCGAAGCATATAAAAAACAAGATTCCTTACCTATAAATATAGTATTAGAAGCCATTGAAAATACTAATGTAATGGCTGATATGGTAGAAGAATTTGAATTAGACCGCAGTTATAAATACCCTCATTTATGGGGTGATGATTCTGAGAAAATCTTTATTAAAAAGATTAAACAGGGCATCAAGACTAGAGGTGTAGATCAATATCCAAACAGGGAAGAATACGCGGATAGAATAAAATATGAACTCAAAGCATACAAACATAATCAAGCTATAGACTTCATGTTACTGATGGAAGATATAGTTGCATGGTGTCGCACTCAGGATATCCAGGTGGGTTATGGCAGAGGTTCTGTCAATGGCAGCGTGATAGCGTGGTTGCTAGGCATTACCGAAATGGACGCTATCAAGCATAATCTAAATTTTGACAGATTTATGAATGTAGAACGTGTATCACTCAGTGATATAGATACGGACTTTCCTCCGTCTCGTATAGACGATGTAAAACAGTATATATTCAATAAACATGGATTGTTCTGTTGTGATATAGCTACTTTTAATACGATAGCGGATAAAGGAGCTATTCGTGACGTAGGGAGAGCATTAGAGATATCATTATCTGAAGTGGGAGCAATCTGTGACGCAGTGGACGATGAAGAAGCTTATGCTAAAGTACGCAAGGAGAATCCTGACTTATTCAAATATGTAGATATGGTTAAAGGTGTTGTGGTTTCTGTTGGTAATCATCCTTGTGGTGATGTTGTGGCTCCTTATAGTATTAACGATCGTATGGGGACGTTTACAACAAGTACAGACGCTTATCCTATTAGTCAAATATACATGAAAGAGATTGATAGTTTGAACTATGTTAAACTCGATTTATTAAAATTAGATACTATCGAATTGATTGCTAATACTTGTAAATTAGCTAATATTCCTATGCTCACACCAGATAATATGGACATTACTGATGTTGATGTATGGAATTCAATGAGAGATGATACTACTCAAATATTCCAATGGGAAGGTTCTACAGGCGACAATTATATTAAGAAATTGTTGTCAGATGAGAATATAGAGAAGTTTCAAGCGATTGATGACAATGTGGATAGAATGGCTTTACTTAGTATAGGCAATAGTGCTATCCGTCCTGCCGGAGCGTCATATAGAGAAGATTTGGCCAAGGGCGTTGTAAGAAAATCAGGATCAGATGCTATAGACGATTTCTTGAAACCTACATTTGGCTATCTCGTGTATCAGTGTCAAATCATTGAGTTTCTACATAGTTATTGTGGATTTACAATGGGTGAAGCTGATATCGTTAGACGGCATTTTGCAAAAAAGACCGGTACAGAAAATGATATTCCTATCATCAAAGATGGCGGTTATATGACAGAGGAAAAGAAACATTATATCCCTGGATTTGTAGCAACAATGAAAGAAAAGTATGATATGTCCAAAGAAGAAGCAGAAAAAACCATTGTCGCGTTTCTTCGGGTTATAGAAGACGCTTCGTCATATTTGTTTTCAGTCAATCACTCGACACCATATAGTTACGAGGGATATGCTTGTGGCTGGCTTAGATATTACTATCCGGCTGAATTTTTGACTTGTGCACTTAATATTAATAAAGACAATGAAGAAAAGACGACGGCTATATCTGCGTATGCTAGAAAAGTTGGTATTAGAATTGAATCAGTGAAATTTCGGCATTCCGTTGCATCATATTCGTGTGATGCTGCAAATAAGGTAATATACAAGGGATTATCTTCTATTAAGTTTATGTCTGATACAGGAGCCGACGATTTATATAAGCTTAAAGATAATGAATACGAATCATTCGTAGATCTGTTAATAGATATTAAACAGACGAGTCTGAATTCCAGACAATTAGACATTCTTATTAAACTCGGTTTCTTCAGCGAGTTTGGCGATATCAATATGCTACTAAAGCAAGTTGAATTATTCGACAAAATATATGGAAAGAAGCAGTTTAAGAAAGATAAATTGTCAGAATTAGGAATCTCGGAATATATAGTCGCTCGTCATGCTCAAAAACAGACTGAAAAGATATTTAAGGATTTCGATGATGTAGCTTTATTAAAGGATGTTTGTGAGAAAACAACCTACAAGAAGACCTCTGTAGTGTCTCGTGTAGGTTACGAGTTTGAATATTTAGGCTACAGCACGATTACTGATAAGCGTTTTGATGATGAAGATTGGTATGTAGCAGATTTACTTGGGACATATAAAAACATGCTTTCATTGTATAATCTGAAAACAGGAGAATATAAAACAATCAAGTATAAGAAAGACAAGTTTATTGATCCGCCTCAGAAGGATAATGTTATTAGAGTACTTGAGTATATCGAAAGAAATAAGATGAAACTGGATGGAGTGGACGAAAAGGGCAAGAAGAGATTTATTGAAACAGACGAACGAGAGACGGTTGTGTCTAAATTTTCCGTCTTGCATTGACACATTTAAAACTAAATATTATAATTAGTATACACGAAAGGAGCAGATCATGAATATAAAATTAGACAAAGGAGCGTTCGAGCCTGTCAGAGCGCACAGTACGGATGCCGGATTGGATTTAAGGACGCCAATAGAGTTTACTATCCAACCGCACGATAGTTATACGATTGACACAGGTGTTCATGTAGAATTACCCGAGGGAACATTCGGACAATTGTTTAGCAAGTCAGGTTTGAATGTAAATCACAGCATAGTAAGTCTGGGTGGGACAGTAGATGAACCCTACAGGGGAAGTATTGTAGTCAAACTGTATAACGAAGGTGACGAGGAATACCATTTCAGAGCCGGGGATAAAATCGTTCAGATGGTGATAATGCCTTATCTCGCTCCTGAGATACAGTATGTTGATGAGTTAAGTGAAACTGACAGAGGGAATGCTGGCTTCGGTTCGAGCGGGAGATGAAAAAATGAAGAATATATATGAATGTGATAATCCAAATGTTAATCCGAATCACTATAAGACCGCCAGTGGAATAGAGACTATTGAGGTATTAGATGCTTTTACAGACGGTTTGAACGGAATCGAAGCGGTGTGTACAGCTAATGCGCTGAAGTATCTCTGCCGGTGGAAGAAGAAGAATGGGGTAGAGGATCTTAATAAAGCCATATGGTACATACAGTATTTAATAAATAAGTTGTCCAAAGACGAGGAGGAACCCTTTTCATGAAAAATCAGATATACCTTGCTGGAGGAATCTCGGATATCGCATGGGAAAAGGCTACAGAATGGCGAAATAAACTCGCAGACAATATATATGATGTAACACAGGGAACATGGCGTTGCTTTGATCCTTGTGATCACATGAATGAGTTTGGCGAGGCAATTAGTGATGCAGAGAGCGTAGAGTTTGACTTTGATCATTTACGTCATTCAAGGCTTATGGTGGTTAGCTTTGAGCATACTCAGAAGTCTACCGGAACACTCATCGAACTTGGAGTTGCTTATGAAAATAGAATACCAATCATAGGTTACAATCCGACTAACAACAAGCTTCATCCGTGGATTAGACGGATTTGTACTCATATATGTATGTCGGAAAATGGTCTTTATCAGCTTTTATGTGATCATTACTTAAATGAGGTTTAATATGAGAAGATTGGCTCAAAAATTAAAAGGAATGATTATGTTTAATGAATATAACACGCATCAGCTGATTTATTTCGGCTTATTTATGATGTGGATAGCGATAGGTATGTTAACTTTATCTGCCGATAATTCACCAAGTAAGCTGCAATATGGCTTAATCCTTATAACACTGTTGTTATGTCATTTAGATAACATAGTAAGAGGATAACCATGTTAATGTTGAGTAATAGAGTATGCCCGCATTGCATACCAGATAGGTTTTTGATTCCACGCACTATCCAAGTCGGAAACAAAATATATATAGAATACTATTGTCAGAATTGCGGATATACAGAACGAGAGTTTATGCAGGAGGTGGGACAATGGTCGTCAAACACAGGATCAGCAAAAGATGCCCAATATGTGGAGATATATTAACAGCTACAGTAGATAAAGATGTGCGAGTGAAATATATATGTGAAAACTGTAAATATAAGGAAATAGAGGAAAAACCGATAGCGTTAATTGGTAAACCATTACCTATACAACAGATATAAGAGGGGAGCGATGCACACAGGAGATCCAATTAGAGACTATGTAAGAAGAGATGTTGATGAATATGAATGGGAAAAGTCTCGCCCGGTCTGCGATTATTGCTACGAACATATTCAAGATGAGTATTGCTATGACTTTAATGGGACAATTTACTGTCCGAGTTGTATTGAGAAATTCAAAAAGTATATAGATTGAGGTATAGAAATATGGTCAGAAAAAGAGACGGCCGAAAAGTGGAATTTGATAAAGAGAGAATTAGAAGAGCACTTAATAGAAGTTTCATGTCGGTTGATAATATGATAGCTGAAGAAGATAAGGTGATTATAGATAGAATTGTTGAAAGTATTGCAGCAAATAAAGGTAATACGGATTGTGATGTAGAAGAACTTCAGGATTTAGTTGAAAAGAAATTAATGGCAAGTAGCAGAAAAGATGTAGCCAGAGCATATATTACATACAGAAATGAAAGAACTAGACTTAGAGGAAATACAATAGACGTTGATATTGAAGAATTAGTTGATGGTCGCAATGATTATTGGAATAATGAAAATTCAAATAAAAATGCCAAAATTGTAACAGTACAGAGAGATTATCTTGCAGGAGTTGTTAGTACCGATATTACTATGAGGAAGTTGTTACCTCAAGATATCGTCGAGGCACATAAAGAAGGAATAATTCATTTTCATGATGCGGACTATTTTCTTCAAAAAACGCTTAATAATTGTTGTTTAATTAATCTTGACGATATGCTTCAGAACGGTACAGTCATAAATAACGTGATGATTGAGAAGCCTCATAGGTTCTTAACAGCTTGTACCATAGCCACTCAGATCATTTTAGGAGTTTCATCTAGTCAGTATGGCGGATGTACTATATCTGCTACTCATTTAGCTCCTTTTGTACGTGATAGTTATAATATATTTCTTAAGAAGTATAAAGATGCAGGATTATCTTCAGAAGATTGCATAAAACTAGCAGAAATTGATATTAAGAAAGAAGTCGAAGCTGGAGTTCAGACATTTAATTATCAATGCAACAGTATGTCGAATGCTAACGGACAGAGTCCATTTTTGTCTGTTAATTTCTATCTTGGAGAAACAGAAGAGTACAAGGAAGAACTCGCAATGATAATTGAAGAGTTCTTAAAACAGAGAATACAAGGATTAAAGAATGAAAAAGGGGTATGGATAACACAAGCGTTCCCTAAACTTCTTTATGTATTAGAAGAAGATAATATACATGAAGATTCAAAATATTGGTATCTAACTAAACTTGCGGCACAGTGTACTGCAAAAAGATTGGTGCCGGATTATATTTCTGAAAAAGTTATGTTGGATCTCAAGGGTGATTGTTATCCTTGCATGGGTTGTCGTAGCTTCCTTACTCCTGATCGCTTCACAGACAAATTGGGGAATATAGCAAATGCTGATAATTATGATAATAAACATAAATACTATGGTCGTTTTAATGGCGGGGTGGTTACTATTAATCTCGCTGATATTGCATTATCTTCTCAGAAGGACATTAATAAATTCTGGGAATTATTTGAAGAGCGTACTGAACTATGTCATAAAGCTTTAAGAATAAGATATGAACGCTTAAATTCTATTACATCGGATGCTGCACCTTTATTATGGCAACATGGAGCTTTTGCAAGATTAGAAAAAGGGGAATCTATTAGTAAATTACTTACTGATGGTTATATGACGCTTTCTCTTGGCTATGCAGCATTATATGAATGTGTTTATTATATGACCGGAGTAAGTCATACTGACGAAAAAACGGGCAAACCATTTGGACTTGAAGTAATGCAGAGACTAAATGATAAATGTAACCAATGGAAAAAAGCTGAAAATATTGATTATTCTTTATACGGTACACCTATTGAGAGTACCACATACAAGTTTGCGAAGTGTCTTAGAGAGCGTTTTGGTGTGATAAAAAATGTAACAGATCATGATTACATTACTAATAGTTATCATATCAATGTAAGAGAAAATATTAACGCTTTTGATAAATTAGCAAAGGAAGCAGAATTTCAGAAATTATCTCCCGGAGGAGCCATATCGTATGTTGAAACATCCAACATGCAAAACAATATAGAAGCCGTATTATCTATAATTCAGTTCATATACGACCATATAATGTATGCAGAGCTAAATACCAAGAGCGATTACTGTCAGGTATGCGGATATGACGGAGAGATCCAGATAAAAGAAGCTGACAACGGTAAACTCTATTGGGAATGTCCTAATTGCCATAATACCGATCAGAGCAAATTAAATGTTGCGAGACGTACATGTGGCTATATTGGAAGTCAATTCTGGAATCAGGGACGTACAGAAGAGATTAAAGATAGAGTGTTGCATGTATCCAATAGCATGACAGATAAACACAATAATTAAAAGTTGTTGACATATTAGGAGGACGGGATGTATTATAAAGGTACAGATATGAAAAAATTTGACAAAGACAAGAAATACGTGATGAAAGATACAAATCAGTATAAACTGAATATGTATTTTTTTAGACATGTTCGTAGCATGAGTAGTGACGATGAAACTATATATGAACACGTATTTCCGGTATATAGATATCATGCTGCTGTAACCCTTGAAGCCCGTCTCCTATTATGGCAGGAGACAGGAGAAATCCGAGTTGATGTTTTCGATGCTGGATCAAAAGGTTGTTATGGTCCATGGTATTACGATGAAAGTGGAGCACATGATAAGATCAACGACATTATCAACAAAAATATTGCCAAAGAAATGAAGAAATTAGATATTCGTGCAATATAAACGCAATAATTAAAATATACAATAAAATGTTAATTTTATTTGAGAGGTGATGATATATGAACATCGTAAAAAATCATATCCCAATGACAAGAGGAGATTTGACCATACATATCCAAAAGATATTAGGTGGTGAACCTTGTCACTGTGGAATATATAAATGTGAATCAAAAGACCTATATAATATCCAATTCGAGAAATTACCAAACCTTGGTGATGTAGGTGGTACATTTTGTGCCAAGCACATAAAAGATATATTTAATTTGAATGTGGAGGAGTGAAGATATGACAAGAGAAGAAAAAGAAAGAGCTATAACTACATTACGGTGGCTACATGATAATGCATTCTTATACTTCCTCTACTCTACGGAGGAGGGCATAAAATTCGCCACGGAAGAGGGTATTAAAGCATTAGAGCAAGAACCTTGTAAGTATGAAGATATTACAACAGCATTTCAATTTGGCATGGCTTTGGGATTTGCTAAAAAATATGATGAAATAGACAAAGTGATAGAAGAGGTTAAAAAAGTCGTCACACCACAGCAGAAGACGGGAAAATGGACAGATGGAGACCGTATATGTCCTTGTTGCGGTGAGGATAAGTTTAAGGATTTGGATGCGGACGTATGGTCAGATTGGCAGCCAAAATTCTGCCCTAACTGCGGAGCAAAGATGCAGAATGCAGAAGGATGGAAATGAACCGAGAACATTGGAGGATAAAAGATGAGTTTTGAAGAAGTAAAGGAACTATTTAAAAAATCAATAGATACCACGGATACAATGAATCAAGCAATAGAAAGCCTTATACAATCTATATATTTAAAAGGATATAATGACGCATTGAAACACGCACATTGCCCTAATTGCGGTTGCAAGATGCAGGAGGTGGAAGAATGATGAGCAAGGAACAGAAGATACGGAAATATGAGAGCAAACAGCTAATAGATGAATTATCAAAGATGCCACCTATGGTAATAGCAACTGCATATCTTTATGCTATTAACTATACATTGTATGGTGAAGATGTAACAGAAAAATGGGAAACTGCTATACAAAATGTAAGTGCATTAGAAAAGGCATATAGAAAAGGTTATTATGATGCCTTGCAAAGACAGGCAGAAAATAAGGAGGAAAGAAAATGAGTAATGCATTTAAATGTGATCGGTGTGGAAAACTATTTGAAATGAAATGCAGCGAAAAAGAAAAACGGAATCTTTATCTTGTGACAAATCCATATAATCAAAACTCTGAACATGATTTGTGCAATGATTGTTATACTGAATTATCTAACTGGTGGTTAAATATGAGAAAGTGAGGATAAAAAATGTTAAAACAATTAGGAGAACTGACAATAAACAAGAGTGCTGATTATTATAACAAAGTTGTTGAAGCACTTGAAAATGCTGGATTTGTAATTATTCTTTCAAGCGATACAACATCAGATGGCTATTATATCGTGGCAGAAAGTGAGGATAAGGAATGACAGCTTTAATTATATCCATAATTGCTTTAATGATAAGCATTGTTGGAGCTTATGTGAATAGAAAGTGAGGAATAAGGAATGACAGAAATATCTGAAATCGAAATAAAATCTATGACTAAAGAACAGAATTATATGCAAGGATACAAGGACGGAAAGAATGATGTACTGGACAAGATAAGATCTGAGATAGAGCAAATTGAAATTAACGGTCATATAAGGGATGTTGAATGTTTTGAAGCAGGGATAAATATTGTACTTAATATCATCAACAAATACAAAAAAGAAAGGAAAAAATAGATATGAACTACACAGGCATTTTAAGCCCAAATGGTAGTTTTATAGAATGTGAAAGCTATGAACATCTTGATTTAGCAAAAGAAATTGCTGAAAAACTTAATAGTGAATACGCACACAAGAATGGTATTACATGCGAAAAATATCTACAGAAATTAGGTTATATCATTGTAAGAGCACGTGATGTGTACGGACTTATTGGTCATTTAGATGATAATGACAAGATTATATATCTTTCGGATGAACAGAAAAAATGGTTGGAAGACAATTATGATAAATTTCCGCCAGATAAACAAAGGTCTGTTGATGACCTTATAGACCATAATCGTTGATATAAGGAAAGTGAGGAATAAACAAATGTCAGATGTAAAGTTAGCAATTAAGATACCCAAAAGTATCTGGGTGGCGATTCAAAATGGAGAATATAGTGGTATTTTAGATGACCGAACTTACAACGCAATTAAGAACGGCACTCCACTTACACCAGATATATTAGCAGATTTATTAATGGAAGAGAGGATAAGAGGAGAACTGAAGCAGGATATATCTTATTCAAAGGATATTATTGATGATGTTAGATGTAGATTAACTGTGAGTATTATAGACCATAGACCTTGTTATTGTGGTGCTGAATTAAGGGAAGTGTGGAGAGAAAGTGGGGAATGAATATGGCAGATATAGAATTAGTAATTAAGATACCTGAAGGGTTAAAGAAAGATTTTGAATTGGAACAATGGACGGCATTATCTTGTATGGAAATGAAAGATGCGTTGATGAACAGTACACCTCTTCCAAAAGGTCACGGACGGATTATAGATGAATCACAGGTAACAGGCACATTTGCTTGGGATGATGGATCTATAGAATGTTTTGCACCAACAATAATAGATGCAGATAAGGAGCAGGAAGAATGAAAGTGATAGGAAAAAGTGAAGATGGTTATATCATAGCGGCGACAAGAGATGAAATTGCGAATCTTCAAGGATTATATTCTCACTACAGCGATGAATTCAAAGTAGATGTAGGAGACGAATTAAATATTGAACCATTCTATAATATGGCTAAAAAAGCTAACAGCATTCGAAGCAGAAGAGACGAATTAGAAAGTATTGCAAGTCATATTGATTCGGTCCTTAGAATTATTGATTTTGTTACAAAATCTACAGATCAGGAGGTAGAAGAATGACTTGCACTATCACATATACATCAGGCGATATTATCATCTTGTTGTATGATGCTCCGGTGTTTGATTGGAAAATATGAGGAGGTAGAAGAATGAAATTCAAAATAGGAGATAAAGTAAAGTTGAAGGACGGGTTAGGAACTGTATATAGAGTATCTGATGTTGGAGTATATCAGTGTGAGATAGTCAAAAACGGGTCAAGTATGGGATGGTATGAGGAAGATGATTTAGTCCCTGCTACAGATCCTCACAAAGCCACAGAGGAATCTGTCAAAGCTGCCGATATTAGCCCTTATGATGAACCGTATACGCTCCCTTGGGAGCATGAATATCCGAGGAACGACTGTAATGCAAGTGGTGGGTATGGTGCAGTTATTAGAGGCGAAAAGTATGAATCTTCCGATTACGAGAGAGGATATAAACAGGGTTATGAAGCCCGGAAGAATGGGGAAAGCAAGTCAGCTCAAATGATAGTAGATTATGATAAGGACTTACTCGAAGCTGAATATGAGAGAGGACTAAATGAGGCATGGGAAGCGGCAAGGAGGATATCAATAATGACCATCCAAGAGCAATATCGAATATTCAATGAATGCGGTGATACTGATATATTTGGTTGTAATTCGGCATCAGAAGCCATAGCCAAACTGGAAGCAATAGGAGAGAAGCAGGATGAGATAAAGGTCGGGGATGAGGTAGTATATAGGGACGGAGTAAAAGGTGTTGTCGTAGGTAAATCAAAATACCATGAAGAAATCAGCGTATTAAATAATGCGTATGATGTGCCACAATCACTTCATAAGAATGATGTTACAAAGACAGGCAGACACTTTGACGCTATAGAGGAAGTGTTGAAGCAGATACAGGAGGAGACATGACCGATAAATGCAAAAACTGTAAATACTCCCATCCGTTAAAGCATAACTTTACAAAAATGTACGGTTTTGAGCATTCCTACGCTTGTGATGTACTTCTCCACATAAGGGAGGGTGATGGATGGATACAGGAAGTGGATAAGGATGGTCATTGTGAAGCGTTCACGGAAAAGGAGGAATAATTGAATGTTCAAAAAATCATCTCTCGCATAGAATATTTGGAAAATTTACTTGATGATGATACAATATCAGATATCGAAGTCGCAAATATTTGTGAGATGAGAGATGCGAACATTGAAAAAATAATAAATGAATACCATCATTATGCGATTTGTACGAGAAAAAACGGTCTCAAACAAACTAAACTGCCAGACGGACGAGCTATTACAGCAAAAAATCAAGCGTCGCTATATGAAAAGCTGTATGAATACTATCTGGATAAAATAGAGAAGCCGCCAAATATAAGCAGTTTGTTTGAAAAGTGGATTAAAGATAAACGAAAGTTTAGATCCTCTGAAACCATTTCCCGGAACCTATCTGATTGGAATAAATATCTTAAAGATTCAAAAATCGCAAATAAACCTATTGAAGAAATAACATCATACGAACTTCTAATGTTCTACAGAGAATTAGTAGGAGATGGCATTATGACGAGAAGATGTTTTACAAACGTTAAATCCATTATCAATGAGGTTTACGACTACGCAGTAGGTAACAATATCGTTCCGCTTAATATATCCAAGAACATTTCTACTAAAAATTTAACCTTTGGCGTTGGAGAAATCAGAAAAAAAGATTATTTCAGTACCGAAGAGAAGAAGACTCTGATTGAATATTTACTGACGAAGCCAGATGATGTGTATGCTTTGATCCTTATCTTACAATTCAGTTTAGGTTGTCGAGTAGGCGAGATTAAAGCATTGACATGGGATGATTATGATCGGGTTAAACGGACGATATTCATTCATAAGCAGATGGTTAAGCGACGGCAGGATGATGGAAAAAACAAACAAGTGGTGTTGAAGCATACCAAGGCTAAGGACGCAAAAGGCAATAGAACATTACCGTTATCAGATAATGCGATATGGGCATTAGAACGCTTACGGGAATTGAATCTAAATGATGAGCTAATTTGCGTAAATCATTTAGGGCATCCGCTGAATACTAATCATTACAATGAACATATTCAGAAATATTGCCAAGCTATAGGTATAGAGCCTCATACATCACATGACACACGAAGATTTGTTATATCAGCAAGTTTGGAGGCTGGAATACCAGATAACATTGTACAACGAAATAGCGGACATCTTAATTTATCGACCACTATGAGTTACAAGCGTGATGTGGAGTTTAAGAAGTATACGGAAGAATTCTTAAAAGCAGTACAGTAGGTCACCTCTGGTCACCTCCAAATGGGAAACAAGAATGTAGTATTTTCAAGGGTTTAGAGGGTGTAGAAAAATTCGACTCCCGTCTACTCCACTAAAAAACATCAGTAAGAAAGGGGGTTTGCGACTTCGATATTCTTTAGTCACCTCCTTGGTCACCTCTCGAATCGACGTAGAGAGTTTTCTAATATTCAAATCTAACAAATATACCCTGAAACACAAAAACGTCTTAAAATGGACGAGAACCGCCTTAAACGAAGGATAAAGAAAAAACGGCAGACCGAAGCCCACCGAATTTCCTATGACAGTTCTGTCAATAAAACGAAGGATTTTCAGTATATCACAAATTGAACCGTAAAAAAAGGATTACCCCGTAATATAACAAGATAATCCTAATTTCCTAATCCCGGACTTCCAATTTCTCAATTTCCGGTATGATTTTATTTCTAAATAGACCATTTCCTTTATTTTCCAAATATACTTCACTCAATCCTTGAAAAACCTCATATTGAGCTTGTGTGATATATCCTTGGGCTACAACTTCATGCCAGATACGAAGGATTTCAGCTCGAAGGGACACAACTGTTTGTAATCTCATGTTTTCCTGTATATTTGCTAGTGTATCATTTACAATTATCATAGAATCTTCAAGCGATTGCAGCTTTTCAAACTGTAAAGAGTTCTCCGTTTCTAGTTTTTCTATTCTCTGGTCTATATTTTCTTCCTTTTTATCTTCAGTATTCTTATTCAGATACCATGCGTTCAATTCAGTTTTGATCCATTTGACAAATTCATACAATCCTTTAATAGCTGCGATAAAAAGCAAGATAGCTATTACTGAAGTGAACGGAGATTCTGACACTGCCTCGATTAAATCAATCATGCTGCTCATTGTCTGACATACTCCTATCCATATTTTCCTTTTTATCTTCTGCTAAATCATATTTATATAAGTCATACAATAAAAGTGAGATTTTATCGTCCGGCAGATTCAATCTTTTTATAAATTCCTTGTAGTCAATTTCCTCTTTCTCCACGATTATCATCTCCCTTTTCAAAAAATAGGAGAGGGGATCAACCCTCTCCATTATATCCTATAATACAGATAGGAATTATACCTCCTGCCATGTGAGGCGCAATGCAATGGCCTGAAGAGCATCCTCGACAGTATCAGTAGCGAAGTAGTTACCTGAGTCAGCTATGGCCACATCAGCAGCGGTTCCGGTAACAGCTACGTCAGCAAGTGTTATATCAGTACCAGCGGCATTAGAAATAACACCGTCCGTCTCAGTTACTCCTGCCTTAATGGTTACGGCATTACCACTCTTTGTAGCGATCGCAGCAGAACCATCAAGTTCGTTTATAGCATCCTCTATCTGCTGAGCTACAGAACCGCTTCCACCAAGCTGTGTATAGATATCGTCAATAGCACCACCTACAGAGAGAATAGAACTATATACAACATCAGTTGCTGCACCACTTGTAGCTACATTAGCAAGACCGTGTACAGCTACATCAGTACCATCAACGGAGATTGTACCTGCGGTAGCACCTTCTGTAACACTCTGAACTGCGCTATCAGCCGCATCAAGGCTATTCTGAACGCTCTGTGCAAGCTTAGCCTTTGTTACGTTAGCGTCAAGGATCTTTGCGGTTGTAACTGCATCAGCAGCAAGTTCTGTAGCAGTGATAGAGCCAGCTACGATAGTTGCGCTTATCTCATTTGTAGCAGATATAGCAAGCTGAACTTGAGGAGCATTCTGAGCAGCAGTATACTCATCAACAAGATCAGCAACGTTGATGTACAGAGGATCAGTCTGATTCTGAATCACAAGCTTGATGTATTTACCATCTGCTACAGTTGTAGAATCACCATCGGAATCCTGTCCCGATTCAACAGTTACGATATGACCGCTCTGAACAACGAGATCCTTGGGAATGTTGATTGTTCCAACAAGAGTATTCTCTGACATATCAGAAGCATCTGCACCTTGATACACCTTATAAACCTTTGCATAATCAGCCTGTCCAGCAGACTCGTCCTGAAGATAAATTGTCTTTGAGCCTACTCCGCCTGCACTCTGATTAGCAACTTCGTCGATTGCCGCCTGTACAGAAGTAGCAGTAAGACCAGAATCGCTATTATCATAAGATACGTCCTCAGCTGCGCCTGTTGATGCAACGTCAGCAAGAGTGATAGGAGCACCAGTTACGCTGATAACACCACCAACCTCGGCTATAGAACTAGCTATAGTTATAGCCTTTCCAGACTGTGAAGCAACGGCAGCACCACCATTAAGTCCATCGAGATATCCCTTTATGATATTTCTGATAGAACCACTTGTAGATTCGGTATTCTCAAGCTTCGTAAGAGTAGCATTGATGTTGGCAATATCAGCAGCGTTCTGCGCGATATTAGCTATAGCCGTAGCAAGATCAGCTGCATTATTCAGCTTCTGATCGCCAAGATAGATGTCTGTACCTACTGTGTAGAACGAACCGCCATCCTTTGTAAGACCAGCGAATCTCTCAGCTGCTGTCTGACCGTCCTTTGCGAGTACATCATAAAAATTTACGTTTGCCATAATTTTGGCTCCTTTCTTAATGCATTAAAAAAGCACCTTGTTATGGTGCTTAGTTACCTTACTTATATTTCCACCCATATAGACCCGCCAGAAGAAGAGTTCATACGTTGATATTGTCCATTTATGTATCTATACATATTGGTTTCATCAATATATATTACTTCTGGATCACCGGGATGTGGGAAGTTTGCGTAAGAATCAAAAACAATCTGTTGTTTGGGAGTTTGAGTGATTTGAGTCCAACCCGAATCATATTCCCACAGTTGTAATGTTTCTTTGATAAAATAGAATCCTCTCAGCGGATAAGCTAATGAAGTCCTTGCTGCTTCTGTGTTCAGTGTGATTATTTGCTGATAAGATGTCCTAACGCCATTATTATCCATATATATGGCACGTTCATCTTGCACAAATATCATTTGTCCATTTTTTACAGCAAGTTTATTTAATTTATCCGAGGAGGTTGATACAAAGCTTACGGTAGCCACGATAAATCTCCTCCTTAAAAATCAATAAGTTCCATAGCACTCGCTACAGCTTGATTTATAGCGAGATTTGTTGCTGGAGTATCCATATAGTCATTTTGTAATGTATCCTTTAATTCAGAAACGTCATTTTCGACCGTTGTGACACGCTCTTGAAGAGCGGTTAAATCGGATCTTATAGTCGCAATGGATTGAGCAAATTCAGTATCCTGCTCTTGCAAGCCTTGTATTCTACTATCAATATCAGAGATTTCGTTTCGAATATCAGTAATATCAGTATCTATGCTGTCAACTCTCGTAGTTAATCCGTCGATACCTGTTGCATTAGCCCGAATACGTTCCTCGTATTCATCAGATTTATTGTTAAGGATAGTTACGCTGTCAAGCAAATTTGAAATGTCCTGTTCAGCTGCCTCTTGCCATGTAGATAAGGTAACAGTAAAATCCGTAAAATCAGTACGGAGCGAATCAATACTAACCTCTAAATCTGACATTTGAGTCATATCGAACAGTTTCACAAATTTCGTTCCGTTATAAACATATCCTGCATTACCGACAATATACAGAACGTTTGTTTCTGCGGTTACCTCAGACGGAAGAGTTTCGACAACTTGAACTTGCTCTGAATTGTCTCCGACCATATACTCAACAATCGGATCTTCGCCCTCTATTAAAGAGGGGGTGACCATAGCAAGTTGTCCTTTTCTGTCACCCTCTGAAATCCAGCACCATATGATTCTATTCAAAGGATAAAAACGTCCACCCTCAGATATCGCGGCTATAAGTGCTTCTTCTTTACCGCGACAGAAAGCGGGAATCGCTTGCTTAATCTTCGCCATGTTTTCTCCTTTCTTATAAATCTATAATAGCCACTGTTTCTACTTCTTCAGAGTCATCGAGGTCAATGACTCCATCATCCTTTCCGTCATCTTCATCCACTGCACTTGCAAGCTGAACACCATTACCAATGGGAGTTCCATTGATTGAAAGCTGAAGTAATGCATTATCGTCCATCTGTACATCATCTGGAACGCTTTCTGCGTATATTCCAGCCACAGCCGCAATCTTATCTGCTTGTGTCTGTAATTCCATAATCTTGTTATCGATGCTTGTCATGCTACTTTCGTCTGCATAAACAAAATAATCGTTAAGCTTAAGTACTTTCACGACCACTTCGCCCGTTTTAAGCACATATTTCTTGCCTTCAGATTCATCACTATACGAAAGCGTGACTTTCATTGTATTATCCCCAGCCATATACGTAAATTTAGAATCTACGTCAAGCGTATAACGCAAGAATTGGTCATTATATAATTCTTCGTCCTTATTCAGTATCTCTATATGAGCTACATTAGCGGGGTCAATCCACTCCAAGGTGGCAGTATAATTAGTAAGATCAATGCCATTGAAGTCGGGTTTAATCAATATTTGCATATTATCTACTAAACTCTGCCTCTGATAGAGATTGACGGGCTGTGTAATTACAAGTGATTTATCCGAAAGCATCTTGATTGTTAGCATCGCCGTATCCTCCTTTCTTGAGTAATTAGACTAAATCTATATATACATTAGAAACCCAACCACTCCCGATGTTATACCATCCGGTTTGAGGATCGGTGCTAGTGATATATACCATTTCACCTCGTTTTAGATATCCGAGGGTTGCACAATTTGTATTAGGTTGCTCTCGAACACGAAGAGTGTTCGCTTTAACAATACCGCGTTGTTGTTTATCAGCAACACGATTTTGTAAAGAAGAATATAAAATATCTCCATCAAGTCTTCCGGGGCTACCAGAAATAGCTAACGAAGATGTATATTGCCAACCTGCTAAATTCGGCATAGTTGGCTTATATTTATTATTGGGAGTTTGAGATATATTCATTTCGTTGTATCCGTTGTAATATCTCGCTATCCAATTATTCTTGCTCCTCAGCTTGGCTTGATATGGCTTAATATATGAATTCCAGAACGACATACCCGTATATAAAACAAATGGAAGACCTGCGCCTTTCACTACTTCTTGATATCCATTGATTATATCTATCAGTCGTTCCCCTAAACCTTGTAAACATTTATCTTCTACATCCATGCAAACAGGAAGTTTTCTTCCGTTTAATATTCTTATAACCTTTTGGGCGGTTATTTTAGCAGATTCAACATTTACGGAATATACGTAATTATACACACCGACGACAGGAATCCCTGCTTGTGTAAAACCCTTATAATGATTCTCGAATTGTCCATCGGGATTTCCATCTTTACGAATAATCTTTAAAATTGCAAATTGAACGCCACCTTGTTTCAGTTTGTTATAGTCCAATCCTGTTTGCCACGCAGCAACGTCTATACCCTTACAAGGATAGGAGAGTGAAGAAATGTTAGTATTCTTTTCAGAAATGTTAGTTCCATTCTCTATCACCATGACAGCATGAGAACCGGGCTTAACAAGAATATCTCCACGTTTGAGATATTTGTCGCTCGTCAAATATTTACTATCTGTATAACTCTTATACTTACCTGTCTTCGTAAAAATATCTACCATTGTGCTCGTAGTCGGAGCATTCCCCGTATATTCGAGTTCCTTTACTCCACCCGCTATAGCACATACCGTCATAAAAGCTGAACAATCTGTTTCGCAAGGAACGGATATTTTAGATAAATCATAATTGGCAATTATCGCCTGTGTATGTAACGTGTTTCGTTTTGCTTGTGAATAACCTATAAAATCATTAGCACAGCCTGCTTCACAAGCTTTTGCTGATTTTTCGGCTATTTCTTCATTAACAGGACGAAGCATAACGCTCCACGGCTTATTATACCATTTCCTTATACATACTTCGGCTTTGGTCTGATCACCCGGTATTCCACCGGATACTTTACCATTATCTGCTATAGAGGCATGACCTATTTTTATCGACATAAGCTGTACCTCCTATTCTTATAACTGAATATCTCCGTCCGAACAATGAACTATAGGTGACGGAGTTCCATATGCCCATTCATTTAGTTTTAGAATACTATTCCATTGTTGTTTTGTTCCTGCATAATTAATTATTTTTAGACTAGTACAACGAGCAAACACCCACTGATCAAATCTTTGTATTGTTGACGGTAAATCAATAGAAGTTAATGAAATGCAGTCTTCAAAAGCACCTTCTTGTATTCTTTGCAAATTTGATGAAAATATAACAGAATTCAAATTGCTACAATTACCAAAAGCGTATTTAGGTATAATGGTATTTGGAATTTCTATTGAAGTCAGACTAGAACAATATCTAAATGCATAATCGTTAATTGAAGTATTAGTTGCAAAGTGTACTTCTGCTAAACTAGTACAACCATAAAAACCATATTGGCCAATAGCCTCCATAGAATCTGATAAATAAACTGCTGTCAAATATGCACAACCAGAAAATCCATCCTTTGAAATACCTTTTATAGTATCTGGGAATACTAAAATTCCTTGTAATTGTTCGTCATTACGACTATATGCATAGTTACCATAAGTATAAAATGATACATCAACTAGTTTCTGATCTACTAAATCTTTCCAAGGCACATATGTACCATCTAATTTATATAATCCCGCTTCTAAAGAAGCATCGGACGTTACTAAATAGAACACATGTGGATCTTTGGTCATTTTTGCAAATTCACTCGCTGATACAGCCTGAAAATCTATTATCAATCTGATTCTCCTTTCTAGCCAGCGGCTTCATTTTTTTCCTTTTCGCTCATTTCGTTTGGCAAATGAAATCCGTCTTTCATAGCAGTTTCGTAGGTAATTCCACCAACTTTATTTTCGATAGTAGATTTGACTACGTAAGCACACATACAGATACATTCTCCGACCACAGCTGCAATAAGAGCGGCAAGAGCAGAAATATCCATAAAGTGCCACATAGTTACTAAAGAATAGATTTCAATTACTAAACAATTTGCAATAAGAAAAGCCGTGAGCTTTTTTGTAAAAGTCCACGGCTTTTTCTCTTTATCATTTTTATGCCATAATGCTTTGAGATTTTGTCGTTGTTTTACTCGATCAGCATGTCTTTTGGCATATTCTTTTGCTTTATTATAATTCATTTGAGTTTATCTCCGATGAATTTACTCTACCTCATCAGTAGCTATCGGTATCCTCTCCATTACCTCACAATAACCAATATCATTGATTATCTGAACAAGTGCATAAGTGAGATTAGGATTAGCATAAGCTGACGAGAGTATTCCATAATATCTTGATTTAGCATCTGTGATATTATCAAATTCCCATACTGCTTTTGCTGTTTCTCCATTTACAGTTGTGATTTCAAGTACATAGTATTTCATTTTTATTTTCCTCCTTTACTTAAGCCCATAAATATGTAATGGTAATATTATATGATTAGCTGACGATGCTGTATTTAATGCATACGCAATAGAAAAATTTACTTGCGTATCGCTAACGTAATGCGCTCTTCTGCAATATATTGGGCCAGAATGATTATAAAGCATACCAATCGCGGGGTTATTTTGTGCATTAGCAGTTTTTTTAAAATCAGCCAACCTTAGTATTACAGATGAAGTAATATTTGAAATTGTAGTATATCTAGCCCGCCATTCTATTTCTATATATTGAAAGTTTGCTATGGATTGAGCTAGAGTTACAGTTTGAGCATTAAAAGCTGTATCTGGTTTACTATTTTCCCATAATTTAGTCCTTGACAAACTCGCACTGATGTTTCTTGTAATACTGATATTCTCATAGTTCTTTACATTAACCGTGGATGTACCATTGGTGGTATAGTTTGCACTTGTAGTTCCACTCGGCTTTATCATTCCGCTTGTATTAACATATCTATACTTATGTGACGCACCCATATCATTAGCTGATGTATTAACAGCAGGATTATAAGTATCTGTATGAACAGTTCCACCTGCTTCTACAGTTACCTCGTCTAACCCGTCATATCCACTATCAGCGGTAATAATCTGCTGTGATGATGTAGGTGTTACGGTCTTATTCTGCAAGTTCATGGCATCTACAGTAACACTTGATAATAGTTTTCCGCTATCGGGTGATATGGTCTGCGCCGATGTTGATGGTGTAGCTGATTTGGTTTGAGTTGATACACTCACCCTACCATTACCATTATGATAACCTTGCGGAATAGTATAAGAGGTATTTGAAGCATCTAAACTTGCTGTTTTCGCACCTTGATTAGATATTCCTTGTATTGCTTCTGTAAGTGCATCTAAATCATCTGTAGATGTAGCAAGGCTCATATCTACAAGTTTCGCGCGAATGTTATTTCTGTCGGTGGTTATTCTGCTTATTTCACTTGATATACTCATGATCCACCTCTCAAATACTTGCTAATAGTGTTTCTATATTGCCTATAGCTGTATATACCGCACCTGATGATACGGGTTTGGTTTCTGACTGTGTTATCTGATTAGTCACATCTACAGATACTACCGTCTTGCCATTGGTGCTATCATCTGACGTTGTAAGACCGCCGCTGAATTGCAGATTGCTTCTCTGCGTCATTGACGTGCCGGAGCCGTTGAGGATAGTATGACCGCTACCGCTTGATTTGGCAGTTCTTCTGATTACGGTATTAGAATTGGAATCATAAAAATCATAATATTGGATATAATTATCTCCATCTAAAACGGTTATTACTTGTCCGTCTATCAAAGGAACGGTATCAAGTTTATCCGCTGTTGTTCTTGTATATTTAATCATAAAATCATCATATACTCCTTTCGATTATTTTAATTACTCACTCCGAAGAGTGGTTAGGTAGCCATCGCCAATGTTAATGAGAGGTTTTTATCAGCAACACTATCCCTACCCAACAGAATTGTTTAATCACTGACCGCAGTGTTCGGAACTTGGCTATACATTCCAAAGTGCCTATATATTCTCTCTTAACGTAGTCCTCGTAGGATTTAGGCTATTCAGCATTGGGATTGTCACCACTATGTAGTGGTTTCTAACAATCCCACGACTTCAGTCGTGGGTTACTGAAATCTTTAGTCCTTTTCATAAAATAATTCCAAAGAAACCTATTATGATACAAAACAGGAGACGCTGATTGCGTCTCCTTGTCTATTATTCTTCTGAAGTTTCATCGGAATCGAAAGTTTCTACAGATGCCGTAACTGTTTCGACATCATCAGGACTTATCGCATGTTCCGTCAGATATTTTTGAATCATATTATCTGACCAAAACTGAGGATCATCCTGTGTCTCGTTTGTATTAAATGTCTTGTGAATTGTAATATATGCTTCAGTTATATGTGCCATGATACCTCCTTTATGCATATTCAACAATATATCCATTTGCTACCGACATATCATGATTCTGCCAGAAATTAGTATTTAAATGATTATTCCAGGAATTAAAGTAGTACCAACGATCTGCTTCAACAGTTTTAAGATATTTGACTCTGGCACCGGAATTTGCATTTTCATCAATATAAACATGATATAAATATGCAGAGGAAGCGTTTGGAACAGCTAAAATATCACCGTCGAGCAAAATAGGAGCATCAGTTGGAGTTACAATTTCAAATAGCGTCATATAATCAGTATTCAGATACTTATTTTCAATATATTTTCCGATAGGTGCTAATTCTAAACGACGTGTGGCTCTATTTGTTTTAGCGAGAAAACCATAAATATGCTTAATATTTAATGCTGAAGCAGAAGAGTCATTATACATAACATATTTTAAGCAAAGCAAATATCCATTAGATAATGTCCCAACACATACAACATTGTAAAGGTTTAAGAAAGTATTTATGGTGTCTTTCTGTTGTTCAGCTAATGGTGCTCCATATAAAGAACCAAAATTGTTGTAATATGAAGTTCCAAGACCATTAGTAGCGGTTGTCTGTTGATAATAATTTAATCCTAAATATGGAATAAGTTGTGCTTCAGCTTGCTTATTACTTGGATCTTTAAACATATCAACTGCATTGGCTACAGTAGTCCATGTTGTCGACCTAAGTGATGCGGTCTGCCCCTTCTTCAGCATGTTATTATATTTATATGTGACTGTTGATTTATTTTGTGTTTTATTTTTGTCTGTGCCATATATATCTTTTGTTTGGAATAACGCAAATTCTTCACAATCGGAAGCCGCTATTAACGGATACATAGAAAAGAATTGCTTATTTTGATTACCAAAAGCCGCAGCAGTAGAAGCAACTGCATCAGCAAAAGCAGTAGCAGCCGTAGGAGTTATTGCAGGTTTAAGTGTTTGTTGGTCAATACTAATACACTTAAAGAATAACTGAGATAACGAATAAGCGTTTGTAGCCCAAGAGTACAATAAAACATAGAAATTCGGACTAACATACATCAAAGTATACCATACCTGAGCATTGTATGATGTAATATTATATGGCATAGCATGGTTTAATGTGGTTGAATACGTAATAGTTTTTTGGTTTACTGACAGTTTTGATGGGGATAACTCAGCTTCAATAGAAAAAGTTTTAGCTGAACAACCTATAATTATATTTCCAAATGAAACCGGAATTATTCTTCGATAATTATTTTGGGTAATCGTATCTTCAACATATGCCATTGGACGATTAATCACACTAATCGTCGGTAATGGAGCATAGGTTGTTCCATCTTGCTTAAAATAACCAATTCGTTTTAAGCTAATCATTTGATAATTGTAAGCATATATGTCTGTCTCGGTATCCCCTGTATATTTGTAATTATTAAATCCTTTTGGAAACCATATTTTCTTAATATGATCGGCAGCTTTAATAACAACCTGATGATTAGCATAATCGGTCACATCATAAGTAAATGTTCCGGCAGTAGTAATAGTATCTGTTTTTGTTCCTTGAGGATTCTTAAAAGGGGTGACTGTATCCGCACCATCCTTTATATATCCATAATTGCCATTTGCGTCAATACCAAAAGCAATTTTAGTAGTTCCACCTTTAGTTCTTATATAACCATCTGAAGTAACTTCGAAAGCATTAGAAGTAGAAGTAAGCTCTTTCAATTGAATTCTTAAATCCTCAATAGCTTCAGCGTCACCATCAGGGTCTAATTCGCTGATTTCTGATTGAATTTGCTTTATTCGTGCATAATTACCATTACCAACCTCAAACAGCGTATCAATTTTATTACTATTATACATACCGGTTACATGTTGATAAGGTTGTCTGGCTACAGTTCCAATCCCCTCGGCATGTGAACCCTCTCCATTAGCTGTTGTGCTAACTCCTTCAGCATGTGAAAAGGCTCCATCTGTCCATGTAGCATCGCCCTCAGCGTGAGATGCATAACCTAATACTGATAGATCTCTACCATTAGTTAGTGTAAATGGATTATCAGAATACATTGTAGTATCACGAGTACCTATCTGAAGGTCTGTGAATTCAACATTTCCGTCTAACAAACCGTCTGGCATTGTATCGCCCGGAACCCAACCTTCTCCATCATAAATAACAGTTTGTCCTATCATAGCATCTTCTGAAACATCAGGAATTGCACCCACGTTTTTAGCAGATAATGATACTTCACCTGTGCGGTAATCGTCTTCAGCAGCTCCTTTGACACCGCGAACAGCTCTGCCTAAAAAGACACTCCATTTATTCTGATTTGTAAAATAGATTTCATCACCAACATAACCTTGTACACCCGCGCCCTCGATAAATCTGTCGTCGGTTACAAAGTCATTCATTGCTTGATACATCCATCCGACACGAGGATTATTCGGTAAATTCTCAAATAGTATTGGTCCCATTGGTTTAAGAGAACCATCTATATTGTCAGAAATAGTTTGTGCTCGATCTGCCTGTGCTTTAGCACTATCTGTATCTTCATCATCTCGAATACCCGTTCCGCCAACTGCCCAAGATTTCGCTAATTTCGAATAATACATTGAATTATCCGTGTCTTCATCGGGACGCTCTGCTATACCCGTATCTCCATTGGCATAGGATTTAGCAAGAATATGATATTTCTCTGATTGTTTAACACTATCACCCATGGAAGCGGCAATAGCTTTATAAGACATTCCTTCATAATCAGATAAATCGGCTTCAACCGTTTCTCCCTCATAATTGACGTATTCATTTTTGATTTCTACGATTGTTCCATCATCGTCGATATAAAAACCACCATCATTAATGGCTTTGATACGTTCCATTGTACCTACGCGAGAATCTTGATATCGTACAGTCTGAGAATCGCCAGCTTGATCTATATAATCAATGTCTTCTGGATTGAGATACGTTCCTCGTCCCTCATTTGCGATTCTATGCTGTTCTTCACGATTACGCTCATTTTCCGTTTCCTTCCGTTCGTTTTCTGCATCTACACGCTCTACTTCGTTATTCGTTCGAGTTAATTCATTTGCTGTACGTATTTCCTCATTCGCGGTATATATAGCGTCGTGATCAATTAATTGTTGAGCACCTACAACAAGGGGGAGCAATTGTTTTATGATTTGTGATTCTGACGGAGTTAGTTCTCCTGTACTTTGGACATTCGCTTCAACATAAATATTAAACGTATCTGTCGTTAATATCTGATAGTTTTCATTAACTAAAACTCCCTCTTCGTCAAACTCAGGCATTTCATCGCATGACATAATTGAGACTTCGCATTCCGTTATTCCGGGAACCGAAAGCAGAATAGAGTCTATGGTATATGTCATTTCACTCTTATCTTCTGAAATACAGTCATTAGGGATAAGAATTGGCGGCAAAATAGTACCATTAGAAGTTTTTCCTTTTATATAAACATATGTAACATCCTCAAGCAGATACTGCTGAATAGTATCCGCGAACTGCACATGAAGCTGCCGATTTGTATCTCCTTGCTTAGCATAAACTGTGTATATGCCAGCTTCATTATAGAATCCTAATGTTAATTCTTGTACTGTAGAATTCATTTTTCAGCAGTCCTCCTTTCTTTGTTAACCTATAAGTCTTGCGGTATTTTTTATTTTCAATACATTAATAGTTATATTTGTTGTGATAGAAGAGGAAGATAAATTCCTCGCATTGATTTGGGCTTGGGTACTTCCATTAAGTGAAACAGTAGAAATAACTACATCTCCGTTATTAGAGTTATACCCAATTATCCCTATTGGGGTATAACCGGATTCGGAAATATCAACAGTTGCTGTACCTTGACCGTTTCCATTCAAAAACATAGTAGTACTGGCAGACGAAGTCTTAATATTATTTGTTAATGAAGATATAGAATCGCTATTTTTCAGCAAATCATTCCCATTGTAGGAAATACTGTCTTTATCCAATTGTAATATTTCGGTTCCGCCATTTGCGATAGTTATACTGTTATTCGCTATGGAAATATGGTATTGATTCGAATAGCCTACACGTGTATTATCAGACCCAAATACAGCATCACTATTTCCGTTATCATCATAAAATTCCAATCCTTCATCATTTAGTTTCAATAGAGTAGCAGAAGTACCATCATTGTCAGTATCGACTAATAAATTAATAGTTCCTTTATTTAACTGTAAACGAGGATATTTATATGACGTTCCGTATGTAGCATTAGGATTACCAATTATTAATCCATCAGAATCGCTCCATTGCAGATAACTCGCCGTTTCTTCAGCAATATCTTGAACATCATTCACTTGATTTTCGATTGCAGTAATCTGATTTGCAAGGTTTTGATTCCCAATCATGACTGTATCTGCTTTGATTACCAAGTCATGTCCATCCCATATAATACCACCACCACCGAGATTAAACGTTCCATTCGTCAAATTCTGATATGATCCAGCAGTATTACCTAACGGATTTAATTCTGTCCCGTTGTAATTAAATGATTTGATAATATCTACCAAACATTCACCGCTAATTCTAATCTCACCACTTGAAAGTTTTTCAAATGCACCGCTTTGAGCTAAGAGATTACGGATTTCTTGATTATTTACAATATCACCTATAATAGTTTGTCCAAGAGATTGAGTATAATTACGAGACTTCAATAAGGCATTGAGCATATTATTAGCCAATGTAATATCAGCATCATTATCTCCATATGAGCCTCCAGAAGATCCACCGGAAGATGAATTACCAGAAGAAGTAATGCCCCCATTCAGATTCTCAAAAAGATAAGCAAAATCACTTGCACCTTGAAGAGAGTAGGTCATATTAGAGAATTCCAATGATAAATTATCATCTGGAATTAATGGATTGCACTCTATACTAATAATACGAAGCTTTACGAATTCGTCTTCGTACAATCCAATAGAAACTCGTACAAAATTAAGTAATCTGACTTGTTCTTGATAATCCTTGAACTCATCAAGGGCAAAAAGGTTGTCGGATTCAATCCTAAACGCTAATTGAGGTCTCGACTTTTCGCTTAAAGCGATCAGCGCGTCTTGATATAATTCTTCTTCAGCATCTACAGTAGATACGATATCATCGAGATTTGTAATGAGGATATTGCTATTATTGTAATTAGCTTCTCGGACAAGGGTATATAAGATTTCGAGTTCTTTATCTGTAAAATCCCATGCTTCAAATGTAACCTCGGCAGCAATATCTTTTCTCAAATCTTGAACTTTTTGCTGTTCTTCGATTTTTGCATCAATAGATGGTTGAAGCGCGTCAATAGCATCTTGACACATCCAGACAACACCCTTTGACTGCATTTTAGTCAAAGCGTTATCACGAACCTCTTTAGACATATAATCTAAATATTCGGTAAGACCCTTTTCAAAGGCTACTTGCCCCGTGAATCCCTGTTTGTGCTCATCGTCAAGTTTAGCCCAACCTGCATCATCAGGTGTATTTATTACGTACTGATCGTTGGTGGGCACTATATCAAGTACATGACCGTCTAAATCGAGTATATATCCGGGCTTGAATAGGGTGGCAGCACATTCTCTCCATGCCTTCTGCTTTGCGGCTAATTCAACCGTCCCATATAAAGACATATCGTATATATATGCATCGAACATATTTTCTGTGACACGTTTGGAATCCCCATTATACCAAGGATTTCCACCCTCATATTCAATCCAATCTCCAGTTTCTTGATCTCTTTGAGTAGGATCAGTAGGATCAAGATTACCGTCAGAATCGGTTAATACATACATTTTGAGAGCATTCATTACGTTTGGAATAATAGTATCTCTATAACAGATGAAATCATTCCAATAAAATGTATCTTTTATATTCTTTTTGATATTACCATCTGAATCCAAAGCTATTGTAGTCGCTCTATCAAATGAAACGGCTCCTACATCGGACATATATAATTGTTCAAGGGTTTCTAAAGCGTTCATATACGCACGATAGGCAATATTCAAATCCTTGAATGGAAAAGTAGTATAATCAACAGAGCATCCATCATTAGGTAATTTATTCTTGATTGCATCGATATCAATCATGTATTGGTTATAGCGTTTTGTTAAATCAGAATATGCTATACGACGATTGTCATATTCGACAACCTCATCATTAAGAGAATATGTCACAGGAGTACTATTTCTAAATTCCTTCCACGCATGATATTTATCATGTAAATCCGTAGAAACATATTGATTGTCGTCATATTCATCTATTTTATCCATGAGCCAATCAAGGTCGTAAATGGCATTTTCTCCAAAATTTACATATGTAATACCAAGATTATTTGCTCCTGTGGGGATAAATTTCGTTCTAATACCATCGTCTGATGAACTTTGAATGTCTACAGAGTTTAACAGATTCCTATATGTAAAAAATACTCCGGTATCAAATTCTTCATCGTGATCTACTACATCAATCATGTCAACCTTACGATTCATACGATCAAAGTCTACAATCACTTTAATTTTTTGTGATAGTTCTTCTTTAAGAAAGGAAAGTATATCTCTTGAATCAATAGAGAAATTATACTTCTTATGTCTGATATTCTCTGGAATATTACCAATAGACCATCCTGACACTGTAGCATTTTCAAAAGCTAACGATATCAAAGATAGCTGATTTCCGTATTGCTGATAAAATGAAATCAATCTGTCTATTCCATCTAAAAGAAAAGCTGCATCGAATTGATTCTCGTCGTGTCCGACATAGAAAGTATCGTTACTCAGTGTCAAATATACCCTAAAATCCTCTTCCGATATAGGATCTCCGCTTAAACGAGGATATTCGTAATATATTTTATAGAGATAATCATATAATTCATCGGTTTTTGTAATTTGACCATCAACAGTAGAAACAGCATTCTCAATTCCTAGATTAATCAGATTTTCCTTTACCTCGGCCAATCTTTCAGTATAATCGTTATATATCACAATATAATCAATAGGAAGATTGGTATACGGATTGAGGTTTACATTAATGAACTCGCCATTTTCATCATAATAGCCTACAAGGTATTCCTGAGAATCCGAAGTACCACAGTTTACCTTGAACTGATGAAGAAACTTCGTCTGTAATTCGACCTCAATAGAATGAGCAGTGACAGATTTCTTTTCTTCAACACCGTCATTGGTGGTAATAGGCTCTTTGTCTATTTGAAATCTGATTTTTCCAAACTGACACTCTAAATACAGCTCCATCATTTCTGATATGGATTTGTAATAATTAGTTTCTGCCAGCACACCATCAATATCAATAAAACGTTGTACGTCAAATCGTAATTCCCATGTTTCTGAAACACTCATATGTAATGTTGCAGAATCTTCTTCAATACCATTTATTACACCAAGAGTAACTCCACCCGGTTTACAGAGAAGGATCATAAAATACCTACCTTTCTCGGAAATTCACATATAAATGTAACAGTTGAGATTCCGATTACTTTAATCGTGTTCCAATCTTTGATTAAGCGGAACCAATAAATATTATCCGTATTATCCCAACCAATCTTATATGCCGGGATCAATTTTCCGTTTTCATCTATTAACTTTCCTTGTTTGGAATTCATAATGACAGTATTAGATTCCAAATTACTAAAATCTATTACCGCAACTTTGTCATCTGACACATTCTCAATACTAATTGTATCAGTGAATCCGTCTTCAACTTGAATCATAATTGTCGGATAATATATGTCTTCATCAGACATATTGTATAATTTGAATTCCTTTGGATTCTCATCTGTAATCTTAAATGTTTTATGGATTTTATTTGTAAATCCAAAAGGAGAGTTACACACAAATGTTACTTTCTTACCGTTTCGTCCGTCATATTGAACATCTATAATTTCCGTACAAATCGCATAATAGTTTATTTGTTCTGGAACAGTAGGGTCATTAAAATGTAATAATTTGTACGTATTAGAGCCACGTAACCAATTATTTATTTCTCTAAATTCTTTATAAGTAAAGAATTGTCTGTCACTATTACATTTTGGAACTAACGCAAATTCGAATCTTAATGTATCTTCATAAACTGTTCCGTATAAATTTGGATCAGTGCGAATGGCGTTTTGTTCACCTCGTCTTAAATCGACAGATAATCCGGTCGTCATATCATCGTCATTATCGTCTCCAAACCATCCGATGCTTAAATCAAATTCATCCGAACTATGACCATCGAATACAAAGGAAGTCGCGTCTAATAGTGCCATTGCACCACACCACCTTTCTATATAATGTAAATAAGCCGAGCGGCTTTGACCCCGCTCGACTCAACAGAATTAGTACGTACGAACAATTCCAAGTTTTTGAAGTTCTGCATAAAGCTTTTCACGAGTGTATGAATAGCTTTCACGTAGAAGTGCTTCAACACTATCGACAACTGTCTTATCAATAGAGCCATTAACATTCAATAACGAATCATAGTTCTGATTGATAGTTATATTGTTCTGATTAGCGTTCTTCGCCAAATCTTCAATCTCTGTAGTAATCTTAGTTGCCATATTATCAAATATCTGAGCCAACAAATCATTCATATTTGACAGATGCGCATTAGCATCAAGAGTTGAAGGATTGGTAAATCCAAGTCCTGTTAAGAAATCAGACTGACTTAATGGAGTGTAAGTACCATTTGAAGTTGAAAAACTACCAGCTTCAAATGACGGATCTTTATAACCTTCACCCATCAAAAGATCAGTTATATTCTGTATTGCACCCTCTACATCAGCACCACTTGCAGCACTCAATATTTCTTTTATTGTTGCAGCAAACTCTTCAAACGTTTCATATACAGTATCATTTGCATCAGTAAGAGTCTTATCTAAATCTGCAATAAAGTTATCAAACGCTTGTGTTTCCAAATCAAATTGATGCTCGATTTGCAAATCTTCGAGACTTTCCTCGGCTTCAGCAAGCTGAGCTTCAAGCTGAGCTTTTTGAGCAAGGGCATCTGCGGTAGAAATATTGTTCAAAGCATCAATCTGCGCCCTCAAATCTTCAACAGATTTAGTTTGTTTCTTAAGGTTTTTATCATACTCGTATAAAGCCTTTTTAGTTGAAAGCTCTTTTTTGCGTAAATCAATAATGGTTTTTACGTTTGTTATTTCGCTTTCTTGAGCTTCTTTACCGATTTGATAGATCTGATTGGTAACATCTTCAAGACTTCCAATGGAATTATAGTAATTAACTAACGCTTCATTACGTGCTTTCCAATAATCGTCCTCAGTAGCATAGCGAGTATCCTCATTCTTCTGAGCCTCATCTATTTTTCTGACCATTTCGGCATAATTACGAACTTGATCTTGAAGTACGGTCATTTGTTGACCAAGAATACTTGCTCTTGCATAGCCGTATTGTGTAATGCCTTCAGCGTCACGCATCCATGCATCTTCAAATATTCCTGCTTGAGCACTTAATTGAGAAACAAGTGATTCATTCATATCCAACGCTCGTTGAATATTAGCAAATGTTACTTGTCTCATCTTGTCAGCTAACTCTTGTACGGATTGAATTGTATCAACAATTTGGTCCGTAATCTCAGCAAGATTCTGTTGCCATTCAGTAATCCATTCACTATCAGTATAATCATTCTCATTAAGCTGCTTGATGACTTCATCGAGAACGCTCTGCATTTCTTCTGAAGCCTGAGAACGATAATCTTCAAGAATCCCCTCAAATCCTTCAGATGTACCTGCATCAATTAATTCTTGGTACAAATCAGCTTGTTTAACCAGATCATTTATAAGTTCTTGAGATTTTTTCCCTGCATCACGTACTTTACTATATAAAAGTTCTTCAAGGGTGGCATTACCATCCATATCGAAGATCTCATTTATATTGTATTTACGAATAGTGGTTAAATCGAGTGAACTCAATAGATCCGCTATACTCTTGTAGTTTTCTATCTGAGCGTTTAAGTTATCAATGGTTCGTTGATATTGATTAATCTGCGCTTCTGCAAGAGTCTTAGCTGTTTCATACATGGTCTGAAGACGTTCATACTTTTCGGCTTCAAGCTCATTGAGTCGGGTATCATACTCAATATCCAACTTTTGAAGCTGTTCTTGCAGTTCTTTTTCAATATCACCAAAAACTTCTTCACGTTCTTCATCCCACTGACGGAGATACTTCATATACAAGTCATATGTCGTTGCTTCTGCGGCACTAAGAGTACCGTTATTATAACGTGCTAAACGCTTGTCATCATTGACATATTCCCAATACTTTTTGTATTCTTTGATATTAGCAAGGGTAGCTCCGGTTTCGAGAGCTTCTAATTCTTTACGTGCCTTTTCAAGCTTTGCTTTATTAGCAGGACTCAAGCCTTTACCTTTTTTAAGCAGAGCCGCTTCATCATCTTCAAGGTTCTTGATTGTAGCTAAAATAGTCTGATATTCGGTCGTATCCTTAATAGTAGCTTCTTCAGCAGCAGTACGATCCGCATAAGCCTTACGAATGGCTTCTTCGGTTTGCTTTTTATTGTATTCCAGATCTGCCATATTAGTAGATGCATTAATACTTTCAATTGCATCTTGAAGATCCTGTTGTAAACCTGTTAAATAACTCTGATATGCGGTTTCCAAACTAGTCTTTAAGTCGTCCAACTTAAGGAATTGCTGCCATTGTGCTTGAGTCTTATTCTCAATCTGATTTAATTTCCACCATTTTTCGTAATTTGACACATAAGACGATAAGTCATCTACTAACACACCTTCATTGATAGCTGCTAACTCATCAAGATACATATTAAGTTTGGTCTGCTCTGCAAGACTCAGTTTTTCCTTACTTTGCAGATTTCCGATATTTTGCAGCAATCTTTGATATGTAGCTGTAGATGCGACTAAATTATCGACAACACCAATATCTTGAATCTTAGCAATTGCGTCAAGCTGACCCGTGAGAGCTTTTAGAAGCTTCTCCTCGTTTGCCTTAAGCTTGGTTTTGTTTAAATCTCTTTTATCTTGTGCAACAGCTTTTTGATAATACTTGATATCATCAGTATTTTTATCTAATCTTGCTTGAAGCAGACTCTGGGTATCTGCATCCAATACATCTGAAAGTCTTTGTGCTTCAGCTTGTCTTTCAAGCAATCTTTGTTGCGTTGCATATGCTTGAGCATAGTTTCGCGTTACCGTGGTATCACCAGTGATATCATAATCTTCAAGTTGCTGTTGAAGCTTTTTCAGCTCCGTCTTTTCTTTGCCGGATAGATTGGCTTCTTTAGCTTGCTTTTGGAAATCCTTGATTTGCTCTTGAATAGACTTACGAACATCTTTATCCTTCTGGGTACGGAGTTCTTTGTTGAGTTCTTTGATTTGCTCTGTAAGAACCGTATAATCATCAATTCTCTCAAGATAATTATCGACTATCTCACTAATTTCATCATAATAAGTCTTGTCTGACAATATAGTAGAGAATACTTCAAGCTTTTTATTTATACTTGTAAATTCCCTCTTTTCTGCCGTTGTGAACTTATATGATTTAGAAATCTTCTGGAGTTCCTTTAATTCGACATTTAGACGTTTTTGTTCCTCGGCATCCCTATTTTTTCTGGCTTCAGCTATTTCAGCCTTGGTATCAGCTATATCTTGGAGGGATTGATTGTACTCATCTAGTTTATCTTGTAATTCATCCCGACGCTCGGTAAGGGTTTCATAAGCATTTGTACCAACATAAACCTTACGTGTTTTATCTATCGCAGCTTCAGCTGTATCGACAGTAACCGCTTCATTTATGGCTAATCCCATCTGATATTTCAGCTGAGCATCACGAGCATTATTGTAATAGTCAAGATTAGCAGCATATTGACGAAGTAAATCTTCAATTGTAGTACGCTGTCCTGCGGCTGCTTTAACACCTATTTGAGCGTCAATCTTGGATACGATAGAAGAGTAGTATGAGTCAAGTGTATCATAGTAATCTACAATATTATCAAGCTTACTCTTAATAAGCTCTTGTTCAGTTTCATAAAGATCCTGAATAGTTTCCTTACATTTTTGAGCCTTATCATACCATTCCTCATATTTCTCTATCTTTTCTCCAAGTTCCTTGTTTTCGATAGTTTCTACAGAAAATCCGCCTTTTTCTACAAGATCACGGTATTTTACATCGAGTCCGACATCGGCTGCTTGCTTCATATAGTACGTATAAGCACGTTTATTAGCGTCAACTTCGTCTCGCCCAGATTTAATTTGCTGATTTACTGCCCAGTTCTTATTCCAGAATGTAAAGAATCGGCTTGCTTGTTTCTGCCATTTTTCGGTAATCTTGGTTAAGCGTTCAAGTAATCGTTCGATCCAATCGAAATCTTCCTCGTATTTTTCTTCAACTTCTTCAGGAGTTGAATTGTTAGAAGAATCTCCAGAAGAATCTTTGGAATCTGACGATCCCGATGCTGCACCCATACCTTGAGCAGAAAAGTCTACATTCTGAAGCATGGACAATGCATTTTGAGCACCCTGTGCAATCATATCTGCGGCTGCACCTTGCATTGCACCACGAGCATGAGCTGCATTAACAGCCGCTGCAAGAGCCTGTTGTGATGCGGTTAAAGCATTATTACCGAGTTCAATATAAGCATTAGACAGATATTTGGCAGCTTCTGCTTCACTTGTGAGCGAATTAACCGTATCTATGGCATTACGAACAAGAGTAATCTGCATCTCGTTTAGCTTAGCTTGAGCAAGATTTACGAAACCTTGTTCATTAAGTGCGAGTGCCCCAGACTCATCCGATAGAAGAGCAAGATAACGGAAATCAGAGGTAAGAATAGTTTGTGCCTGATCTACACTGATTTTGCCCGTCTCATTATAATCATCCATGATATCTTTGAGGTCTTTATATGCTGCTTGAATTTCGTCAAGCTGACCAGAAAGAGTGGACATTACATCAGAAGTCTCTTCAGCAGCGTCTTTAGCTGCTCCACCTGCACCACCCGCTGATTTACCTGCTTGCGTGGCAGTTTTACCCATTTTAAGCAAGGAGTTTGCTAACGTATCAGTGGATTTTGATGCAGCATCTGTATCCGTTTTCAGCTTTTTCATGCCTTTAGCACGTTCATACTCTGCCTGATTCTTTGTGATTGCAGTACCACCAGCTGAGAAAGCGGCTTTATACATACGCAAAGCATCTATAGCTCCACCTAATCCACTAACTAATTGCTCTAAGAAGCTGATATCCCCATCTAGTTTAATATATCCAGCTTGAGCTGCTTCGATGATATATTGAGCCAACTGTTCATCCGTTATTCCCAATTGGGTCGCCATATTTTGAAGGTTAGCAATGGCTTGATCTTGAGATAATCCAAAACTTGAATTAGCTGTTTCTGCGATCATCATCGCATTAACATACTGATCCACGGATTCTTTAGTAAATCCCCATTCTTGAAGCTGTGTTCTAAGCATTTCTGCTGTTTTAGCAGTAGCTCCTTGCATATTAATCTGTGCCGCTGCATAGGCAGTAGCCATTTGGTTAAATGCTGCTTCAACTTCAGAAGCTGAAGAATTAGCATTTGTTACCAAACTTTCAAAAGCATTGAAATCTTCTGCACCTACAATTCCTTCTAACTTATCACGCAAACCCTCAACTTCAGTGAGATCGAGATAAGGCTTCGTAGGATTATTCTCTATATTCTCTCTATATTGATCGTATAAAGATTTTAGAGACTTAAGATCCTCTCCGGCAGCAGAAAGAGCGGACATATCAAATTCGGGAGAAAGGATGGGAGAATTTGATTCTGCTTCTTTTTTGGCATTCTCTAACCACTTTTGCAGATCCTCTAAGGATTCTTTGCCATCAAATTTACCTGTTATAAGAATACTTAATTCTTCGTCGGTCAATGTGTCTATCCAATCTTTGACATCATGAGAATTAAATGTATTCTTAAGTTGTTGTTGAACTTCGTTATCTATAATGTTAAATTGTACAAGATCAGACGTTGCATTTTTAATAGATACGTCGTATTCTTCAAGGATACGCTTTAGATTTTGATAAACTGTAATTTCAGATTCAGTATAACCTAAACTTCTTAAAGCATCTTCTCCGTAATCCTTTACAGCCTCATCCATTATATTTAATGTTTCAGCTGTAATACCAGATAAACCCACAGCATTTCTTAATGTTTGAGTCAGTGTTGAATCTAAATTTGATGTAAGCGATTCATTTGTATCACCCAAATTATTAATCTCTGCTTTAAGACGATTTATTTTGTTAACCGTACCATCAATTGCACCATTTACACCCGTAAAATGCATAGATCGAGAAGTTGTTTCTGCGGTATTTCCAATATCTGCGATAAGATTTCGAATCTGTTGACCTTGTATTTCAAAACCTTTGGCATCTATTTTTAAAATGTTTTCTAAGGACGTGTCTTCTCCAGCTTGTTCTAAAACACTAGATATATACGTGTTGACAGTATCGCGAGATAATAATTCTAAACCGTGATCGGTTTCAAGCATAGGAGAATATGCAACTTGGATGCCATTGAATTCATCCATTGAACCAAGAACAGTACTAACAGAATCTTTTAATTCTTCTGGGGTAAATCCCCATGAAAGAATTGCATCATGATATTTAGCAAGATTTTCCTCTGTCCATTCCAAACGATCTCTAAATGCCGTATCAATATTACCATATACAGTATTTGATATATCTACACCTAAATCGGCAGCATCCATTAGTTCATCGTTCAAATATTCCATTAATTCATCAATCAATATTTCATTTTGATTAATGGCTTCATCATTAATCTTTATTTGAGGATTTATTTTTAAGGAAGAATTTAATTCGTTAGCAAGTGTATCCTTAAATTTAGCTAAACCTAAATCAATATCCGGAGACAATCTTTCAATATAATTTAATATTTGACGTTCATCAGAGCTAATCCCATCTGGAATATACTTTGTATAAATATCTTGATAAATTCTAGACAGTTCAATGGCAATGCTTTGAGCTAATTTTTCATTGCCGGCAATTACAGCATCTTTATACTTTTGCTGGGCAGTCAAATAATCATTATATTGAGTTTCTATATTTAGATTATTGTTGTTGCCTAATACTTTGTTTCTAAGTATGAGTTTATCAGCCCATTCTTCACCATTAGAAATTTCGGTATCTAAATTATGGATTATTTTGGAAATATTATTGAGACTTCGTTGAGAAGCATCTGAATTTTCCATTAATGTATATAATTCAGACAATTCATTTCTTGCTTCATGAATTTCCCCGGTTATAACAGCAATACTTTCTCCGTTATTTACTGCTTTAATACGAATATTTTCAAAACTTTCAGAATACTTTTCTAATATATCTAAATCATTAGACGGAAGTCGTAGAGATTCATAAACATGACCCATTTCCCTTACTAAAAGATCACTTCTAGAGGGGATATCATATTCTCCACCTAAAATCCAATCTGCTATACCATAAGAAAAGCGATTAATTTTATCTGCAATATTCTGAATGGGATTATCCCAGAAATCTGGATTGTTGTATTCCCCTAATAATTTTGTATATTCAGAATCCTTTAAACGATCCAAGGCAGATACTTGATTGTTAATAGCATCTGTAATATCTTCGATTGCTCCTTGTTCCGTTCCATATTTAGATATTAACTTATCTTGAATATCAAGTAATTGTTCTCTGGCATCACAAGCATCCTCGTAAGAAGTAGTTGAATCATTGATTTTATTCTGAAGATCTTGTATTTGTGTTTTATAATTATCGATATCTAATTCAGCAGAATTATATTCGTTATTCAGTTTTGAAGCTTCTTCGAATAGCTTTCTGTTAGCATTGGCTAATTCATAGGTTAGTGCAATAAGAGATTCTAAAACAGCGGCTATAGCCATATTAGCTAGAATACCACCTAAAAACTTTAATGTATTACCAAAGTTTGAAGAGGATACTTGCGCTCTACGAACGCTATTTTCCCATTGTTCAATTGATTGACCGCTTTGAGAAAAACCTTTAGCAGATTTTACAACTTCTTGATCAACATTCCTTAAATCAGCAGCAAGTTTATCTATGCCATCTGAATTCATACCAGCAGAAAAACCCTTAAAAGTAGTAATGAAACTTTCTGTTTCATCATTAAATGTAACAAGTTCTTTCCTTGCCGAAACTATACTAGGTATAATACCTGTCCACTGATTGTTTATCTTGTCGTAGTTTACAACCATATGATAGAATTATACTTAAAGAATGAGGAGCAATACAATATTATGGAAAACGAATATATTTATTATTGTAAAACATGTGCTAATAGTTTAGATGAGCATTTTTATTTTTTAATTAAAGGATATATCCCTGATCCTAGAATTATCAATCGAGATGAATGTATATGTTGTCATACCCCATTTAATCAATTAAAGAAAACAAATATACAAGGTTCAGATTATAGTATAATAGGTAAAATCTCTACCGATCCCGACTTTTTCGAAGCCATGATGCAACTCAAGGAAGAAGACATCATCGAGTATCAATCCCGTATGGCTCAATTCCGCGCTCAAGTAGAGGGGCAGAAGAGTGCTAAAGCAGAAGAAAAGAGTGCTCTCAAATGCCCTAAATGCGGTTCTACCAATATCGCTACCGGAGCAAGAGGAGTTAATCATTTCTGGGGCTTCATAGGAGCCAGTAAGACCGTGAACCGATGTGGAAAATGCGGATATACTTGGAATCCTAGGGGATAAGTATGATAAATTATGCTGATTGTAGGATATTGATGTATCTCTACAAACGCTCCCCACTAAATTTTCATGATTTCTGCGTGTTATTATATAACGAAACAGAAGAATCCGTATCAAAGCAACTTATAGCCTTGGCTAAAAAAGGCTATATTTGTAATGAAGTCGCTATTATTGATTTAGGTGAAGGTCAGTCAGAATGCAGCTTTGATCACACACTCCCTATTGCCATTACTGATTTCGGGAAATTAACTATAATTCATTATTGGCTTATTAGAAGCGGTATCATTATTGGAGGTCTCATCGGTTTTATTGCAAGCTTTATTACGATTTATACTTATTTTGTAAAATAAGATAGAATATTTATGATATTAGGTATAACATTTATTAGTGCAATAAACATCCAAAGCATAAGTTCTCTATCTTTTTTTCTTAATTCCGTATCCCAATAAATTCTATATTCATTAATTTTGTCTTCCATATTCGTTTCTCCTTTTAATCCTTATTCTACGGTGGGCTTTCCCCACACTGGACTGTATATTGCAGCAACGACACACATATACGCCTGTGTGCCTCCGTGTCTTGTCAGTCTCTCGCGCGTTTCTTTGATTGACGCGTCGGGACTACCGTTTTTGACAGCCTGATTGCACATCATAATAAAATGACGCTTTTATTTCAGCAATCAAACACCCCTGTTAAGGGCTACGGCTTCCCCCGATATTCGACATTTATGGATTAGTTTAGACAGTTACCCGTCTAAAACACTCACTACGTTAATCATGCGGCATTATTGCATGACCTTATAATAAGGGGCTTGTTAACTACGACTAATGTTAACCCTAATCCTTTACTCATTAAGAAGCCTTCTAGTCCAAGGCCTCCGAGGTTAAGTAAACCTATTTTATCTACTATGAATCCGATGGCTTCAGAGATTTTTGTCAATCCATCTACGATTACACCGATTTCACCACGATCTATTAGATCTTGGAGTGTACCTACCCATGTCTCTTTCAAACGATTAAGTCTGAAGTCTATACTCTCTTCCACGATTTTTATTTCGTCATCAGCTGCACCCGCAGCATCAGACATTTGTGTCATAGCTCGATCTACCTCTGAGAAATCATCGAGTATCTATATGTTCAATAAGTTCGCAACACTTATTAGATTTTAGTATTATGCAATTGATTGGTTTTGATAATCATTCTTAAACTTCTCCCATTGTTCTGGTGTATTATTATGTTTTCCGTAAATGTCATGAAATAACATATGTAAATCCGGTCTTACACATACTCCTAAAGGATATTGATTGTGATATTCTACAAACATTGTACATAACGATTGCAGTTCATCAAAAGAATAATCATCAACATTTTCACTTATAATATTATTCGATTTTACAAATGCAACAAAAATATCATTAAAACCATACAAATGATGTATATGAAATTCCGATGATCCAGTTAAAACACATTGAAAATTACATTGTTCGGCAGATTTTTGTTTCCAAGACCAGATTTGTCCCCTAAACAATTTCTTTAATTTCTTATATTTCTGCATTGACTTATCTGTCTTGTATAAACCTAATAAATTCCTACGGTCTTTTATAGACATTTCGTTTTTATTTAATATTTTTGATATTTCATAATCAGATAACATTTGCCAATGATTAAATAAAAACTCATTTTCTTCTTGTGTCCAATATGTTGATATTCTATAATTTGATATTAATCGAAATTTCTTCGCTCTATTTCTAACACCTTCTAATGTCCTGTTTGGTAATAATTCTAAGACCTTCTCAATTGGTAACACTGAATAACATTCCGTTAAAATTCGATCTTCTTCATCAGACCAATTTTTATTTTTAGAATACCTAAATTCTTTGAATGCTAGTGTCTGAATTGCATCAATTGTATGTCTATAACCGATCAACTCGTATATATCATTAATATTACTATCTAAATAAAACTCTTTAACAATTTCTCTATCTTTATCAGTCCAATAATTTCTAGTACCATTACGCACATTCATTTTAGACATTTTGCTATATAAAGATGATAGAGTTAATTGAGGATACAATCGCCAAATCTCATCAATCTTACCAGATTGATATAATTCTGCAATGTTTTCCCACTGTTGTTTAGAAATCCTTAAAGTAGAGTACTGATACACTCCAGCTTTTTTCAATTTATTTATTAGATATCCATCCCCTCTATGATACTTAATGGATAATTCCTTTGGGGTCATTCCTTTTTGATAATCTAAAATAATTGAATTAAGTTCTTCTTCGGTCATATAATTTGTTTTATTGTCATATACTCGCATATCAATTAATGCTCTTCTTATAACATCAGGATATCTATCTAGTTTCTTAGCTATATCCTTCATTTTCCATCCAGAAAGATATAAGTTTTTCATTGTTTCTCTTTCTGTATCTGTTACTTTTCTCGGGTTCTTTTTATTCATATAAAAATATACCTCATAATACTAATAACATCTCATTCTTTCGAAATGAGAACAGACTATTTCTTCATCCTTGATTATAATATCCACCTTTAAAAGTGTCAATCATAGGAGTATACCTTTTCGATTTAAGGGGATTTCACCCACGCCATTTGCGATTGCGCCCTACGATTATTGCTATAGATATTCGGGATTTCCACCCTTATTCTCTAGTCTATAGCTCGACATGAATCTAGTCGTTGAACGTTCACCCTCGCCTAAAGTACCGTATGATCTACGGGGTACGTTAGGGTGCTTCGCTGCAAGAACTACCATTTTTATCTAAAGTACTTAGGTTTTTAACCATATACCATCCTTGCGTTGTTTCTACTTTCGTACCATCATAATGTGGTTTCCCCATTATTGTGGTGCAAGGCTTTAGGTTTTACCTGCAATTAAATATATTCTGTTATGCACATTGCTGTACATTCAGGCATATATGTTTGCCTGCCAAAACTTGTCCACCACGTTTGCCGGCTAGAGCCTCAAGAAGACCTGCTTGTTGTTTGTCGGTGAGATCGTGATATATCTCACTGATTTCCTTAAGCAGTTCATATGTAGATTTGTATTCTGTTTTGGCTGCATCCTTAAATAAGGATACGCCACCGGGTTTTTCAGCTGTTTTTGTCAGATCAGCTATTTTACCAGTTAGTTCTTCGACATTACCAATATATTCTTCGGTCTCTTCGTCATAACCTCGAATCCTCATAGAAATGGTACGAAACGCCGTTCCGGTAGTTTCAGCATTTCTCGTGATTTGAACAGCAGCACTTTCGAGTGCAATAGTTTCTTCAAGAGTATTGTTTGCGGCATTCATCGCTGCTGATGAACGCTTAAGCATCTCCATTATTTCATCATTGGATGTTGCGAACGTATTCAATCTGTTACTTTTGTGACCTAAATAAATAGGCGAGTAGTCATTTCTGGCTACTTCTCACGTTTCATTTTGTTATAGCGTGAGTTCAGATCATACCTTTCTCCTAAAAAATAGGAGAGTGACATACGGGTTTTATTACTAAAACCCTGTGATCGTTACGGGATTTGACTTGAAAGATATAATAACGTGAAATATAATGTATTATAGAAATGTCGCCAAAGTGGTAGGCGGTTCACCTTTGCCCGATTTATGATCGGAGAACTTCCATCCCAAAGGAGGTGGATGCCGATGGAAAATCTAACGAAAGGTTAGCCGTATGGCTTTTGAGCTGATTGCTCTTGCCAGCACGATAATTAGCGGAATTAAATCCCTAATTGATATAGTGATTGGCATTTGGAGTTTAGTATCAAAAAAGCAACCGCCCTCGCCCAAGGTGTAGGTTGCTAATTTGATGTAACTGATAACTTGGTGAACCGCTCGCTTTACGGCGACATTTGCTTGTTTATTATAACCGCCATGCCAGTGGTGATCATTGATGCTGTAACTATAAAATTAGTTTTCAGATAAAATAGAACCTCTCGGCTCAACCGTCTATGTATCTGTCTTTTTGTATCTATAATATACAATAACACATTTATATTGTCAAATACTTCACATTATTAATCTTTAACTTTGTCAATCTTACCCACGGGATTGTCCTTCTCAGGAGTTTCCCCGTTTTGAGTCACTTCTAGGCCGCATAAACGACCCCATATGTTACCATATGTTTCGGCATAAATTTACCGATTCTGTTCACATTATCCATAATGTCTCTCTCGGCTTTATCAACTTCAATATGGAATGCTTGCATAGTTGATACAAGACCATCTGTCGCATTATCCAGAGACATTCCCGGAGATATAGCAGCAAATTGAGAACTAAGAGCCGCCATTTCTGTAGCAGCTTCTTTGGAAGAATATCCTAACCTTGACCAAGCCGCTGCTTGGTTTATAATTTCTTCCGTAGTAGTTCCTAATTCTTTCGCTACATCATTTGCATTAAAGTAGAATTCGTTCAGCTCACTATTACTCATAGTGGTCGTCTTACGAAGATCTACGAGAGCATAATCAAGTTTTTGGATTTCGTCTACTGCACCACGTGTATATCGTACAATATCATATAGACTCAAATGCATAGCAATGAAGTTTGTGCTCATTTGCTTTATACGCTGAGCTAAATTATCGAAAGAAGATCTTCCGGCTTTGCCTGCACGAATCACGGAAGATTCAAGTTCAATAACTTCATTTGTTAATCTTTGTACCTCTTCAATGGAATCAGCAGCTTGAATCTTTATGCGTAAATTTTCGAATTCTTGTTTCCATTGACGACCCATTGCTGAATTTGCATTAACAAATTGATCAATTTTTAATAAAGCTTTATTAATCGTTTGCTCGGATGCTTTTTTCATAGCAGGCAACGCTTTTTGAGCTATATTGTCATTAAGTTCTTTCGCAAGCAGTTTAGCTTTATCTGTAGCCTCTTGTAATCCGTCTGCATCTAACGGTTGATCAATTTCAACACGAAGTCTTTGTAGTTTTTCAATAACGGTACTAATACCATTGATAAAATCATTGGTATATTTAGATGCATCTAAATATTTTCCAGCATTATCAAGATTTTTATTGATATTATTAATAATATTTTGTTTGCCACTAGATTGTTTTTTGCTTTCTTCTGTAGCTTGCTTTAGTGATTCAACGTATTCCTTTTGTTGACGAACACCCTCAGCAATAAGAACATTCTTTTGTTCTTGATATGCCTTTTCTCTTGCTTGATATTCTTCGGCATCTTTATATGCTTGTTGAAGAGCTAAATCATCATTGGTGAACGGAGTATTAACTCTTTCGGAAATATCATTAAGTTTTTTAGTGCTTTCAGATAATATCTTTGCTAAATCTGAAAGTTCTTTGCTTTTATCTAAAATCTGTTGTATCTGAACGATAAAATTGCTATCAGATAAATCGAGTTTTTGTAAAGAATTAAACATAGAAGATAAAGCATTTGATACATTATTTAAATCATCAGCTTTTATCTTCTTTAAATCTTTCAGCCATTTTGCATCAAAAGAAGTGTTGCTATTTCCAATGGATTGAATCTGACTCACTATTTCTTCTAAATGTGTTGACAAGCGATTCAGATCAGATATTTCATTGTCAATCGATTGTGAAGTTACTATAGAACTATCCCCAAAAGCTTGAGATTTTGTATTTATTAATTCAATGACTTGAGTAAGTGGTTGAACTAATTGTGATATACTTTCAGCTTCAATTGCGCGATTAACTTCTTTAACTTCATTCGCAGTTTCATTTAGTTCTGATTGCAACTCTTGTTGGTCTGCAATATGTTTACGAAGCCAACTTTGTATATTTTTTGTTCCGCCTAAATCTGATAGACTATTTTGCCCACCAAGAGACTGATACTCCTTAAAGTCGGCTAAAACACTTTTTATCTCATTAAGATTAGCACCTCTTAACGAACCGGAAATAAAAGATACCCTTTTTTGCAAGTTTGAAAACATATTGTCTAACTCATTTATAGACAATGCATTAAAACCTACTTGAAGCAACCTAATAACTTCTTTGAGTTCAGATACAAGTTTATCTGTGGAAAATGAATTAAATATTTCCCTTATTTCTGCAATAGTTTGAACCATTGGAATAGAGGCATTCTTTAATTCATCAATTTTTGCAAGTAGTTTATCAAGTTGTTCTGTTGATAATTGATCAAAATCTTGTTGTAATGTATTCTTTACGTTAAGTTCTTTTGCGAATTTAACCTTTTTTATCGTAACAACTACATCGCTTGTAATATCTGTTAAAGCCGCTTGTAAAGCCGCCTTGTTCTTAGCATTAACATCGAATTCTAAATCAATATTAAGAGGATTATCTTTTATCTCTTTGCGTAATTTTGTAATGACTTTAGTGATTTGTTTTTCAACAACATCAATATTGGAACCAACCTTCAGTTCTATTTCATCGCCAAAACTCTTTGCAACTTTATCATAAAGAGCTTGAAACTCAGAGATATTAGATTGATCAGTTAATCCGTTTATTTGTTCTTGAAATGTCTTAAGTAATTCTTTGTTTCGCTTTGTCCCCCACTTAGTAGTTAGAGCCAAATCCACTTCTAAAGGTGTATCAGATAATTTATTTTGTACCGAAGTTAATATCTTCATACAATCTGAGAGCAACCCTCTAGATGTTGTACGTATCCCTATCGGAACAGTAAGACCTTTACTGTCTTTTCCAATACTATCCGAAGAAGGTAATGACACATTTGTATTTTGTCCAATCCTAGATAACTCTTGATTGATTTTTGTGACATAAGATTTAGTGTCCTCTTGAATTCTTTCCAGAGAACTATCCAGACTCTCAGCTAATGAATCAAACTGTTGAATTCCAGAAAATCCCTCTTCATAACCATAATCATAAATTCTTTGGATTGTCTGTCCTATTTCAACTAATCTATTCTTATATTCAAGGAGTTTTCTAGAATCTTCAAATGTTCGATCTTCTTTTTCATCTAATTCATAAATTTTATCTTCAAGTTCGTCATATTCATTTGTGAGCTTATTAATTGATTCAACCGCTTCTTCAATATTTTTGGGCTTAGTAAATTTTGGTTCTTTATCAAATTGTTTGGTAATTCCTTCGGCAAGAGATTTAAGAGCTTTTAAATCTCCTATGCTTTTTGTTGCATCAAACAATTGAATGTTCGAATTATCTCTGATGGTATCTTGTATTTCAGAGATAGCTTGTACAGTCTCTTTTGTACTTACGCATAAAGCATCCATGTTTTTATGCATGTTTTGTAAATTAGATGCAAACTTTCCGCCATCCGCTTTAGACATGGTATTAATAAGACTATCCATACCATTCTCAAGAGCCGTTGTTCTTTTATCTAAAGCTTCTAATTGTTGCCCTATTTGAGACTGAAATTTGCTAAATGTCGCAGAACTGAGTTTAGTTCCAGAAATTGTCTTCATTGTTTTTTGAAGACCATCGAGCATTTTTTCAATTTCATTTATTTCATTCTTAACAGAATCTGCTAATCCTAAATCAACTCCCTGATTACCGAGAGTTTTTAATGAACCTTTTAATTCTTTTATATAAGCATCAATATCTGACGTAAGTCCTATATTAATTGTTGGATTTCCTCTCGGCATATCTATACCTCCTTATCATTTAAACGATAAAACCGAATATGTTCCAGTTTTGGCTTTTGCTTTTGCTCTATTTATATATTCATCAATGTTTTTTTCTATATTATCTCTGTCCTCAATAACCATTTGCATTGGAGATCGCCTCATTGGTTGAACATTTGTGTATAGTTCTGGACCATGAGAACCGAGTTCAATTACTGATCCAAACACTTCATCTATAGAATCGCGATATAATTTATCCATTAAATTAGGAGTAAATTCAACACCTCCGCGATATATTTTATTATGAGGATTTGAATAGTATCTTCTATAACTCTTGTTCATAAAGTTATAGTAATGTCGCTTATATTTTTCTGGAGTATAATGCGAATAAAATACTCCAATTGCAAATACGGTATCTTCTGTTAATTCGTCAGCAATCTCGCTTGCAGCATATTTACATACCTGATTAGCATATTTACGCAAATCATTTTTTAAGGAATTTAGATTTAATGTTAAATTATTTTTCGCCATAATTCACACCTCTTGTTGTAAAAGACATATTGATGTGTTACAATCCTTTTTTATAATACTGTTTTAATGCATATATGAGTTCTTTAATATGAAACGAACAAGTAAAATAATAATGAAATACTTTTCGAATCCAAAACACCTATAATATACATGAAATCCTAAGAGATAAGTATGATATACGATCCAACAATACAAAATGAACAAAATCATAGATTATTAGAAATAAGTGCAAATAATCAAAGCATTGCTGAATTATTATACAACTCAAATGCTGAAACTATAGCCCAATATTTAATCAAAGAAATACTGGAATATCAACAATCTCTTCCTAATACAGAAGACGTAATTATGGTCTTAGTTCAGTTTAATCAGCAGATTATTTTACGTGTTGAACAAATTGGCTTCGATGGGTACAATTTACTTGTGTTCCACGGTACGGACAACACTGGCAAGCCGTTGAGGTTGATCCAGCACATTTCTCAACTGAATTTTTGGCTTCAGACGGAACCGAAACCTGATCCAGAAGTGCCAAAACGTCAAATTGGATTTGTTTCTCCATAATTATAGTACACCCCCATAAATCTACAATTCATATTTGTTTCTCCTTTTAATCATTAAACATTTTGTCTATAATTCACACCTCTTGTTGTAAACATAGTATTTTTTTGAATCTCAAATTACTATGATATATCTGAATTCAAAAAGATAACTTGATTATTTCTGTTAAATCTACTATTATTTAGGAGAAAGTATTTTAGAGAGGTATACTATGTTAGATTTTCAAGATTTCCTAAAACATATGGATTTTGACAAATTACATGCTTCCTTAGTCAAAGATATACAGGATAACATTGGAAATCAACCTCTCAATTCCGAGAAGATTGGTTGGCTTGTGACTCATGTTTCTGAGAAAACTCTTCTCGGGGTTTTAAGTACATATACTCGCTGGCTTGAAGAGAATTTACATCAATAAAGCCCTCTTTGAGTCCTTTTAATAAATCATTAAGATCTGTATTCGTTTCCATTTCTCCTTTGAATCGTTTTTTACCGAGATCATCAAGGCGAAGTTTAATAATATTCATCAATTCTTCATCATCAGTATATTGAAAATCCAGCCATGTACTATTAGGATTAGCTTTTTCTAATATTATGATTTTCTTATTTAAGAGATATCTGAATCCTAGAATAATCAAGACCCCGGGAATACCATACTTTTGTGTTAATCGTTCGGAGCCATTATCCGATAAAGAAAAACAAACTTCATATTCGTCTATATGATTTATTGTTATGTCATTGATACTTAATTCCATATCTTATCCTTTCATTCTTCACCTTTCCGGCGCAAATTACGCCTAAATAATACTCTCCCCGGCTATGACCCCGAAGAGAGTTATGATATAATATCAAATGTACATGTACCAGAATAATCATAAGGAGGATAACGCTTTATGCAATTAATAAAAACGTTAGCCTCTTGCTTACCTCTAATAATTCTTGTTGCTGGTACACTCGTGCTAGTTTGGGATGTTAGAAGTCGAATCGAGTATCTCAAGTTCTCAGCGCAAGGACTAGAGATCCGTTTTAGCAAGAGCGGCAAGCAACGTTAAATCGCTTGCATATGATTAAAAGAATACTGTACGTACGTACAAAAGAGGGTAGCTATATGCTACCCTCAATTTATCTTATTTCAACTTCATCGCTTTCTTAACATCTGCAACAGTTTTCTTGTTCTTTTTAAGCAAAGCTTGAAGTTCGATTGCTTCAGCTGAAGCCATTTTTTTCTCAATAGTTTTCTTTTCGGCTTTCAGCTTTTTGATTTCACCCTGCTTCTTCGCTATCTCAGCATTGATTTTGTCTATCTGTGAGATAGGAGAAAGTGTTTTGGATTTAGTAGTTGTTTTCTTGACTCTTGGCATAATACCCTCCTTTGGAAATAATATATTTCCAAAAGCATATCACAATACTAAACCTCTGTCATTCAATATTTGAGAGCCAATTTTTCTAATTGTCTATAATTCAAACTTCTTTGCGCTAAACGTGAATCTGGATTATTATACTTGTTTTCATACACAATTAAAGAAGAATGACATAAATCCATATTGTTTATTTCATCTAATTCTCTGTTTAACAAGTCTATATATTTGTTGCGATCATCATCATTCTTGAAATCCTTATATTTATCTATTTCACGGTAATCTAATTCCTTGTATAATTCTTTTGGAATCGGAAACATGTAATTCAGATTCACAACTGCTAATAATTTATTAGAATCTGGCACAAATATTCTCTTGAAATCTGAAGAATCTTTTAATGTATAGTGTTTTCTTTGAGGATGTGAAACTTGAGTAACGTAATAGCAATCATTAGATTGGAACAAACTTCCAAAGAACGGTTTGTATTTATCGTTTCCATAATTAGATAACGGAATTCTATGATCGCCATTTTCTCTCAAGTATTCTAAATAATCTTGTTCTACTATCAGCCACTTCATTTATTTCACCTACAGTTTTCCTTGGATCTGCAACCTACTATCACATACGATTTTGATAAGATTCGTAACTTTCTATTAAAACACCACAGACATCTAGCCTGTGGTGCCATGAACTACATTTTTGTCATTTCGTTCATTAATTCTTGAATAGCTTGTCTTTCACGTTCGGTCTGAGCCGTATCCATGGCCATTTCAAGGTGTTCCATGAATTCATCTCTACCGCTATTCATACTATATCCGCGCATGGAACGACCGTTATTACGGTAAGAATTACCATAGCGATAATTACTACCGTTTCTATAACTATTGCCACCACGATAGCTATTGGAAGATTCAGGAGCTACACCGTCATCATAATAGCCATACATAGTACGTTGTGAATTACCGCCTATCTCCATCTCTTCGACATCTTTTAAGATATCTACGAGTTTATCTAAATGAGACAAAGTAGTATCATTCATTTCGGGAAGAGCAGTAATTTTGTCGATTTCGCATTCGACAAGCTTTTTTATCTTTTCGTAATCAACCATTTCCTGCCTCCTTACCTAGATACATAGAGATCAGGACGAGTAATAATAATATTAGCGTCCTGCATCAATATAGGTATCTCGCTTGTATTTCTTACAGCTATCGTCTCGCAACAATTTCTAAAGACATCAATGTTAATCGCACGAGAAACATTGAAATACTGTTCAACTGCCGCAGGAGTAACTATCATAGTACTTGCAAGAACCGTAGCTCCATCTACGGTAAGAGCAACAGAAATCGGGCCTACTGTTTCACCAGTAGGTACGGCTATATTAGCCCCGAAGTCGATTAGATAATTTGCGCCATCGTTACGATTGCAAGCACATCCGAATGTGTTATATGGTATATATCCTGAAAGAAGGAATGTACCCGAACCATCTCTATGTCTTACAAATCCACGAGGGCAGCGTTTGGGAGATTCGGTAAAAATTGCAGTTTCTCCCGGATTTATAGTTTGAACTGCAACACTTGTATATTCTGCCATAGTCAATCACCTACTTTCCGATGATCAACTCAGGCTCCGCAGCCGCATCCGTAAGCGGGCATATAGCCGCATCCGCAACCATTAGGATTGGCTACTACATATGCGGGAACGGGATTCGGGTTGAGTCTCTGAAGCAGATTCGCAGTCTGAGCTGCATTGTCAGCTATAATCTGCGCTGTCTGCTGATTCTGAGATGCTGCCAGGTTAGAAAGATTGATCTGTGTACGAAGATTTGCTATTTCCTCGTCCTTCTGATTTATCCTGTCTTGGCACATCTGATCCTTAATACCCTGAACTCCAGCATTAATTGTATTAAGTGCTGCTTGAAGAGCATCTGTTACTGCCTGTCTATCCGCACAAGCTTCTGTAGCTACCGTATACTTAAGATCAGCTACTTGAGCATTAGTATTACATGAAGCAGTAGCTTGATTCATAGCAATAGTGCTGAGCTGATTTGTCAGATTTGCAAGAGTATTGCATCTTGATACCTCGGCATTTGCAAGAGCAGTATTAATACCATTGATACCACTCATAACAGCCGCCTGATCAAATCCGCTTTGAACGTCATTCACAATGTAAGGAGTTGAACCAACACCGCCATTGTTACCACCCCAATTACCCCAGCCACCATTGCCAAGAGCAAATAAAAACAGAATGAGAATCCACCAACTGGAATCGCCATTACCAAAACCATTATTACCAGTAACTGCTGCGACATCAGCGGCGGAAAGTTCGCCATTAGAAAGAGACATAATAAATCCTCCTTTAGAAGAAAAAATTAATAGAAACATATATATAAATTTCGCGCGATTTATATATCTTTTTTGAAGTATCCTTTTAGTCGTCTATTAATCTTCTAAAGTGAACAAGTGTGTTTTTCTTCTATAGGTTGTCTCTTAATCCAGAGCGTAGGAGAGTTCCTACGCTCGCATCTGTCTGAATTACCGCATAAATCCGTACAATTGTGATGCTTCAGCTTGAATTTTGTTGAATTGTTGCTGACTCATCTGCCCGGTACTCAACAAACGTTGCACTTCTTGTTGGGCATTTCCGTGATATTCAGACTTAAAACGATTGAAGTCGCTGAGAATAGCAAGCATGTTGCTAATTGGATTCCCATTCTGTTGCATTATTGTTTACCCGCCTTTCTTCCTCTTGAAGATGTTGTAGAATCCTCATTTGGATTTGTTATATTTGAAATCTCATCTTGCAAATTTCCGATCATTTCAAGTAATTCGTCGTAATCCTTACGTTTGACAAAATCATCTAATTGATCTTTTGTTGCAAATTTTGTTTCATCAAATTGTGCGGGTTGTGGAGGAAGAACGGAATCTTCTTCCTTGACAAGATTGTATTTATTTACATATTGAATACGTCCATATTCATCTGACGATTTTTCAATTAATAGCGTCTTGTCTTTAGTTATAAGATACGCAGTACACATAGGCGCGAGAGGGTAAGCATCGCCTACTCCTTGATTCTCTACCTCCATAAAAAAGACCTGTCTTTCGACAGGTTTAGTTGGAGGTGCCATTTGTTGTGGATACTGCGGTTGGACTGGTGGGGCATATGCTGGAGCCGCACCATAATAAGTTGGGGTGGTAATTGGCATAATTAGTCCTTCCTTTCGTATATCCATATAATTTCTTGAGATCCAGAATCCCATGAATCATAATAATTTCCAGATATTACACCGACTACATGATCTCCGGTTCCCAATAAATAAGTTCCTTTGTTATATTGTTCAGAAAAACTTTTTACAGTAAAACATCCCGAACAAGCTGTAAATCTTTCAAATCCCATATCTTTTAACAAACTATCATGTATAAAATTTTTAGAAGGCATTCTCTTGTACATGAATGCATATACGCATAATTTAGCAAAAGCTTCGTCCCAACTACAATTCAATACAATAGATAATGCTCTTGGAACACAATCCCCGGTGTCTATACCCAAAGGATTCGGGTTATACTTTTTCCACGACATCTTGAGATTTTCCTAAGAAATCTACAATTTTATTCTTTATTTCTGGAGTTTCAAGAGCTTGGGATAGGGTATTATAAGCCATAGAAAAAACATCTATCTTGGTTTCTATAAACGGAATAAGTGAACGATGAAGATCGGTTTCGTCATCAACAACCATATTTAAGACGGTTGTAAATTTTGTCACATCATCTCCGATAGCTGCAATTAGAACTTCTACTAAACCGTTTTCTTCAAGTAAATTAAAACCGTTTGCTATATCTAACTCATTACCATCAGAGCGTTTATCCCATTCTAATGTTGTATAATGATCGATTACTGCCCGAACAAATAAAACATATCTAACAGGAGTATTGAATACAAATGTGTCCTTACCATTAATTTCTTTATGCATTGAATGTTTCACAATATTCTGTGCAAATAAAATTTTCATTTGATAAGGCATATAACGTGTCTTTATCTGCTTTTCTATAATCGCATTTTTCTGTTTTGTCTGATTATATTTCTTTACAAATTCTGATATTAACATTTTTATTCTCCTTTTAATCAGTATGCTTCATAAACAAACACCTTAAGACACGGAAGAGTATCTGTGTCCATAGGAAATTCAAAAGCATAAGTATCTACAATATACCATTCTTTATTTATGATCACCTCGTGTCCGACCATTGCTTGTATAAATTTTATAAATTGATCATACGATTCAATGATTCGAGCAGAAAGTACTTTATAATTGTCGTAATCAAGATTCTTATATTCATCAGACCATTGTGGTTCGACAAAATGTACTAACATACCTTTTAATCCTTTCTGATAGCAAACTCCCAATCTCCACCATCTTCGGTATAAATGTGATATCTATTCCAATATGCATCAAAATGTACATGTGAAATTTGGGGAGAAGAGTTACATATATCAAAATATTGTTTCCTTGTAATCACGTATCCTTCCGATCTCATCAATTCATCTATTTCTTGGGTATACATGATTGAATTCCTTTTTTGTGCTATTTATAAGATTGTTAAAAACCAAACATTTCGTTTATGGTATCTTCATCATGATTAGCTAAATATGATTGTGTTGTTGAAACATCCGAGTGATGGACTAAAACCATAACTTGTTCCAAAGGAAACTTCTTATTCTTTCCGTTTTCATCCTTTAAGCGATTGTCTGTTCCTTGGACTAAACTTTCAATGCGAGAATGTCTACATGTATGAAAGAATATATTCGTTTCTTCACCGCGAATTTCTTGTAAAATCCGGTTACATTTTCCCGTTAACCAATCATAAAGAGTAATACTATCTGTAAGAGGACGCTTATTAGATCCCGAACCGATGATCCATAGAGAATCAATATCATCATCGCCACGTTGTTCAAGATATTGTTTGATCAGTTCTTTGGTATCATCTAAATAAACAAGGGGGAATGTTTTTCCTCGTTTCCCTCTGACTATATTAGTTTTATTTCCTTCAAGTAATCCATGTTTTTGAACTTGAAATACTTCATTGCGTCTAGCTCCAGAATCAAATGCTAACGACCACATTACAGCTTTTTGTAATTCATCCTGTTCAATTAATTTACTTCTTACTTGAATAAATTCTTCAAAAGTAAAGAAAAAATCGTCTTCATTGGTTTTCACCTTTACATTAGGTACTCCTTTAACCTTCTTACTCTGATTGACTTCATAATCATAATCATCATCTTCTTCGCAAAATGTAAGCAAAGAATTGATGCAACTATGCAATCTGTTGCATCGAGCAGGAGACATCCCGGATTCATCGAACCATAAATTTAACCTACGAAAATCTTTCTTTGACATTTCAAGAACCGATTTATTATCAAAGTCTTCCATAATTTTGACCAGGATTAAACGGAGGTCGTTCCAATACGCTTTCAAGGTTGATTCAGACTTTTTCTGCTGTTTATATTCGGTCAAAAAATCGTCCATAATACCTTTATTTTCGGGATTTACTTTCTCCCATTTTTCATCTGTGTATATTCTGTTATATACACCCCTACCTCTAGGCATAAACTACCTCCTTTCTGAATTATGTATACGTAATTTATGCTGTTCTTATTTTTTCTCTGACAGTAACTAAAGCCTCGTCTATAAGCTTATCAATATACTTTACTAATTCTTCTTGATCTATAACTTGAAGCAGAACGGGGTATTGAGCATATACCTTATCTATAACTTCAGATCTCTTTATAATACCCATACCACCTTCATTCCATGTTATTTCTGCACTACTCACATAGCTCAAAATAACTTCCTTAAGAGCTTCCTTGGCTTTTTCTATTTGTTTGTCAATTTCAGCCTGTTTTTCCTCTTCCGAAAAAGCCATCCAATCGAATATCATCTTCTTGATTTTCATATATATAGCGAATGCCAAAGCAAGACACGCAGCTATTGTTGTCCAATTTTCATTGATAAACTCTAAGAAATTGTATATTGCTTTCATAATTATCTCCTTTTATTCAAACTGTTTATAGTATTCCAACACTCCAAGTCCTTGACATAAAGCATCGCATTCATCTTCACTTGCATCTATTTCAAGATGTTTTTTGACATATTCTATGCTTTGCGTTTTTAACTCGGCTCTGGATTTTCCACCTTGATTGTAGTCTGGCAACCATTTTCGCCATTCTGACGGATTTATTTCGTGATATTCTTTATCTTTACAGACACACCAACAGCGTACTGCCCCCAATATCTCACTTAATTTATTTACCATACTGACATTTCGTCCATGACCTTGGGGATGCTCAATCCATATGATGTCGGGATTCCATTTTTGAAGTTGCTTCATCAATCCTTTGATCATTTGGTTAATGCGTAAATCGGTATCCTTATTTGAAGAATAATCTAATAAAATATGTTTTTTATACTTTCCATTTTCAAATAGAGCTAATCCCGATTTAGTAGTTGATGTGTCACAAGCAACCATTATCATGCTTCAAGCACTAAACCAGAGAGATCATATAAGGTGGATTCTCCGTCAACGTTGACCTCGAACTTCTGATTATCCTTATTAGTTACCTTGAATGCTCCATTCTTATCGGGATCATTAATAATCTCTACTAATCCGCTTCCTTCAGAGGGATTTAAGCCTACTTTAACGGAATTGTATTTACTCCAATCATTTGCGCTGAACTTGAGTGCAATAAAGTTGCCCTCACCCCAAGTTGTTACTAAATCACCACTTGTAAGCTTCTTAAGAGTTCCTGTGATTGTATTATTCTGAATTGATATTCCATCCTGCATGTCTGATACAGAAGTACCAAATAAAATAGAAGATGAAGATTCCGGAGATATTGTTACCTTTATAACAGGAGTCGGCTCCGGCTCGGGCTCAGGTGAGGGTTCTGGATCACTTCCTCCACCAATTTCATCTTCTTCGAACCAAAGATATTGAAGTGTATCATTGCTTTTAATCTTAACCTTGTATCTAACACCAACTGCTTCATTCTCAAGTTTCTCTACTACAGTGCCGGGAATAGATATTTTTGATAAAACATTATAATTAGACATATTATTTACCTCGTTTCTTGATTTCTAGTACACCACTCATTAAACACATCTTTGGTATCTTCTCTATTAAACACAAACACTAAAACAGGTTTGTCAGTTTTCTTATCATTGCTTACGAATAAATCCTGTAATTTAATCTGATTCTGCAAGTAAAAAATGGCTTGTGAAATATTAAGAATCTTAATGGATTCAAAAATATCGTATTTTCGCCCCGTAATCTTACTTGTTTTATAGTATTTTTCTTCTTTCATTTTCCTTTTACTCCGTAAAAAAAGGCATACTCTTCCGTGAATGAGAGTATGCCTCATATAAATTTCAATCTCATTCACTAATCTTTTAATCACACCGTCGAAGCGGTATATATGTCATCAATATTCTTTCTAATCGAAGAATGAAGATTCTTCAGTGGCGGAATATTAATGCTGTCTAACTTTATTTTTGCTGTTGTAGCATTAAGTTTTTGAGCCTTCCAATCGCTGACGGTATTAAATAACTGTCTGCAATCCTCGGAACAATATATGTATTTCCATGTTTCATATGGATCATTCTTTCCGCAAATAGGGCAAAAATTATATTTTTTACCGCATACAACACATTTTCTATCTCCGCGCATCTTCAATCTCCTTTAATACTCAATGGGGTTTTGAAGCCCCATTGAGTTCTATAGTCATTACGCTGTTTCCAAGGTAAGACCTGTAAGATCATATGTCTTCGTTGTGGTATTTGTACCATCAGTAACAACAACCTTAAACACCTGAGTATCTTTATCGGATATCTTGAAGACACCGTTCTTATCAGGATCAGATATGATTTCGACAAGACCAGTGCCTTGAGAAGGATCAAGACCAACCATGACAGACGTTGCTTCAGCAGGAATATTGGTGAACTTAAGAGCAACAAAGTTACCAGCACCCCAATAATCTGCGATATCACCTGTATCAAGATACTTCAACGTACCCGTTATAGCGTTATCAGATACGGTTACACCATCCTGTATATCACTTACGAGCGTGCCGAAAAGTTCGCTCCCAGCGTCCTCGGCATTAACCGTGGGAGCCATTAAGGGTTTGAGGGTTCAGCTCCTTCATCAGTTGTAGAACCAACTACCGTTACATCCTCATCAGGATAGTAGATAATATAAAGGATCTTATTCTTACCAGAGCAATAATCCATCTGAAGAGTACCATTAAACGACATTTCCTGATTCTCTGCATCAAGGTTAATTGTTACAGAGGGATCGGGCATGAACGAAGGTATATATACATAGCAGGGCTTCAGTTCATCCGAGCAAGGATCAACATATGAGCAAAGGAACGTCATATGAACTGTGTTCGGGAACTTATCAGCCATGTTAGAAAGCTTCATACCGCTCTTAACGTCTCTCTCGTATCTTATAACGTAGCTTGTAGGAGCATCTTCAGCAGAAGCGGGAACAGTAAGCTTGCCATCAACAAGAGCAAAAGTCTCACCAATAACAGCCTCAGTACCCTGAGTTATCTCAACATCATTAGCACCATTTCCAAACAGTCCCATTACATGAATTGTTCCCTCAACTGCATCGGATACATCAACTGTCTCTCCTGCATTAAGAGAAAGAATTCTAGGCATACGGATAGCGTTCTCATCAGTAGCCTTTTCGATATCTGAACCAGAAGCCGCGTTCATAATAGCAGGATGAAGAAATGCGTTATTTGCAGTGAAGTTACCAGTCTTTGAACGATAAATTCTACGTACGACATTACCTTTCTTATCTGTGATATCAGTTGACTCTGCGGTTATCTCTATAGATGCAGAAGAAAGCTGATCCAGAGTATAAAGCAGCTCATCGCTAAAATTCGATGCAAGACCATATAATATTTCGTCGATCGAATGATTACCAAGCTTAAAAGCCATAATTGTATCTCCTTTCTAAATAAAAAAAGAGAGGTTCGACCTCTCATTAATTTCTTGTATATTTATAACTACCTTATTTGGTAGAAGATATAATATCTCTCATAAAGTTGCATTCTTCGCTCTTTATTTTACTTCCGTCGATCATACCGCCATATATCCCTTTGAGTAGAGCTGTACTTTGCTCGTAAATCTGAAGTCTTTGAAGAGCGTCATAAAACTCGTAAACCCCAACTTCTTTAAGTTCACTCGTTTTGTATTTTGTTCCCGGATGATTAACATAGGCACTTATCATTGAAATCATAGAAGTATCTTCCTCGGTTTTACCCTTTGCTTCTTTTTCTTTATCTATTTTTACTTGTCGCCTATCCTTGTCTATATACCATTTTTTCAATATGGGATCAGACGTAATCTTTTCCTCGGGATTCATATTAAACATAGTCCTAATATATTGACTAATATGGAAATACACGTTTTCATCTATCTCAACATTTGCAGACTTATTATAGAGAACCTTAAACTCTTGTATGCCATTGGTCTTACTATACATAGCAAAATCTTCTAGTTTTATATTTCCGAAAAACAGAGCAGATATTTCTGGATCAATAACTGAAATAAACGAACAGAAGAGTTCGAAATCGCTCAATACATTCCAATCAATTCCATTATCCCAGAGCATAAGTCGATTTTGCGTTGTATTCGTAGTAAATATCGTTAATGTCTGAAAAAACCTTTTTTGTCCTATACGTACTAAATCCCCAATTGTAGGCTGATAAAGTGTCAACTGTCCTTCAGCGGACTCTACGTCAATGACATAGGGTTCCCGAAAATACATTTGAAGCCTGTCAAACTCAATCTTTGGATTGCGGGATTTTGGCATAAAAATCCTTATTTGATAAACGAGGAATTCCGTTACGTGTACGGACAAGGTTATTATCAGTAAGCTGTTCGAATGTTAGCTCTCGTGCAGCGTAGTTAGTATCTACAACTAGCTCTCTATCGGAAACCAACTGAATCTTTTGACCACAAATATTTGTATAGTTAAATTGATCTTGTATGAGAGCTGCTAATAAGTCATGACGGGGTAAACTCGTGTCCTTATCTATAATATTTTGCTGCTCACAGAGAACAATAAATATAATCTGTAAATATTTTGTGAGCTTGTTGTATTGAGGGATAGATGTATAATTAACTTGAAACGTTAAGAAGTTCTTAACAGAGGTCTGTGTGGGATGGATAAGATAATACGGTAATATATTATCACCAAAATAATCATCCGGCTCAGCCTCTTCTTCTTCAAGTTTCTTATTATTGAGAACGTGTATTATATGCTTATTTTCTAATAAAGCTTGTTTAATTTGTTGTTTAACTTTGATGCCGTCGTAATCAAGAGTATTACGGAATGAACGGAGATAATTCTTGTCTTCTTCTGTGTAAGTCATAACTACCTCCTAAATCCCGATTATATTGATCTCCGTACTAGAAGTTATACCAGTAAAGCTAATATAGGCTACGGTTAAAGTTTTACCTATATAAACTTCATTAGCCTTGATTTTTATTTTAATCTGATTCTCATCAAGGCCATCTGTATTTATATCTAATACATCAGATACATCTTGACCATCTATAGTAAATTTCCAATCTCCATGTTGAAACGTTGTTATCTCATCATCCTTATAGAATGTAACTGTAAATTTCTTCGCACTTCCATTAAGCTTTATTTCGGGTTTTGAACCGGAATAAGTTATTTCGGAGCGAATACGAAGAGGTTTTTCATCGGAAGAAGAGGGTGTGAGATTATGTTTCCAGTAATCAGCCCATAATCCAATTACATTGCCATCATCATCTAATTCGATATAGTCTCTGTTTGCATCAAACAATTTTTCAGCAAGGGTAACTCTAACCAAGCCATTAGGAGATAATCTGTTTACTTTAGAAACAGTATAGGCTCTTGGTTCGGTTTTTACTTTTGCATCAATAAGAAAGCGAAGATTTTCTCCGTTTTCAGTATAAAATATCTTTTCGGTGTCTCGATTAAGAGGGATTACGAACTTCTGAACGTCTTCGACAGTCGTCACACGGTAATCCGTCCAAATCCCACTATTGTCATCAGTTACTTTATCGGTTCGTTAGGCCGATAAAGAATTATTTATATTATAATATTTACAATAACGCTCATATTTACGTTGAAGAAATAAATCAGCATCTTGATATATCCAATCGAGAAATTTTTTTGCTATATTCCTACCGCTTAATGTAAATACTTTTGTTATTCCATTATGGCAAGAAGCATCATATATTCCAGCTGATATATTTAATTTTTCTTTGCAAATATCTTTTAAATCTTCACAAAAAGATTTTGTAGCAGTAATAGTAACAGTAATTGGTAAATTATTATCGTTTCTATATGCTCTATATACACTTCCATCTCCATCATAAACTCCGCGTATATAATGTGGTAATAATTCATTATCCAACCAATGTGGAAAACCTATTGTTAGACTTTTATTAGGCGTAATACCTTTATTATTTAACTCTTTACACATGTGTTTACTAAACATAATTAATCTATACTGATTTTTATGTGTATATCCAAAATCATGCTTATTAGAATAATCTAAAGATTCCAAAGGTTTTTCACTTTTTATTTCTGTTCTTATTTGCTCCAAAATATCTTTATCTTCTTCTTGCAAAGAAATAGATATTGTCGATTTATTCATATTATTTGAACCATCAGAATGCAAAAAACCCATAATATAAGCTTTATTAGGAGTATTTATATCATCAAAAAAAGATTCATCCAGTTTGTATTTTCTAGCGAATCTTTTTTGATCTACTTCTATTCCCATATTATGCAATTCTTTTAATATTGGTTTATGAGATACGCCGTATCTCTTTCCTATTTTAACCGAAGATTCTCCATTGACATATGATTCACGAATATCTAATAATTGTTGTTCTGTAAATTTACCCATATATTTATTCCTCCGAAAAATAAACAATATAAAAAGACAGTAATCTTTGTTTTCGGAGCACAAAGAAAGGGGAGCTACCCCATGTCCTGTCTTAATTATCAATTTAATATAAATAATTTTTCTCTACCTTTCGGTAGATGTTCAGAGTACATCAACACCATATCTATATTAGACTTAGGTGGTTCCCGTTAAGATCACTTGACCATATACTCGTTGAACACATTCCTATTCGGAACTTCGTTGCGTCGATTATCCAATTCAACAACTTTTTAAAGCATTCACGTCTAAGTTTATTTCATCTTTACGTTGTAGCATGTTGACTCTAAGGAACTCCCCGCAATTAGAGAACTTTCGACATAGAGTTTCCCCTATGAAGCGCACAAATTTACGAATTCTGGGATCTTAAAACACCGGCTACTTCCATTCTTTTATTTTCCATAATGTACTGGAAGCAGTAATCACACTTCAGTATTTCATATGTAGGGAATTGCGTGTTTTCTGTATTTGCCTTATCGACAATCAGCCACCTATCCCAACGACCACTTTCGTTTTCAATTAATACATATAACCCCAACGGCCATTCAATATCATACATATCAACATACTGTTGAAAATATGGAACATTGCATTTCTGTCCAGGTCTGAATTGTAAATGATAAGTTACATGGTCTTTATCATATGTTTGAGAAGTGTGCTTTAAATATTTTATATCAATTGGAAATATATCTTTATATGTAAATGGCTCCAAACCTCTTAACAAATGCGGATCAGGATCATGATACATATCAAATAAATAACCTACACGGCTTGAAATATCATTCCACCATGTAGAATTCATTATGGCATCCGATTGTATCTTATACGCTTGACCGCTTGTTTTTGCACCATTTAACATCTTTTTATATATATCAAGGCTCGGCATCATTCACCTCCTTGATATTCATAATCTCTCGTCCAGCATCAAGCACTAACTTACGATAAAGCTGAAAATCAAAGTTTTCTTGATAATTGAGCAATGCCTTTTCAAGTAAGCTTGCTACAGTTACAACCTCCTTCGGATAACCTACTAAAGAATTATAACCATCAAGAACATGCTGAACGTTTTTGAAAGCCGCTGTCACATCCACGTCATAATTATCCGCAGTATTCGGATCGGCTATTAGCAACAGGAAATATATCTTTTTGCGAAGTTTCTCTTTGGTAAGATGAACCTGTTCGCCCTCGAATTGCCCGTATTTATGCTGTATCATATCAAGCACCTCCTGTTAAATAGGAGTTATTGATATAAAGCCTATCCTGTATGGCGAAACGAGCCTCTTTATAAGCATCGTCCATCATACCTCGTAATTCGGATATATGATTTGCTTGACTATAAAATGTCGCTTCCTTACCTCCGAAGAACTGAGCGGTAAGATTCTTACTGCGTACTTCCTTATGAAGCCATTCATATACCATCCATTTCGCAATAATGTCTACAACGAATTCCTTATCATTATCTTCGTCTACTACTCGAACTAACTCATATGATAAAACCTGTGTTTCATCATCTAATGTAAGAGAAGAGAAGATACGTTTAAGATAAGCTTCAGCAAGGGCTTTATGAAGATACTCAGTCATTATATTGAATGAATCACTCATAGTAAGATTTGCAAAATCATAATCAGTTATATCTCCTAGAAAGCTTTCAAATATCATATTATAATCAATAGAGGTCATAATTCACCTCCAATTGTTAATCGTCTGATATACTGGCCATGAGATTGAGATCTGTTCCGAAATACTCGTCGAGTGCCTTAATCTTTTTCACGCTATCAAGTGTTCCATTTGAAACCTGTTTAGCGGCAAGCGATTTCACAGTATCAGCAGGACCTTTAGGGAGTTTCTTGATTTCTTCAATCATCTTATCAGCAGGCATATTCAAAATCTGAATCAAGTCCTTGATAGTATACGAAGAATCATAAAACTGCTTTACTTGCGGAAATTCTTTAAGAAAATCCTCATCCTCTATAATGAACCAAGGATTAAAGACAAATCTTGATTTGGATCTTACTTCAGCAACCAAATCTCTGTATTCTACTTCAGAAATATCACCATAATCGTTCCAAGAATAATCAATCTTTGTCTTTTGGCCTTCCATATAAAGACCACCCTGTATTACAGATCTACAAGCGACACCATCAGTTTGCTCAAATACACGCTTTTTCTCCGGCTTTCTTTCAACAGTATTTTCCGACTTTGTCTCGACAACTTCATTCTCATTGTCAGTTATAAACTTTTGCTTAGGCATAATTTTCTCCTTTTAGTCATAAAAGGGGAGTATAGCAACTCCCCTTTGCATATTATTACAGAGTCCAAGCTCCAAACTTTCTACCAAGAACAACGCCAGTACCATACCTACGCTGAACTTCGTATGTCTGAATATCAGAAGTATACTTAGAATCTCTATCCATGATCTCGGAAATCATGATATCTCCCTCTTCGATATACTTGATGAACTTACCGGCATCACCAATAACGGGAAGGATCATGATCTGATCAACGAATATCTTAGATGTCATAGTATTATCAGAGAAACGGTTGGGAACGAAGATAACTCTATTACCCTCATAAATTCCTATAGATCCAGAATTTGCATGATTATCCTTCTGGAAATCAGCTATATACTGAACAGTCTGAATACCATTTATTGCGCCAACACCAGCTCTTGTTGCCATAAGAACAACCTCTGCTCCGTTGTTTGCAAGACTAACATTCTCGATTATGTTATCAAATTGAGTCTTGTTAAGAGTACCTGTTCCTTTAAATGTTGCGGGAAGCTGGTTAACTGCAACTGCAACCTGTGCGAATACATCCTTCTGAATATCAGCTATATATGCAGTCGTTATAGCATCAATAAGCTTTGTCCAATCAACCTGACCAGCAATGTACTTATTGATATCAGCACCGACCTTAACTACATGAAGTTCCGTAGGAATAGATATGAGCTGACCAGCTCCAAGTCTCTGAAGGACATGATCGTGATGCGACGTACCAGCCTTTGCAACTGACAGGATAGCATCGTTCTCTACATAGAAATCCTGACGATCATGATATCCGATAGTCTTTGACTCAACGAGCTCGTTAAACCAATCATTCTCCTGAAGTCCAACGGTCACTGCTACATTTACAGTATCCTCAATGATATCAAACCACTGACGACCATTGTCTCTCCAGGCTCTACGAACCTCGGTTGCGTCCTTAATATCAGTTATACCAAGTATCTGACGAGAGAAATCAAGGATTTTAGCGTTTGCCTCAGCCTTAGATATCTTGCGCTCAGACTCAGCATCATATATCTCGCGTCCAAGTGCAAGATCCTGCATGAGATTATTCATCTCGTCATAATTTGTATTCATAGCTGAAAATACAGCCATTGTATGCTCATTAAAATTCTTCATGACTAATAATTCCTCCTTTCCTCAAATTAGATTGCGTACTTACCAGCAGCCGTGTATTTTGCAACAGCACCAACAGCAACAGTGCCAGTGAACGCATTTTTAGAAAGAGTGAATAAGTCACCTATTATCAGAGTTGCGCCCTGTGCGACCGATCCTGCCTCATTGTACATAAGAGCCTCATCCTGGAATTCTCTCTCGTTGTACTCGCTAACAGGACTGTTATAAACATAAAGAACCTCAGTTGCAGGAAGCTTTGTTACCTCGACAAGCCATGTTCCATCAGCCATAAGTTCACGAACAGTAACTTCTACAGCATTTGCGGCTACAGTATCCTGCTCGTACTGATCAAAGGAAACATAATCGCCTCTTGAAGCCAGAGCACCATTATCTGTATCTGACTGAAGTACCAGATTGTACACATGTCCATATGTACCCATCATGGATGCTATCTTATTAGGGAAACTCTTTACATGAGAACCCTTGGTTATATCAACTTTCATGATATATTTCTCCTTTCAAAATTTTGGAAATAAAATAAGAGGCCATAAGCCTCTTTTACGTCATATATAAAGACAATTAATGTCTAAATATTCAATTTTTACTAAAAAGGCTTCCGTATCTACCTGCCTTAGTAGCTTTACTATTCATAGGCAATGGAAGCATAGATATTCCAGACTTTTCATCTGCAACTTTGAAGTTTACATTTCCAGTTTTAGCAGCATTCAGTAACATCTCATCTGCCTTAGAACGAACTTCTTCAACACTCATATCAAAATGAGCATCCTGTTTCTTAAAAGCAACAAATTCATCAGAATCAGCGATAGAAGAATATTCATCGCTATTAAGAACCGACATTTTCTCCGGCTCAGCCTTAAATTTTGCAAGTTCATCAGATACTGCGGCATAGTTAGAACGCATTTCATTAAGCGATGCCAGTTCTGAGTCTGTCAGATACTCGACATTCATATGAACTCGTTCGCCATCAAGAACTACGTCGTCTCCGTCTTTCTTATAATTCTGACGGAACTTATTCGATTCATTTAACCATCCCTCATATATGAAGTGATCATCATATACAGCAGATATGCCGTACCAATCATTATCCTGCTCTTCATAAGGAGCAATCAAAGCATATAAGGCACAACGTATATCTTCGTGAGATATCTCAAATGTCTTAGAAAACTTTTCTTCCTCAGAAGGAGCTTCATCATTGGTTTCCTCGGTCTGTGCCTCGGTAGCATCCGTCTCATCGGTGGATTCTTCAGTCGCAGTTTCTTCGACAACCTCTTCGGTAGCAGTAGCCTCTTCGACAACAGTTTCCTCTTCAGCAGTCTCTGTTACTTTAACATTCTCTTCGAAATCCATTTGATTTTCCTCCTTTCCGGTAGAATTTATATTATCTAAAGCCTCTTTTATGGAGTCTTGGATAAACTGTTTTAGATCCTCATTGGATTCAAACTGAACGGAATTTTTATCCTTGCTAAACTCGACCATATCAGCTCTTGAACCCAACATACCTTCACCAATTGGAGTTCCATCATCTCTGGAACCAAGTAAAGTTGAAGCAGAGACGTAAAACTTCTTCAGATCTAAGTATTTCTCTTTTGCGTTAAAAGCTATATTTTCAATGGTTAATTCGCAACTATTCTTTGTCGTACCACCTTTTTCACGTAAAATATCAGCCGCTTTTGTATAATCTTCGGCTATATATCCGTAAGCACATAGATAATCTTTATCAAGTTCATCATCGTGTTCCCAGAAAGGAGGTTCGGAAGAAAAAGAACCAATCTGCTTTTCGATGTAATTGATTTCTTCTTCTCCATCATCATTCTTCACGATTTCCATTTCATGCGCTTCAAAATCCCAAGAACCATCATCAAGCTGATGAATAGCAGCCAAAATCGGTCTATCAGCAATTGTAGGAGCCGCTTCATTAGCTGCTTCTTCGGAAACATAACTGCCGTTACGGTTCAACCCAGAGTGAAAGATCCTAAATTTTACGCGTACCATCCCGCGATGATTGTCATCATCGGCATCTTCAATTTCGAATGTGGTTGGAATTTGTACGGCGAGTTGATAACCCGATTGTTTAGAACTAAACCTTACTACTTTTTGTTCTTGACAGAAACGCACAAGATCCTCAATCGTGAGTAACTTGCGCTTTTTCATGTTAATATACCTCTGTTAGATGCATAAAATATCTGTTTTTACTATCTTTTCGTCGTCTTCTTGAGAAAAATTCTGTTTTCCATCGTTCAAGAAAACGAAATACTTACCTTCTTGAGCAATTGCCGTAAAGCCGAGGCCTCTCAGCTTTGAGGCAGTGTCCTCGTCTGAGGTTTTTATAAATTGTTCTTTCATATATCATTTCCTTTTAATCACTGATTTCTACTACGCTCTCCACTAGGACTGAGTTCGTCATCTGGGGTAAGAGGGTGACCTCCTTCATCATTTTCGTTTCCGCTTTGTGTATAGCTTGAAACAAGAGGGTATACCATTAGATTTTGAAGACCGAGCATTTCAGACTCAAACATCAATTCAGCCATAGTTTGTCTTTCTGTATATCCCATTAATGTGCCATATTCCAAACGATACATGTAACCATATTGATTGGATTCCAAAAGAGTCTTTCTATAATCCTCTTTGGTAAAAATAGTTACAGGCGAATACTGCACATGACAATGATCAGACAGATTTAGAGAGAGTTGCAGATTTGTCCAAGCCTCTAGTTGTCCTAAAACTCCCGTTAATACATAAGCGGATTCTGCTTTGAGAGCTGATTTTATTAATTCGGTATTGTTGACCGCTTTATTAGCATTAAGCAATGCCCCTGCACCACCTGCACCGCCAAGAATCTGTTGTTGCGAGTTCTCAACACGATTGACATCTTCAGATACATTGTCTGAAAACTCTATGGTTTTCAATTCCTCTCCGGGAATCACCGCACTACTTACACCTTTGGGAATAGCTTGATCGGCAGCAATCTTGAAATAATCAATCGCCAAATCGGGTGTTATTTTCCAATCATCCGAATTTTTAGCGGAATTTAATGTATCAAGTGGCAAATATATCAGTTTATAGAAACTCAAGTCGTCAGCAGTAGCTTGACTGTCTATTAGATCATTTAGATTGGCTAATTGACTCAAATACGGAAGTAAAGGCGGAATAATCACATCGAATAAATCTTGACGAAATTTAAGAACCATGCTGTATTCCGCTGGAACATGTATATATTTAACATTAGTCCTTAAATACTCCTGATACATTGATTTGAGCGGATCTCCAAGCCATTCAATCAATGCTTGTCTTTGAGCACTTCGATACTTTGACATATCCAAAGCAAATCCATAACAGGAACCACCATCTGCCATATATACAGAATCAATAACTGCCTCAGTTGGATCGACATTATAAAAAAGACTTCCCGTATCATCATGGAAGAAGAGATTAAAGGAAACATCTTGAATAAACATATTCAATAATGGTCCAACAGCATTGTTTTTTAAACTGATTTTATCCAAAAAATCAAGCGTATTATCAAAAGTTTTTAACGTTTTTTTGTCTAATCCTTTAGCAAAAGTATAATTAGGAGATACTTTCCGACAATCCAGACAATACATATCCGCATATAAATTACACATTTTTGCGTAAATAGGAGAGCGGTAATATAAATATCTGGAGGCAGCAACTAAATTTGCTGAATTGGAATACAAATTTCCTGTAAGATATCCTTTGATGGTTTCCTTATCTGTTGAATTTAAGGTTGAACTTGTATTCGTACTTCTTGTAAGATCTCTTAAAGTACGTCTGACTTTATCTTCAGACGCTTTTGCATAATTCAGCTTTTGACGTTCTTGCTCTTGTTGAAATCGTTCTTTTATAGCAGCGACATTCTGATTAGGTCTACCGACTTGTCCAGAAACTTGAGCCGTCTTAGGTTTTGAGGCACTATCAGTGCTCTTTGATCTCGGCATTTTGTGCCTCCTTTCAAAAAAAAAAAAATAAAATTGTATAGTATTGGTTACGGTACTATACACCCGCCCACGTATCCTTGGCTTTCGCCTCACACTTTGCCACCACAGCTAAATGACTACTT